TTTTTTGCTTTTTATTTAATCTTTTTGGCTTTCAATCCATGTTTCGAAGCCGCCAAGCTTATACATAAATGCATCAGTTTCACTGAAAAGTACAATATAGCTTGGTCCCATATAATATGGATGTTTGATTTTTTTGAGCATCTGAATTAAATGCTTACTCTTAACTTGTTTTGAGTTTTTGAAGGTATAGCTGTCGTATAGTTTCAACATAAGGTTTTTGCCTTTTGTACGAAGCCGCAAGGTGTTCATATTCAAAAAAATGTCATAGCAATTAATTTTGCTATGACCATTTATTTCTTTAATTTTATTTAAAATAAATTTTTGCATTTGTAGCACATATTCATGATGTGACTGACTATTAATCATCTTTATTAATGAGTTCGCCACAATCTAGCTTATAAACTGCAAAATCAGTAGTACTGAATTTTTTATTAAGTCGGGTTGCCAATCCAAAGGCGTGGCCACTATTACTGAAACTTACTTTTTTGTATTTAGGTCCTGGGTAATTAACTAAAGTATTGAGTGATCGCAAATTAATTGGGTTACCTTGGTAGAAAACCGCGTAAATTGCAGTTGCTTCAAGTACTTGTTCACTATTATAATTTCGATCAGCATGTTCAATTATTATTGTTGGTTTAGGTCTTGCCATGGATATATTATCTCCTAGTCAAAGTATTTATCTAAATCAGTAGTTTTATAGAATTATCTGCGGTGTTTCTTTAATTCTAAATTAACTTCCCACTCAGTCAAATAGGGTCCTTTGCTAGGATACTTTTCCAATGTTGAAATCTTTGGATTGAACGCCCATTGCCAACTCGTGCCTTTAAACTCAATAATATAATACCCAGCACCATATAATGTATTGGCAGTTTCTGTTTTAGTGTAAGCTGGGTAATGTTTGTATTCTTTTGGATATACTTTTGTGATACCAGTGCTAAATCCGTTCACTGCATGATCAGGCAAAACTTTACTTGAACCATATTCTTTATCTATTACTGTAAACAAATCATCGATAGTATCAAGAACCTGTGTAGATTTATCTCGTTGATCAAAAAATTCAAATCCAGACTCGCATGATCGCAATGTGCCAACTTTGCTGTGATCATTTTTAACAATCCAAAATCTATTCTTAATAACTTCTTGTGCTGTATACACTGTTTAATCCCATAAATTTTCATAATACTTACCGAATAAGCTAAAACCATTAGTTATCCTGGCTTGAAATGCCTTGCGACCTTCCCAATCAATTTCATTCGTATGCTCGGGTCCATGCACCATTTCAGACATGCCATCTTCAAGTGTTTTCCATTGTATATCCATATTGCCTGTCTGAAACTGATCTTCCCATTCTGTAAGATCACCTACCTTTGTCTCAAATGCAAAAATCATTTCATCTAATACATAATCCCAACGTTCAAACCAGCTAGCATCTGTTTCGCCTTTTTGTATATCGAGTAATTCTTTCTTAGAAGGCCGGAGGTTAGCAGGTACATCTTCAGGATATACATACGGAGCGCCCTGCTTGGTTTCTTTTAGTTGTTTTAGCATAGGTAGAATAATATTAGCAAGTGTATGATCCATGCTCCAAGTATCCCAATGATCAATATGGATATATTCCTTTCGTTTTCGATTACGTTGAATCCATAGCAAGAACTTATATAGCAGTGTTGTCTTTCGCTCTTCGTCGAACAATGAAGTAATATCGCCTACTTCGGGTTCTGGTTTAATGCTACCGTGTGCTAACAACTCACCAAATTTATGAACCCAGTCAGGCTTTCTTGAGAAGCCATGTTCATCCGGAACGTCCTTAACCCAAAAGCACAACTTTTCAGCTACTTGATAAGGACCTATCCAATCTGTGTATTTTCCAATTTTAACTTTCATTGGCAGGCCCAGTAAGCCATTTAATATATTTTATCTTTTGTTCGGGTGTCCAGCTAGATAGATAATCATTTTCTTTGTCAAAGAGTTCTAAAACCTCATTTTCTGTTAGAACCTGATTGCCTATAATTTGCTCACCTATATAGGTTTGAGAAAATTCGCCAATGTCATTACACGTGACCGCATCATCTAACCAATGGGTCTCGTAAGGCATAGTTGGGTTCATTTTCTGTAGGTCTTCTTCAGAAACAACATACCTATGCTTAAAAGTTTGAATTGTTTCAATTGAAAAATACTTCATATTTACCTCCTAATCAGTATAACTATTATTCAAATATTGGGCGTGGTCGTTTGCACGATCTGCTACCCGCTGTAAATCATGGATGCCACAGAATCGCATAAAATGGACGCCGACTTGATTTTTCTTATCCTTTTGTACTTGTTCAACAATAACTGTATCTAGCTTTTGTTTAATATGGTCAGGCTGTAAAGTAAGATCAATTAGCAGTTGATTCCGTTTATAGTCATCAAGCACTCGGTGCTCAACATCTTCGTGATCTACCCACCGTTGTAACATAAAGTTATTCCAGTTATAACCTTGAGCATCCTTGTCTGCAAATGCTTCTAACATGCCTACTTTATTTTTAGTGCCTTTCTTACGACATCCTGGATATGCACTAAAGATATTATCAGATGAATCGCCACGAATACACTTTTCAAACAATAACCATTCTGGATTACCAATCATTTTGGGCTCTTTAGTCTTTTTATCTTTGACGTGGTTGCCGCGATCATCAAATATGCCATCATGTGTGATGAGCTGGCCTGTTATACCATTATACTGACTAACATTGCCATTAATAAGCTGATAAAAGTCACTATCACTGCTTACGATACAATGATTATCATCTGGATGATTTTGTATCCAACGTGCAATAAAATCATCTGCTTCGCATTCTTGATGTTGTAATATAGTTGTATTTGTCTTATTGGTCATGTAATATCTAAAATTATCAAATGCATCCCAGAATTTTTGATCTTCTTCTTGCTCTTGTACTGTTTTAGCAGCTATAATTTCTTTACGATTTCGTTTATACGGTTCATATGCATCTTTACGCCAACTACGGCCTTCAAAACACATCACAACATGTGATCCATTTTGCTCGCGCCATACCTTTGCAATACTATTAAACATAATATGATATGACATGCCAATTTTGGTTTCAATATCACTACCGCGGACAACATGTCGTGCTCGCATAAACATATTGGCTGAGTCAACTAATATATACGTCTTTTTCATTACTAACCCTTTAAAATTTATATTGTTGATATATTAACATAACCATTAAGGTATGTCAATCAAGATTCTTGATCACCAATGTTACGGCAAAGCTGTGTAAACCATGCATCAATTATTTCTTCTTCTGAAGAACCAGTATATCCGGCATCCATCAACTTTTTAATGAAATGTTGATTCCAATCCAGTTCAAAATAACCATCACTTGGCTTATTTTTATCAAAGCTAACATTAATAACTTTAACATACGGCTCGCCACGAGCAGAAGCACCATCTTTCTCTGCAACTTGATTTTTATCTGATTTTTTAAATAAATTTCTTAATTTCTTAAACATTAGTTTACCACCTTCCTGTTTGTTCCCACGGCACATCTTTGTTACCAAAATGACCATATCTGCAATTCTCACTATACTTATAAAACTTAAATAAATCAAACCTATCGATAATACCTTTTGGTGTTAAATCAATATTGTTTTCAATAAATTTTTGAATACTGCGATTGTGTCCGTTACTGTCTACATATATACTTGTTGGTTGTTTAACACCAATAGCATATGATAACTGAATTTGACACCAATCAGCCATGTCATCTGATACGACATTTTTTGCTAGCCAACGTGCCATATAAGCTGCACTTCTATCTACTTTGGTAGGGTCTTTACCACTAAAAGCGCCGCCGCCATGAGGAGCAAAACCGCCGTAGGTATCCACAATAATTTTTCGGCCAGTAAGGCCTGTATCACCGTCCGGACCACCAATAACAAAGTTACCAGTAGGATTAAGATGCCAAATAGTATTCTCATCTACATAATCACCTAAAATTGTTTCTGCAGAATGTCGCGCTAATTCTTTTGCTAAGATGCCGCAACCATCTGTGTGTTGAGTACTTACGACCACTTGATCAATACGTTTAATTAAACCATCACGCCTGTCACCGTAATATTCTACACTAACTTGCGATTTAGCATCAGGGCCTAAAATATCTGTAATCTTACGTTCTTCATTTAAGTCTTTTAAAATTTCATGTGCAAAATGAATCGGTGCTGGCATCATGCTATCTGTGTGATTACACGCATACCCGAACATAATGCCTTGGTCACCAGCACCAAAACTATCTGTTCCTAATGCGATATCACCTGATTGTTTATGAATTTCGTTATAAACATTTAGTCGGTTCCAATGAAACCCGTCTTGTTCGTAACCAATTTCCCGTACTTTATCGCGTACAATTTGTTCTACTTGGTCTTTACTTAGATTAAAGTTTTTTACTTCGCCCGCCAACGTAACTAAGTTGGTAGTTACAAGTGTTTCAATAGCAACACGAGTTGTTTCATCACCCGCTTTTAACCCAGCATCAACAAGTGCATCACTAATCTGATCTGCTATTTTGTCTGGGTGGCCATTACTAACACTTTCGCTTGTAAAAATTTGATTTGTCATATATTTTTTTATCCTCTATTTTAAAATCCTGCTTTTCTAATATCTTCAATATTACTTTGATTTTCCTTATTATGTACATTAAGTTCCCCAGGCATTTCCGAATAATGTGATGTGGAGTCTTGGAGTGAATCGCCATCCTCTTTCCATACAGGCTTCGGCGACTTCTTGAATATTGAGATTATATTCTTCTGAACGTCCGCCAAGCGGCATAAGATATACTGGACATTCAAGCCCTGCTTTGCGATACTCCTGCACTGCTCTAGTAACTTCATCAAAATCATCGCTATTAGCGACAACAAACTTAAGATAAATATCACTGCCATCCAAGGCGGAATAATTAACAGCAATATCAGGCTTAATAGCATTATCCCAACTTTCCCCTGAAACTGAGAGTTTTGGTGAACAGCTAAATGTGACTGTAAGTCGGTCATTATCGTTGAGATAATTGAAGAAGTCGACATGTAAATGTTGTGTAGTATTTGTTTCAAATGTGACATTTTTTAAATCCTGCATGCGTGGATGCTCAAATAGCTCTACATAAAGTCGTTGCCACGCCAACAACGGCTCGCCACCTGTCATGACCAAATGTATGTCTTGGCCGTTGTCCATTGTCCACTTGCCTTCTGGTGTAAGTGATAAAAGATGTTCAACTACATCGTCAATAGTTGCTTGTTTATTAAAGTCTTTAAATTCTGGATATATACTTGCATATGTATCACAACCAGTATGAACAATTGGTAGCTCTTCAAAGGTGGCAGTTTCTTTGTGTACATTATTATTTATTAGTTCAAGAACTTCAGGATTATACCGTCCATTCTCAGAGCCAGCAGGTCTGCCAAAATTTTTGCAACGAAAATTACAGCCAAATGTTCGTAAAAAAACGCTTGGTACCCCTACAAATTTACCTTCGCCTTGTATACTATAAAATGCTTCACTATATCTAAGTTTCTTTTGTTTGACTGGCTTGACCAAAGAACTAGTAACGTCCGTTGGCGTGCTCAATCTGTCATCATTATATACATCTAATATATCGGTATTATTCATCGTTGTTCCTGTCTCTATTGTCTTTTTTCTTAGTCATTTCAATCGAGCCATTATCACGTACAATCCATGTTATGGTATCGTCAACATCCAAATCAAGTGCTTTCAATACTTTATCTGGTAACGTAATAGCTACTTCATCATTTCCAACATCAAATGGGGTTACTATCCATGAATTTTCGCCAACTTGCCAAATGTATTTAGATGCATCAATTTCTGGGTCATTTGTCATATAAATTACTCCATATTGTTAATTTATTTTTCTTAACTTGTATTCTAGCATTAAGTTCTTCTTCTGTCAAGATTCCTTTTTCAATCATAATATCAATCATTGCCATAACATCGCCGGCTTCTGTTACTAATCGTTGCCTATTGGTGATTTCTCCATTCCCATCATCAATCCCCCAACGATAAATCTTACTGCATGCTTGTGTTAATTCACCACATTCTTCCATAGTGATAACCATCAATTCATCTAGATTATTTTTTTCTTTATTTTGCATATCAGAATAATTCCTTCACTTGTACGCTTTACCAAAGCCTTCAATATATAGCTGCTCGTATTTCTCGAAACGATATATATGAAAATCATGAAACATTCCATACATTTTTGCACCTTTGCTTACTACGTCAAATTTCTTTAACAATTTTTGAAACATTTCACTGCGCTTATCATTAGTAAATGGTGCTGGATATAATTTACCCATAACACTATATCTAGGATTATTCATGCGTGATGTATGGCCTTCACTATGTGCAAAATACAAACATACACGTTTAGAATGAGTTCTAATATGCCTAGTATGTTCACTTAGATCACTCATTAATAAATATATTTCACCATCGTCGACTACTGGCATTACTTTTGAAATTAATGGAAATCGTTCATCCATTGTAGCTAGTGCCGCGTGTTCATAATTTTCTATTAATCCATCAATACGTTCTTGAACTTCAGGCGTAATCTCATGATACATATCATCCATAATACTTACCCTCCGCCGGATAATTTGTTTAGGAATATCTTTTGGTCGATTCTCTTTTCAATATCTATTTCAACATCAAAGTTTTTAGTTAATACCATTTCTTTAATAATATCTGTTAATACTTCAATTTCATATGTTTGTCGTCGCAGTGTTTCTCCTACTTTTATATCGCCTTGGTTATCGTGATTAATCACTATATCTCTATCGGGATCAAGTGTTGTATTACCTAACGTCAGGGTGCCAGAATACGCCGGTGGCGCACTAGGCGGTGGGCCATTGGCAGTCGATACAAGGACTGGGGTTTTGGGTGCCATTATTTTCTCCTTTGTTTACGTTTTAAAAGCGGCCTATTAGTTTAATGCCAAACTCTGATTTAGTGGCGCCGCTTTCACCTGCATAGTTGTTGCGTAACTCTGCAAACAAGCTCAAGTTAGTTACTGGAGTAAGCTCTGCATCATAAAACATGCCTACACTATACTCACGTGCATTGTTAGCAAGCGAACTTGTCATTGTACTGTGATGGATATCGCCACTTAAACTCACGCTGGTGGGCATTTCAAAAGTTACATCTGCATCTGTAATAGCAACTGGAAGTGCTGCTACTAGTCCGAATGTAGAACGATTGTCTACTACAAATCTAGTACCTACCCTTGCACTATTAGACAATACAGTAGACGCTGATTTCATCATAGCATCGCTATTTACATTTAACTCAGTAACACCAAATGATGCTGCGCCAAATACATTAATACCACGAGCAATTGTTTGTTCAGCTTCATATCCAAGATATAATGTAGTACCACCATTAATATCCATAATAGCATTGTCTGCATAGTTACCAAGGAATGTATCATCTTCATGTAATACACCTAGTGCTAGATTGCTATTTACTTGATACGATATCCCAAAGCCATTGCCGCCACCTACATTTATTATAGTATTTAGGCTGGTGTCAACTGGAATAGTTATACCTCTTGCATAACCTGCATATTCATCAATTTGCGTGTTATTTTGAACTGCTTTAGTAATTTGCACTGTGCGAGTATCAATGCCGGAAATTAATTCGTTACCGTTGATATAAAAGTCTCGATCATAATCATCAATAACCATCATTTCATCTAATGCTGAAACTGATGCACCTGCAATATTAAGTGATTGGCTAGCATCTACTTCTACTGTTTCACCATTAACACGCCCTGTAGTTGGGATACCTATTACGCCTTGTGGACTTGTTGCTTCATCCAAATCCATCATACCTTGACCATGAATATGTTCGTCATAATGTGCAAAGGCTTTATCGCCAGTGGATAGCAATAACTTAACTAAGTTTTCGCCCGTCATATGTGGCCACTGTTGGTGTAGCAAAGCAATGCCGCCTGTAATATGCGGTGCTGCCATTGACGTACCAGACATTGTCTCGTATTCACCGTCATTATTAGTAGACATTACGTAGGAACCAGGCGCCAGTAAGTAATAATCACTAATACGATATTGGTTATTACATGTGTTTTGTTCTTCATTATAATCAAAACATACGGTACCAGCTTTATTGCTATTAAAGTTTAAACCATTAGTCGCTTTCGCATCATAATTACCAGCAACAATGACACGGCCGCCCAATGCTAATTCACCATTTTCATCTTCCAATACTGCCAGATGCGCTGGGAAAGTTGTAATATCTGATCGATCATTACCTGCTGAAGCTACTAGTACCATTTCATTACCGCTCATTGCTGCAATAGTGCTATCAACAAATGCATTATCCAGTATATGAAAATAGCCATTGTCAGCAAATGTAGTTCCATCTGCTTTCCAAGATCGACTGTCTGTAGATCGGTATAATCCATCTTCAATCTTGACAAGACTGTTTTTATAGGTAGTATCTATTCTGGTATTAGCACTAACGTTTGCTACAACTGCATTATTATTAGCAGCCCAGGCAAGTGCTTTTGCCATATCTGTCATATTAACCATACCATATGCACCTGTAGTAATTTTACCAATTAACAAATTGGCATCTGGTGCTACGCCCGTCATGCCTTCACCATCTAATGCTGCTGCGGCGATACCAGCAACATGTGTACCGTGACCAGATATATCATCAACAGCCTCACCTTTATAATCACAGCCATATGAGAAACATTCTAAATTAAGAATACGATTAACAAATTCTGGATGATCTGTATCAATACCAGAATCTAGAATAGCAATGGTTGAACCTAATCCAGTCCATCCACGTGCCCATGCTGCTGGTGCATTAATTTGTTCTAGGTTACGACCGTATTCTGCCCAACCTAAATCGATAGTAGACTTCTTAAATCCAGACCATTGATTTTGTGCGGCTTTTAAGTATGCATCAGTACCAGTAACAATTACATCTGGTCGTGCCAGATATTCTTCTTCAGTTAATATATTGACTGTTTTGGTACTAGATTGATCATTACCAACATCTTCTTCGACCACAAGAGCATATTGGCGCAACAGATTTGTTTCTGTATCTGTGCGCATATCTTGTGTGATCTCAGTATTTTTTAATTCACCACTAGTAGTTGTAAACTTAGTACCATCGCTATAATGCTTAGTAGTATACGTGAATACAAATGATCTAGTGGTTACATCAGTAGCATATTGTCTAACAAATTCCTCAAAAACAGACACTATATTATCTTCTGTTTCTTCGTAAGTTCGCTCAACAGTACTATATAGATATTCTTCGCCACGCTTTACTTGGACATAATCCTTGGTAGTAATTACAGTTTCAATTACTGCTGGCGCTGCGGAATTTAGCGTTGCTTGTAGGTCTTTCCAACGAGTAAGCTGTTCTGTATATGTTGCTAATCTGTCAACATAAATTTTTGCCCAAGAATAATGGCCATATTTGGCTACAATATTCTCGTATACAGCATTTCGTCGCTCCAGCGATTTTGTAATAACATCTACAAAATTACGCTGTGAAGCTGCATTTTTAATATTAGTGGCATAATTATAATAAAAGTCGCTGAATGCGTAGGCTTGTTGTGGTACTGCCGTCAACGACATAGCGAATGCTGCAGCCGCAATAGCTTTACTTAACTTATTTAAAAGCATTAGAGTTTCCTCATAATTGTTAACTAAGTATAGAGTATACAGCAATACGTCTTACTTGTCAAGCATTATGAGTTATTTTTTTGATGTTATGGGCGATTCCCAGTGTGCGTGGCATCGTGGTTCATATGATTCAGCACCGCCTATATTTACTCTGCCACCAGATTGTACAATGCGTTGTGTTTTACTTGCGGTTGCACCGCATACATTACAGTAACTTGATATTTTTACTACTTGGTCAGCTAATGCCAATAGCCTAGCTGTGGTGTCAAACGGTATTCCACGACTATCTTGATCTAAGCCAGCACATACGAAATTTACTCCGTCACGCAAGCCTTCTTCAATAAACCATAATGATTCTTTTGGATCAAAGAACTGTACTTCATCAATAAAAACTGTATGGAAATTATATGGCTTAATATTATAATTATCTTTTACTAATTCTAAATCAATAACAGAAAGAGCAGAATGGCTTAAATGATTATGTGTTACGATTTTATCTGGATCAAAACGATCATCTATTACTGGTTTTAACACTAACACCTTTTCACCACTGTGTTCCAAAAAAAGCAGCCGTTTTAATAATTCACTACTTTTCCCAGCAAACATTGGTCCACTAATAACCTCTAGCTTACCGCGTTTATACATCTTCTTGCTTCCTTGCCATTACGACTTTATACCAACGCATTAACCAAATTAATTTTTGTGGGTAATGCGTTGGATTAGGTATATTTTCTTCTCCAAAGTATTCAATGAATCCTTTAATGTCATCATCACTTATATTCATTTATGCTTTGCCATAATTGCGTTCACCTTCCCAAGGGAAAACAATCCAAGTTGGATCTTCTGCCTTGTTAATTTCCTGTGCGGTATAATCAACCTCATTAAATGAACTAGCATCATTATCAATTAACGTTGCGAAGCGAACATTTTGGCCCCAAACTTCATCCCATCGCGAGCTAGACGGCTGGCACATGGTTCGCCAATCTTTTTTAATCCACTCTAACGTTTTGCCTGAATCGTTAATATCATCTACAATAAGTATATTTTTCTGTGTATTGTCATGATTATAACCAAACGCATCGTTAGCCATCCAACTATTACTTTCTGGTTCTAGCAAGCCAGTTTCATTATCACGAAAACGAACATCCAACGTATACATTGGAATATTAGTCATATTACTTAATATTGTAGATACTGGCAAACCGCCTCGCGTAATTCCAACAATATAATCTGGACGCCAATTATCGGCATACATTAGATTATTGATAACCATAATCATGTGTTCAACATCTTTCCACGTATAATATACTTTATTACTTTTTGTTCCCATCATTGATCTCCTTCACAATTGTTATTTTTTAATTCTACATATTTCAAGATAATTTATCGCGGCGCAAACTCTTGCTGTAACTTGATATTATCAAAGAACTCTTTCTTAGTACCTGGGTCAGTGTGGAAACTCCCTTTTAGTACTGATGTCTGTGTCAACGAACTATGCGCCATAATACCACGATTCTCACAACAACCATGGATTGCTTGAATGTAAACGCCAACGTCGTCACTGCCTGTTGCAGTACGTATTTCACGATTAATATCCATGGCCAATTCCTCCTGCAAAGTGCCGCGTCTAGCACACCACTGCGCAATCCGTGTATACTTACTGAGGCCAATCAGTGTATCAGCAGCAATAATACCAATATATGCAATACCAGTAACTGGTTGGTGATGGTGACTGCACATGCTTTTAAGTTCACTACGTACAACTAACATACCGTCATATTTTTCATTTGTGACATGATTTGGTTCATTTGGAAATGCAGTTGCGCTGGGCGCTGGATCATACCGCCCTGCCATAATCTCGTTAATATACATCTTAGCCAAACGGCGGCCAGTATCCATGCTATTTGGATCATTAAATCGATCGATAACCAAACTGTCTAGAACTTGTTCAAATTGCTCTGTTAATTCAGAGATCAATTCTTCTTTTTCACCGTCTTTAATAAATTCACTAATGTTGTCAGCGGCAAAGTGTCGCTTGTCTGCTTTTTCTAGCCGAGTTTTAATTACTTTTGATATTTTATCCATAATGCTTAGGTTCTCCTCTATAAAGTTAAAATATTCTATTTTTCAGTATATATTATATAATCAATAATATATTATGTCAACAACTTATTGATTACATTCGCTTTTTTCTAATAAGCAGTCAATCATAATATCGCAATTCAAATAATCACTAACCAAACGTTCTTGTTGTTGTTTAATCAATTCCTTATATTGGTCATAATTATCTAATTTGTCTTGTATAAATTCTTTAAGATCAGTAGCATGTATCTTATACTGCTCTACTGACTCAGTCCATTCACTTGGATACTTAAATTCTGGCAAATACATTTCACTGTAGCTACAACGATCTGGCAATACAGGAATTGCACCAGTTAGTACCGCTTCCATAACACTAATGCCTAAGTTTTCATGTAATGCACAACTAAAAATAACCTTGCACGTTGACATAGTATCATAATATGCTTCTTTCTCTAACGACATTTTTTGTGTAATAATCATGTCAAAATCTTCAGCAAGTAGCTCTGCAATTTCTGGTTGTTTGTCATCATTATATCGATGCGGCCACAATACTGTGTCGGTCTTTTTATTTGTCTGACGCTTGCATAAATTGTCAACAATAAGCTCATGCGGTTGGCCACTACGTACTGCACGATTGCGATAATCAGCTGGGATATCTAAGTTTGTAAGAAACATGTTTTTATGACTTTCTGTAGCATAGTAATTATAATCACTACACATAAACCAGCTCTGTTCTTGAAGCCATGGCCATGGCTTGCTCATTTTATACCCTAAAATATCACTTGGATCATAAGCACCAGCATGCCAAATACTGTGGATTTCAACAGGAATATCTAACAAATCACTCATGTATTTGATTGGTGTAATAATAAAATTCCAAGCGTCCGTAATTAAAAACTTGTCACCTGGCTTGATTAAGCCATCGCTAAATGCCTGACTTACTGCCATTGCTTGGCTTGATTTATATACGTTGGTTGCACCAAAATCCAAAAATGCACCTGGAGTAGTATTTTCAGCAATTGCCTGACCTTCAATAGTAACTACATTATAATCAAGTTCACGTTCTGCAATACGTGTTTTCAGTATGGCTGGAATGTTATCATACCATTGCTTTGTGTAACGCTGGTCAATTGGTTCTAAGCATACAATCCAAATTGTATTCATTAAATTATTCTCCTGATAGTTTGTTGAGCATTGCATATTTTTCATATTCTCTATGTTGCTCATGATCAAAATGCCCAAATACTATAAAATTATGTGTTAGTTTAAGTGGATTATAATCAACTCCCATTGAGATTGCTGCACCAAGCCCCAATACAAACTTTCCTATATCAGTAAATGAAAATTCACTTAAAATTGTAGACTGCCTAAAGTCATTAATATCAGCAATTATAAACTCTACTTCTGTCACAGATTTAAACCAAATCGCTTCCTTGATAATCAATGCTAGTCTCTCCGTTCAATGTCATTTTCAGTAAGGCTGGTTCCCATCCAAACTTCAATAACTTTTGCCGTACACTCTCCTACATTGTATGCTTTATGCCATGTTAAAACAGGAATATCAATGCTATCACCTGGACTATATGTTTTGCTTTCACAATCTCCGTTAGCAAACTCTAAGTCCATGCGAATTTTACCTTCAATAACATGCCAATGCTCACTGCGATTAAAATGACGTTGATCGCTTAATGGCTGATGTGCTCCAAACGCAAGTTCTTTAACTTGCCAACCAGAGCCTTTATGCAATACAGTATAACTACCCCATGACCGTGTTGTAGTAGGTTGGCTCCATTCTTTAAGAATCCAACTACTACTATTTTTCTTATCGTCGCCGCCAACAGCAAACTCAAATGACAATCGAGGATCTGAAATTTTCATTTCTGGAATGTTGTCAGCTTCTCTGTCACCACCATTAGCAAATACAAGGCTATCACTCGCTGGCAGTGTATCCAATACTTGTTTAATAGCATCAATAGCACTGCCGTCATCATCACAAAAACTTATAACTTCATCTACACAACCAAGGGCGTTTGCAATAGCTGACCGTTCAGACCAAGGCATAAATCCTTGTCCTTTTTTGCGGCAAAGCCAAGCATCGCTGTTAACTCCAACAACTAGTCTTGCACCAGGAATTAGTTGCTTTGCTGCCTCTAAATATGCAATATGACCACTATGAATTGGATCAAATCCGCCTGTAACTAATACAGTTGTGTTTGACATATTATACCTCTAATGTTTCTAGAAATTCTTCAGCAGCTTCTTCTGCTTCTGCTGACATTTCTTCTTCATCAAGCAAATTATCGTCAACATCAAATAAGCTATTAAAGCTATTTGTTGTATTTGTCAATGTCTTTTGTCCGTTAAAGTTTGCTAACATTGGTGCTGCTTCATCAAGCATTTGCATAGGTGTTTCACTGCGAAATAATTCTTCAATGAAGTTAACCATATAAACAATGTTACGAGGGACATACGGATCAAATTGTTGTTGCTTTTGTTGTTTTGGTGTTAGTTTCTGCCAAGTCTTATGACTAGTATCAAACTGTGCTGCTACAATATCAGTTAATGCATTGGCACGTTGAACACTTTCAATATGCTGGAATACATTATGTGACATTAACAACATGTAGCTAAAGCTATCCCATGATGTTTTACCTTCTTTACCAATTTTGTTTAGCATACCTGGACCATAATGGCAAACATCACCTAACGTCATACGCTCACCAATTGGACTGCCCCAAGGAAACGGTTTATCACTTCCGCTAAAGATCTTGTTATCCATAGCTTTTTCCATTACATACATAAAGCGATCATTCTTATGAATGTGTTGTGTATATAATGTACCGTTCGCCGTTGCTAAGAACGGACTAGCACAATCAAACATAACTTCAATATCTGAATTCACTGTTTCACGCAAAGCGCGTTTAATTGCAGTATAAGCCATTGCCCACTCAAGACGGCTAATACCTAGATAGTGAAGAACATCACGTTTTCCTTTTTCTAGTTGGCCATCATCACGCATCTTAATTAATGTGCGAAGTACAATATTAATGTCATTTTTAGCACTGCCACCAAAGGCAAATCCTTCAAGATCATGATGCTTCATAGTATCATACCAATGTTCAGCCTCGGCCCAGTTGCGGCCTTGCATTACATTAAGATACTTAGTTTGATACTTGCGATTGCGTTTAAACCATTCTACGTTGTGATTAGTAAACTCTAGACATTGGTTAAAACTAGTAATACCTGTGCGTTCTGTAAATGTTGGATCAGCAGCAAGAGTTGGTATGTCCAATATCATACTGTAGTCACCAGTATGTTCTAACCAATTTAAAATTTTATGGCGTAAGCTATCATCTGTTTTGAAGTTTTTCCAATCACATTTGATAACGCCTTTGATAATTTGAAATCCGCCACTATCACAGAGCATAAATGTATTGTCTCTGTCGCGTTGTTGGACCATGGCATCATCTGTATCTGCTTTATCTAGATTTAATTGTGCATGGCCAGCAGAATACAATCCCCACTTATATGGAAAGTGTGCTTGATCACGATTAAGGAAGTTCATGCCTTCCATGCCATTTTCAAATCCATCTGGCATTCGGTCATTACTGATAAAATCAGGATTAGATCGTTGCTTCGCAATGTAATTATTATAAAATGTACTGATGCTGGGTAAAAAGATAGCATAATCTTTATTGCGAGCAGTTAGATCGACGGTTGTTCCTGTCATATATTATTCCTCAGGTTTAGTATATTATACCATAAAACAAAGCAAAAGTCAAGACTTGCATGAAAACTTCCATGGTTCACCATGGAAGTTTTTCAATTACATAAATTTATTTCTTTACTTTTGTTAATGGATATTGGAGCGTACCAACATGAATTTTTAGCTTCTTGGTTGCTCGATCTCGATATATTTTAATACCAACATCAAAAGTTATGGCGTTATCCTTGACTGTATAATAAATATTATACTCTTTGATTTTACCAGTAAACTTTAGATCGCCAAGATAGGAATTAAACAAGCTACGAACTTGCTCAGTATCTTTTCGATTAAACATATAACCATCATACGGGGCTATGATTTTCAACAAATCATATTTAATATCAGAAATTGTATAAGACCCTGAAATGGTCAATCTTGGTTGGGCTTTGGTTGTCATTATTATAGTCCTTGATTAAGGGTTGACTTTGAAAGTTAGAGTTGCACCGTTTTCGTTATCTTCGCTAACGGTAACTTTAAAATTGCGGCCTGGATAGCGTTTGGTAATTTCTTGTGCTAAATCCTCAGCCATCATTTCACAACTCTTGTAGTCTAATTCCAGGGTTCCCTGAGAATATAGACGATCAATCCAGCGTTTAAGCTGAATAAATTCAATGTCACGATCGTTATGTTCTACTTCGATCGAAACATTAAAATGGAATATATGACGATGAGGCACTCCTAAGAATGATACATCGTCCCATTCACCAGTCGCAAGTTTTGGATCAGTGTCAGCACCTGGATAGAAATGAATTCCTTCCTTTGACCAATTAACCCAAACTTCACGCTTTGCAACTACTAGTTGACTCATGTCTTACTCCTGGTTTAAATTATTACTCGTCTTCTTCTTTACTTTCACGAACAAGCTTTAATATTTCCCAAAGTTTCCAGTCAATTGCTTCTGCAAACTTCATTAATTGCTTAATATCAGCAGCAGTAAACGCTGATCCAGTTGTTTCGGTTTCATCGTCGATTAAACGAATTTTCTTTGCCATTGTAATTCTCCTATAGTGTTTTAACAATGTGTTTTATTTAATATACTTGATATTATCAAATATGTCAAGCATTTTGTTTACGCAAAACATCACAAATTTGCTTGTCTATAGATACTATTTCTTCACGCATTTGTAGTTTTCGCTTTTTCATTTCACCTAATTCAAGATCGTCATAATGACCAGATTGAAATTGATTTTTAATTTCAATATCTAGTCGACGATGTTTGCGTACTAGACGCTCCATTTGATTATTAAGTTTTTGAATTGTTGCCATGTATTTATTCTCCTCGTTATACCGTCATAGCTGGAAGAATATAATCATATTTACCAATGCCACTATCGACACTGATTTGTAACGCGCCACGTTGGCTAAACTGCATTACGCATGATCCGCTCATGCCTAATTTTAGAATAGCTAACACTTGTGCAAGTGGCCAACTATATCCTTCTTTCATATCACCATTTACATTATTGGCAAAAGTTCGTTTACCTGTAAATGATCCATCACTAGCACCAACTGTAAGAACCAGATTACCATTTTCAGTCTTAACTGTAAAGTTTGGTTCAATGCCGCCGTAAATATTGGCAACTTGTTGAAGCTCGCTAACTTTCTGTTTTGTGGGCTCAATGGTAACATCCCACTCAGTACCTTTGAACTTAACTGTTTGCAGTGTTTGTTCAATGATTTCTTTACTCATAAATCGATATTGGTCAGTGTTGCCATCAGCATCTTTAAATAGCAAATGATCTGGAACACTAATTCCATTACGATCTCGATTAACAACATCAACTGTTGCATCTTCTGCTTGATAATTTGGCAACGAGGTAACCCCAGCTAAAAAGCCTAGATTGCCTAATCCAAATTCTCCAGCTAATTCTGGAACATTGTTATGCAAGACTGCTCGCATAATTACGGTGCGATCAGTATCCATTGCATCAAGTACTGTCTCAGACTCATTGCCGGTTACTTTCACTGCTTGGATAAATCCCAAGCCAGCCGTATGTTTTACGACATCTTGAACTACGTCACGTGTGGTCATTTACTTCTCCTTTGTTTATATTAACAATCAGTATACAATAGAATTACTAGTTAGTCAATAGTTTTATGTAACTATTTTCATTTATACTGTTTTAAGTTGTGATTTACATCAATTATTTTTTTTAATATATCACTACCTGTAAAATTATGAAATGCTTCAACATCTTTAGGGAAACAATGTCCACTAAAGCCTAGGCTGCCTTCATCATTTGGTGCTTGCATATGACTTGGTCCAATATTTTCAAATGTAGATAGAATCCTAATCATATCATGATGATCATAATAGTCACCCATTAAGCTATACACTTCATGAAAATATGCAACTTTCATTGCAAGCCAAGTATTATGCATATATTTTACCATACTTGCTGTAGTACGATCAGTCTTTAAGAATTCAACATCCATATAACTAAACACCATATGCCAATATCTGCGATCTAGTCCACCAAGTATAAAAGTCTTTTGGTTTTTGAAATCTTCTTTGGCGGTTTTGGCGCGTAAAAATTCTGGATTATAAGTTACATTTTCTGGATAATGCTGCAACTGATCTGGTGGTACAGTACTTTTTAACAGTATTTTAATTTTTGGATTGGTAGCAATTAGCTCTGCAATAACTGATTGTATAATACTATCATCACATACATTATCAACCGTAGGTGTTGGTACGCATACAATTGCTGCGTTCGCGTCTGGATGGTCTTGTATAGTTTCACTACTATGTGCTGGATCGATAATTATATGTTCTTTTATGTGCGGTTTAATATGTTCGCCAATTGCACTACCTACAAAACCCCAGCCGACACTTAATAATTTTAACTCTGTTCTAATATTGGCGCCCAATTCTTGTTGTTCATGGTTCCATACTTCATCACGTAAACTTTTTAATTCATTACTATAATGATCAATCTGGAATTGGTAACTTGGCTCGTTAGTTTTGTAAAATAGCTCTATTGCAATATCCAAGTTATTTTCTACATTTTTTATAATACCGTTCATTTGTTGTCGTTTTTTACTTATTTCTGTACCCAAACTATATACTCCCTATTTAAATTGTGCGCCAAATGGGTCAAATTCATCACCACATTTCATAGCACAAACACCTAGCTTTCCGTCTGCTATAGATTTTTTATTCCAACTATCCTGTATATTATGCATAATACCAGTTTCAAATACACCCCTAATTCCAAATAATTTAGCATTTAGCATTTCTTTGCCGCCTACTTCATCAATGAAATCCCATATTTGTTCTACTTTAGGATCTTTATGCCACCACTTGTACATTCTGCCGGCTGTCCAACAGCATGGAAGAACAATACCTTCAGCAGTTACAAATATATTTTTTTCCTTTGCTACTTTGCATTTAATCCCACATTTATTGTAGTATTCCATCATACTACCGTAGGTGTTTTCGATCTCTTTTAACTTTAATAATTCTAAATTTTGATGTTCTTTGGCTTTGGGCTTGGCAAGTGTTTGCATGGCAATGCCTTTGCGATTCTTTGCTTGATGTATTTCTTTCGACTCGCTATTAGCAGTAATGAAACGACCTGTTTTCTTTTTCATAAAACGTTCAACGCCCCACTCTTTGGCTAACTGTTCTGCACGTTCTACATCACACTCTGAATGCTCAAATATTAAATAGTCCCAACGAGCACGGCCGCCTGCAGCTATGAATGCCTTCATATTGCGTTCAACATTTTCCCATTGTACACCTTGTCTGTATAAGTGATTTGTTTCTTCTAATCCATCCACACTGAAAATAACTGCACCATTTCTACCAATGGTACGTGCTAACTCAGCCCACCAGTCTGGCGTTTTTGCACCAGCCATAGTATTCATGCTTAACCACATTTTTGTATTAATACTGCGCAAATATTTAAACACATCTAATGTATCTTTGGCTACGATTGGATCGCCTAAATTACCACACATGTATAATGTTTTTAATTGCCTGACAAATTCTGGCAAGAATATATCCTTGCAGTCTTCTAAACTTAGCTCTTGAATACAGTTACGAATATGTTGATTTACTGGGCCACCATTTTCATTACGATCACACATAGGACAACTGGCACTACAATTTTGTGTGATTTCTAAATGTACTGTTTCTATATCTTCGTATATATACATCAGTCATCCATTACTAATTTAATTTCTTGGCCAGGGCCTACTTCGCTTGGAAATCCGCCCCATTCGCTAATATAATGCACAATAACTGCTTTGTACCACAACAAGCTATTATGCTGTGCTACTTTATTAAATTTATAGATACTATTATTATCTGCTGACATGGTGCTTATAGCTCGTGCTGCTTCACGTTGTAATTCACGGGTATTCATTCCATCAAGCAATTTTTCTAAATCAGCATATGTCAGTTCAACATAATCATCATCACTCATAGAAAATTCCCCGTAACTTTATCATTAATGCAGCTTCTGGATCATTGAACCTGAAAAACAACCACCGCTTACCGTGTTCATCTAGACTAGCACTTTCAAACCAATAATCCTTAGTATGATAGCAATCATATTCCATAAAAATTTCAGCCAAGTATATTGAACACGTTGCCGTATAAAATCCAAGAGAATGTTCAGATGCCATTACCGCCTTACTTTTTAGATGACTAGTCCATAACTCTGGCATACTGCGTTCTATATTCTCTATAATAAGATCCATCCTAAAACCGATAAGTTGACTCATTCTAAGAATGCCGTGTCAAATGTTTTCTTGAGCCATTGCCAATCATTGATTTTGCGCAACGAATCTGTGTCGTTTTTATAGTACGTTCCAAATTCTTTACCTTGTTGAGCTCCTAGTACTGCATATTCACCATAGCGTCTGTTTTCTCCACGTGTACACCATACTTCCAATCTGTATATATCGTCGATCTGAATGTTGTTATCAATGATATTACTTGATAATTTAGTACATTCACGAAATGCACTTCGCCATGCATTAAATGGGTCTGTGTTAAATGCAGTAGTGTTTGCAATCTCAAATTTAGACACAAATGGTGCGCCTATGCTTGTGGTCATATCTACTTTAAATTCTTTAGTTGCAAGCAAGTTCCTTTTAGGAAATAGTTTAAGTCCACCATACCCATATATAAGATCGTTAACAGGGTTATAACTACGGTAAGTAAATACACATTCTGTTTCAGAAACACCAGGGTATGCTTCTCGCCTGGCGGTTGGTTCAAATTTAAATTGAAAGTTTTCTTGTATGATTGCATCAGCATCACAGACATAAAAGTAATCTGTAGTTGATTCTTCTGCCGCGGCTTGATGAGCTTCCAATAGACCAGCTACATTATCAATACGTTTAGCATTTGGGGCGGCTTGCTGAAGTAATCTAAAATTTACATCAGCGTCGGGCTCACCATATGTAAGCATAAAGACGTCTAACATTGTTATTTTTTCTCCGGATAATTGATTACATAATATATTTATATTATATTATAACTTATTATATATTCAAAGTCAACAATAAATCTCCAACCATTTACTATTAGTTATTTATTACTTACTGAGTTTGCTTTTATGATACCAACCACTTCATCGCTAGCTAATATTTCATAATGGTTTGCGTTGACTTCAACGTCGTTGACGCCAGCTCTGTGTTGTTGCGATCTAACTGTGACTATACCATCATTTGGTTTAGGCATCCATGGTGAATTCCCACTGACTGAAACTATCTGTGTCCATGGTATATTAACTTCAACTTTTTGTGCATCAATGATGGGCTTGCTGCGGCGCCCTACTTCACGAAATAGCAATGTATGTGGTGACAAATATTTTAAATAATCAGCGGTGCCGCTGCCATTAAATGGGGTTGATATCGTAATGCTAGAGCTAAATTTTTGTGGATAGCGATTGTATAAATGTAATGCATAAATCCCGCCTAGACTATGACTTACAAATGCTGATTTGTCAGGTATAGTCCACATTACATCAGCCATGCCATCTAAATTTTCGTAAAAAGTCGAATTTGAATCATATTCAATACATATAAATTGATCTTGACTAAGTTGCAGCTTGGTTATTATATAATTCCAAGACCTGTGCGTTTGATTTGCTCCATGCAAAAAAACATAAAATGGACTATTTTTATCTTCTTTATTTGTATCTACTAATTTTCGTGGTGTTAATAAATTTTTTAAAGTTTTTATATTATTAATCATACCATCAAACATAATAATTATTACTCTCCCATGTAATAGTATTTATGATTTACTACTGGCTTTGATGATGTCAGAATCTAACCAGTTTTCAGAGATTGATGAGATATATTTTTCATTTGCATCCTTGGCTAATATTTGTTGCAGCATGCAATCATCTTGCGTACATTGATAATTGTATATACCTAATTGTGCTTCAATATAATTTAAATATGTTAGTCCATATAAGTATAACATTTCTTGACTCGCAAATGTAATTTTATATAGCTCTATCAATGATGGCAAACTTTCAAGGAAAGTAGAGATAGTTGACTTACTACGCACTCGCTCTTGTTGGTGCTTTAATATAGTTTGATCTCTCCCAAGTATTAATAATTGTACATCAGCATATCTGCTGGCTTCTTTTATAAATCCATGATATTTTGGAATGCTTTCAATACCGTCATCAAAATACGGACAACTAATACTTGTTACAAAATGGTCGCTTTGGGTCCAATCAAATTCACCAAGGGATTTCGTGTCTTTCCAATATTTTGCAAACGGTTCTTTATCATGACCGATCCAATATTCATTTTGCAATGCAGGCCAGCAATATATATTAGGATTTTGACCCAATGCTTTACTAAACAAATGGTTGCCTGCGCCTTGGGGGCCTGTCATTATTGTCAATAACGGCTTCAATAGTTACTCCATGTATTTTCGAATTTAGATTATACTTTAAATACGTTATGTTTTCCAGGATTTGCTAATAATTCACGAGTCTTATCTGACTTTAGTCCAGTTATAACTAATGCTGGTCGGGGATGATTACTTGCATTTGCTGTTGCATGTGGCACATTAGGCCAATCAAAAGTTACAACTTCGCCTGCAGACCATTCATGAAATAAGTTTCCATACATAAGAAATTGGCCTGGATGCCAATCATCAAGAAATATAATAAACCGAGCGACTCGTTCAGGATCTTCAGGGCATTGATCCCACAACTTATCAATATGCATGTTAAACATTTGACCTGTATATTGCATATGGCCACGTGCTTTAAATTCATCATCACCACCTTCTAATCCAAGGAAGTCAATCATTTTGGTTAGTTGTGGATAATCACTAAAGTCTGTAACTTTGTTGCATAGTTGTAATTTTTTAGGATCGCCACCACCTTTAATGATATCATATTCTTCCTGTTCTAGCATTGGCGAAATATCGTCGCTTCCTGCATAAAACTGTCGTGTTTCCCAGTTTATAGGAGTACTTTCTTTTTTAAATTTTTCTAAGTCATCATGCCAGTCACCATCAAACGTACCAATGATGTCAAACCAATCGCCGACTTCGTCCTTCTTATCTGTGAAATGGTATTCACTATGATCTACACACCAATCCCAGTTGCTTTTATAATCTTCAGCTGGTAAATGCGGTTTTTTCCAATTAGTGTTGTTTTTCATCTTTTATTATTTTCTCCAATTTTAGGTATTCTACACGTGTATTTGATATATATCGCCACAATGTCAATTGGTCTCGTTTAATTTCAAATATTGTTTCTCTGATACCTATACTAATAATCGTAGCTTCTTCACCATCTAGGTATACTACGTCGCCTGGATTAAATCCTGGCTTAAGCCAAAAGGAAATTCCTTTTGATATGTTAGATGCATAGTCTTTGAAAATCATGACGCCTACTGCACTGCATAATATAACTGCCCACGGCGTCAACCAATTGGTTGCTGATTCTACATTTGAAATTACAAGTTCTTCCATAATAATACTCCTACTTATAGTACTATTTATTAGAAAATCATGTTTTCTTATGTATAATCAATTCCCCTGTCTTTTCTTACTAAGCTATTAACAAATATAGCAATACTGACAATAATTGCCAATATAAACAATGGATGATTGGTAATACTAAACAAATCAAACCATCTAAAATCTGACATTGATGATAATCCTGGTTTCCATTGTTTGTATCCGTACAATTGTAATGTACCCCAAAAGTATTCATCTATTTTAAATGCCACTACATATGCAACAAGAATTGCTGGGCGGCTGACATTATAATGTTTTAATATAACACCGATTGCACTAAGAATCCCTAGCAATGCTAAATCTTCCCATCCGCCAGTATATTGCATATTGGCATATATAATAACTGCGATAATGAATGTTGCATATATCCAATATGGTACTTCAAGTATCTTGATAATCCATTTGTATAAGAAAATACTAAGCATTGCAACACCAATGGTACCAAAAATATAACCAAATGCTAAACTATTAACAAAATCGCTATCTTGCAATAAGCTAGGCTGTCCAATTTCCATACCAAAATACATACAAATAGCCATTACCATTGCTGCGAACGGTGCTGCTGGAATACCAAACAAACATGCTGGAATCATACTTGAAACTTTTTGTGCATTATTTGCACCTTCGCAACCAAGTAGTCCAACTGGATTACCTTCACCAAATGGCACTTCTTGATCTTTTCCTTTATGCGCTGCTTTTGTTGCACCATAGGCAAGGAAGTCTCCAACTGCTCCGCCTACACCTGGTAATAGTCCAGTAACAAAGCCAATGAATCCGCCTCTAACCATGTCAAACCAATTAAGCCTGACATCATTAAAACCTTGAAATAATTGACTCCAATAATGTTCTGATGTTGGTGGTGCTGCTGATTTTGCGCCGCGGCGGAAGCCTGCAACCAATTCTGGAATACCAAACAATCCAGACAGTAATACAACCATGCCTACACCATTTTCTAAATATTCCCAACCGAATGCAAAACGTGGGTTACCCACAACATCTTGACCAATTAGTCCAATAAATAATCCAAATATAATTGCACAAATGCTCAAGAATACATTTTTACTTGCGACAAAGCCTACACAGGCCAATGCCATCATCATAAATCCTAAAAATTCTGGTCTACCAAACAACACGATTATTTTTCCATAAAATGGCAATAATGCAAATGCAACTACTGCATATAATACACCATTAAATGTTGAATCTGCAATAGCAATGCCCATTGCGCGAGCTGCTTGTCCTTTTTGTGCCATAGGATAACCGTCAATAACACATGCTGCTGTGGTACTTGCTCCCGGTATACCAGTTAAGATACTAGTATAACTATCTGCGCTGGCACAACTTGCTACAATTGCAGTCAGAAAGACCAACCCCAAATAGGGGTCGGCCATAAAGTAAGTGCCCATGCTAAAGACAGTTATCAGGGCGGTAGTCACACCAGCAATTGGTATAATGCCTACCAACATACCGTATGCGGTACCTATTAATGCCCAGATAACATATTCCATAATCTATGCCTTAATCTAGAAGTTCTGGTTTATACACGGACGGGAAACCATATGCTTCTTGGTTCCAACGTACTGCATCCCTGAGGGCTTTCTCTGTAATCAATGATTTTAGGATGGCCAATAGTGCTGGGCCATCTTGAATCCAAGGATACTCGCCAGTTTTTGCATAAATTTCTGCAGATGCAACTGGATCGTTAATCATTGCAGTAAGTGCTGCACGAACTTTTTCTACATTTGGATTACCTTTGTTCATCCAAAGTGATTTTTGGATTGCATCACGCCAGTTACGAGTCAACATATATGCATTATATAGGTCACCATGTGGACGTTCACCCCATAGTTCCTCGTACAAATCTTCGAACTGGGTGCCTGGGAAGTTTGGATCTGCCATTTGTTTTTTGTTTACCAAATCCAAGATACCGTGTGTGAACCATAGTTCATTGCCTTTGATACTTGAATAGAAGCGTTTCCACGCCGCTGGTGATTCACGTGCTACATCGAATTCACCATTTTGGAACCCTAGACGCTTTTCACCGCCTGATACACCGTTGACCCAAGTTACACGCTCGCGCCAACATGCTAGGTATTCATCAATAGTGTTGTTGCCTTGTGGGCCACATAGCAACATTGCAACTGCTGCTGCATCTGGTTCAAAACCTGATCCGCCTGCAATAGTCCAGTTACCTGATTTCTCATCAGCACCAGCATGTTTGCCAAGAACGATGTCGTTGTTCATTGAACCAATTAGTTCATAATCAAAGTAGTCGTAATCTACATCGTCTAGTAGGTATGATACACCGTTACCACCGTGTGCTACCATGATTGTCTTATCATCAAAGCGTAGTGAGTTGTGGAACTTGTTAAAGCCTGGAATATCACGTGCGCCTGGAATGTGACGAACAACTACTGGTTCACCTAAGAACTTTTCTAAGTTTTTAGCAATAATTTCACTCCAAACCGAAGTGCCTTTGCCTGGTGCCTGTGGCACAATAAGTGTATAATCAGCCATTGCCGATGAAGCAATAACCATAGATGCGACTGCACCTAAAATAAAACGTTTAATCATCTTAAATTTCTCCTATGTTTGTTAAGATTTTTTAATCAGTGAAAAACTTTTAATGTAATTTTTTGTTTTTTGATTAGTTTAAGGGATAAAGCGACTCCGCGTAGGGTGTCACCTGTCAGGTGGGACACAACTCTGTGTCTATGTATTACTTCTATTTATGCTTTTTAAGAACAAAGTAATATCGATCTCCGACATCTTGCCGTAGCATAACTAATTCACAACCCAAGATAATAGCAACATTACTAATGAACACTGGGTCCCAATCATAAAATTTGATCCATCGTGCTGCTGGTTTATCATGTTGTACACCAGGGTTGACACGGAAATATAAAACGCCGCCTGGCTTGATCATATTTACCGCTTTTAACAATTCAGCAATAATTTTGTCACTACTGCCGAAATTAATACTGCCCAAACAAATCGCAACATCAAATTGATGTTCAGCATTATATGTCAAAACACTTGCTTTAACATCTGCTCTATCATTATATGGGTCGATACCTATCAAATTCTGTATTTTGCCTTTGAACTCATTATATCCACAACCGATATCAATAACGGCTGCCGGGTTCATACTATTGACTTCATCAATAATAGCAAGACCACTATACTTGTACTTCTTTGTCTCTGGTTGCCAAACTTTACTAAAATAATTAGCAAGTGTTAAATTATCAATTATATCACACAATTTATAAATATCAGTTGACTCAACTGATGGCAATATTACGCCAAACACTCCATTAATTACTTGGCATAGCGCATTTTTATTTTTTAATAGTCCTGGATTGTGTTTAAACAATCGGTCTAATTCATTTAAAATTTTTAAATTCATTTTATTGCCAACTCAATGCAAAGAGAAACGCTTCCTCTTCATTTAATTTTTCAATGACCGTACCATTACGCTGCGTAATGTTATTATTAATACAATACTTATCCAATTTGTCTAGATTATTTCCTGTTGTCCAGTAACTATAGTCAGTAAGTATAACACAAAAATAAGGTTTGCGCAAGGTTTTATTTACTACTTGTTCAATAATAAATCGTTCTGACATGTTATTCATATATAAATGGGTCTTGGTCTTTTAGTTTTTTTAATTTTTCAGCTATCTTTTTTTTACGTTCTTTATTTTCTTTCCACTTTTTATACCATTTGAAAGGGTTAAACATTATTTGGGTACTCCTCTGCATAATGCAATTTTTCTTCATTGATATATCCCAATACATAATCATGCATTGTTGCGATATATCTGCCTTCTCTCCATACTTCTTCTGCCTTGCCTGCCTTCCGAGCATCTTTTATATGATCGAACACACCAAGTACATAGCGGTGTGGTTCATGATTGGGTATTAGTTGAGTAGATTGTTCTTCCATTTGAACTATATATACTATCATTTTAGGTCCCTTGTGACTACTTTAACTTTATATTTTGTCGTCCATCTTTCTGCATCTGCTTCAGTGTCCACCATTGGTTCACCTTTAATGTTTAAGGATGTATTTAATAGCATTGGGCACCCGGTTTTATTTTTCCATTTCTGCAATAGATTATACAATCCAGGATGCTCTTGTTGCGTTACAGTCTGTATGCGACTAGTCCCATCTAAGTGGGTTATTGCTGGATATAAATCTGGCCGTTTTGTTCGACCCACGAACTGCATGTATGGGCTATGGCTACATCGTTCATGTGGCATATCGAAATATTCATGCACATGCTCTGCCATTATTACTGGAGCGAAGGGTCTGAACTCCTGTCTACGCTTCACAGTGTTAACAAGGTCCTTCATTTCCTGTCCTCTTGGGTCCGCTAGTAAACTCCTATTACCCAGTGCTCGTGGTCCAAATTCTGCTCGACCATTTGCTATACCTACCATACCAACTGTTGATATCTCGTCCAATGCTGCTTGAACTGGATAATCTCCCGTAATATTATATCCTAAGTAAGGTGTAGCGTATTCAATAAATTCTTTTGTTTCATCCAATACACAACCAACACTACTTCCAGCATCGCCTGGATTAGGCATAATCCAAACATTCTCAAAATATTTATATGCGATGCTATTAGCTACACAATTCAATGCGCAGCCGCCCATCAATACAATGTTTTTACTTGGTACCAATTTGGCAGTTTGTTTTACTAGATGCTCAAATACATATTCATATACTGCTTGTACGCTTGCCGCAATATCAGCATAGTCCTGTACTGTGTTAAGTTCTGGAGCCCACCACTGACATCCGCGATGCAAGTTATGCTTAAACTGAATGCGTGGGCTATCTGGTTCCATTGGATAAAAGAATTCATTAAAAATTCGTTTCTTGTATTTATCCGGATCGCCAATGGCGGCCCAGCCCATTAAAATATATTCATCTTCATTTGGCTTTAGTCCAATTCGCTGTGTCATTGCACTATACCATAATCCAACACTGTTAGGATAGTTTTGTGAAAATGTTTTCTTTAATTTTTTATCTTTGCCATTCCATATAGTTAGTGTTTCAAATTCACCAATGCTATCAACCACTAATACGGCTGCATCACGGAATGGACTTGTATAATAACCGGCTGCTGCATGACTTGCATGATGCCGATGATTAATATATTTAATTGGTTCTAGCGTTCCTGTTAAGAAAATCTCACCTAATGCAGATTGCATTGATGGTTTTGTAAATGCTGTTTTATATTGGCCACTGTAAAGCATACGCAACCGTTTTAACCACAGTGTTTCATACCAGTGTACTTGTGATGGTTGTCCGTATTCAAGTGCCTGGCTTATTAATGTGCTATTCAACTGCTTGTCATTTTTAATACCACTACTACGCTCAGCGTGAGCAGCAAATTTTAGATCATTATTATCAAAAACAGCTATGGCAGCGTCATGAGCGTTTGCTGTTATTCCCCATTGTATCATATATTATCCTATCCTATCCTATCCTATCCTATTCAGTGTTTAATATACTATTCCATTGAACTGATTTATAATCATCACCACAGACTCCAAAAATATTTTCACTAAGAGCGGGCATTTCATATCCCATTAGATCAAGCCATATAGCTTTTTTATGATCTGGATATATTCCAGGATGGCACCACATAAATCCACGGCTAGTTAATGTTAACTGGTCTGACTCATGCCAAAAACAATGAAATCCACTTGTAACTAATAATTGCATAGTTTCTATAGTCTTAGCATGACAAAACACATATGGTTTAGTCAAAAATTCGTAGTCTACAGTCTCTTGTGGTTCATCATGACCATAGTATAACACATCATTATAAATTTGTAAATCACATTCTACACCAAAGCCGCGACTATATGCATCTCTGAGATAATCAGATGTATTTTCATAATCTGGTTCTGGTCCATGCATATTACCTCTATGTGCTATAAAAACTGGCATTAATTGATTGTCTCCATTATGTTATTATTTAGCGAGATTTGAATAGTCCATTCCAACCAGGTACCCATCTTCTACTAAAAAATAGTCATTGGAAATATATTTAAAATAATTAGTAATGTAAGTATAAACTTCATCGTAATTAACGATGACGTCGGATTTGCTGGGTGTCTTCTTGATTGTTATTTTATCTGCTGTGTCGACGATATCAATATCTAATTGAAGTTTATCTAAGTCTGTGATTTCGTTGAATGTTAAATCTTCAAAAAATACTATTTCGTTAACAGAGACATGGTGTATATTATTAATAAATTCATATAAATGGTAATACAAGATGTTATCACATACTTCTCTCATTACTATATCAGTTATAGTGACTTGTTCATATGTATATGGATAATTCCATACTTTAGTAGTTCTACCTATCATTTGACTTAACGCGGATTGAATTAAGTTTCGTCGAGTTAATGCTATGACATAATCAGGTATATTGATCATGTCATGGATTTCCTTTTGATAGTTACACAGCATTCTCTTTTCGCTAATATCTGTTGGATGGATTTTCCATATAATATTATTTAATTGTTCAGTTTGTATGTTGCTTTCTTGTTGTATAACTTTATATTCCGCTAATGTATTATCTGTATATTGCCTGAAATCAAATGGTACATTATGCCATGTATACTTAGTATAGTTATTAAAGCAACTATGGAGGTAATTACTACCACTTCTTGTAGTTGCATATAGCATTATCTTATTAATCATTGAACAGATTCCTATCGTTATATGTTTCGATATTGTATCCGTTTAACGTAATAAAGCAATTGGGCGGAATTTGATTAAAGACGCCGACGGCTATATTTTCTAACTCTGCGTAATTTTTAATAATATTTTGTTTTGATGGTGCTTTCGTCATACGATTAATCATCATGTCATGTCGCGGCTCGAAGTTGACTAACTCTATATCGAAGTCTTTACACAATGATAGGCTTGCGAATCTATCTTCATCTGTGTCTAATGAGAATAAGTCTTCGTATACGACTAGTTCATTGAATGGAATGTAATAGTTATTTTGCAGTGTTAAGTATTGTGATATGTATGCTACATGGCATTGTTGTTTGAATGCGACAGGGTCAACTGTGATGGTATCAGTTGGGTAAGGATGTATCCATGCTTTAGTATGTATGCTATAGGCTAGGCTTATAGCGACATCGAATAGGTTTCGTCTGATAACTGCGATGGCATAATCAGGTATAGTAATAAATTGTTGGAAGAAGGTGGTTTCTCTATCATGTGAGATATAGTAATCTTCAAGATCATCCATTGGCTTGGCATGCATTTTTAATACATAGTTCTCATTGGAATTTAATTCAGATATAAGATCGTCTAGGTACGTATCTCTACTATCTATATCACAAGGCAGGTTGCGTTCATTAATAGGTTCAGCGTATGTTCTATTACCATTTGTGTATACCACTAACAGATTAGTAAGATAAGTCGTGCCTGATCGGGGGCTGCCATATACAAGGACTTTCATTAGAATTTTAACTCAATATCCGTAATCTTACCGTCTGATATATTAATCCAATCAAGAGATACATCACGATAATACTCTGATACCATATCTTCCACTTGGTTATAATTATCCACTATAGCTTTTTTGTCTGGCGTTTTTTCATGGATTATTTTAACCGTATCTTGATTCGTCGGTGCTATATGGTCTAATCCCAGTAGTGTTATGTCGGTATCATTGAACTGCAAGTCTTCATAATATATCATAGTGTTGACCTTTAGGTTATGTCTATTTCTGGCAAATTCATAAAGGCTACGATGCAATGTAAACTGACAGAAATGTTCCACTTTAAGTGGTAACACACTTATTTTATTAGTATTATACGGCGGTGTCCATGTATCTGTGGTTCGTGCTATTATTCTACTCATGGTACTTTGTATTAAATCTTTTCTGGTTAATCCTATGACATATGTTGGAATCTGACAGAATCGTTCTATATACGGATAATAATCACTTAATAGCTTATGATTGGCTAGTTGATTAGGATGTGTTTTCCATACAATATGTCGTGACTGTGATTCGATTGCTGCTATATGAGATTCTAGACGTGATTCAATATCAACTCCAGATTTAAATAATTGCTTCGTACGATCATTGTTGATAGGGCAGGTAAAGTAATCAACGTCCATGTTGTTATATATAGTATTATGTAAATAATTGCTACCAGTTCTACCAGTAGCATATATCATTATTTTTTCATTCATTATATTTAATCCATTGCAATAGCAGTTAGTATGCCATTCTTAATTATTAACCTATCGTTGGATATATTATCAAAGTATTCGGATGCAATATCGTATAAGTGCTCATAATTACTTACTAATTCATGTTTTGCAGGTGCTGGTGACATATTCTTTTTTATCTTATTATAGATAGGTTCTTCGGTACTTAAATTCAGATATTTTAAATCATACCTAGGTATCTTAACTAAATCTTCAAAGAATATCAAGCGATCAATCTTAACATTATATACATTATCTATAAATGTATAGTAGTTCCCTAACACATGCTGACACATATATTCAAAAAACTCTGTTCTAATACTGAATCTATCATAGTTCCACGGTGGTATCCAACAGTTATTAACTGCACTAATAGAATGACTGATCGTTACTTCTACTAAGTTTCGCCTAGTGATAGCCAATACGTAATCAGGTATAGTAATCATTTCGTGTATTTCAGATTGAAATGGCTTTAATCTATCAACTAACAATTCATTTGGATGCATTTTCCAAACAAGATTTGTAGAATTCCGTGCATATTGATTTGCCGCGGCTAGATATTTTCCATATATCTCATCACTTACATTATTATACAATTCAGACCGATACGGATATTCCCACCATGTTAGATCAGTGTAATCATTTAATATACCATTGACATAGTTGCTACCACTGCGAGGTGTGGAATAAATCATAATACGGGCCATGTATGTATTTATACTAAGGATAAATACCTTATATTAAACAATTTAGGAGAATTAAAATTGAATAACATAGGCTTTATAGGCATTGGTAAATTAGGCATGCCATGTGCTGAGGGCATTGCAAAAAAAGGACACATAGTCAAAGGATATGATGTAGCTAATGTGTCAAGTGAGTTGGTTAACGTAGTTGATACTATCAAAGAAGTAACTTACGATAGTGATATTGTATTCATTGCTGTTCCAACTCCACATGATCCAGATTATGATGGGAGTGGACCCACTGCACATTTAAATCCAAAAGACTTTGATTATAGCATTGTTAAAGAATGTATAATGGAAGCTGACAAACATATGAATAAAAACCAATTATTAGTTTTAATTTCTACAGTGTTACCTGGCACTACTCGCAGTCAATTTGTCGATTTAATTCACAATGCACGATTTGTTTACAATCCATATCTTATTGCTATGGGTTCTGTGGCATGGGATATGATTAATCCAGAAATGGTTATGGTTGGCACTGAAGATGGTTCAGAAACAGGTGCTGCTAAACAGCTAACTGACTTCTATAAAACTATTATGGAAAATGAACCTCGTTACATTGTCGGCACATGGGATGAGTGTGAATGTATTAAAGTATTTTATAATACATTTATTAGTGCTAAAGTAGGCCTTGTGAACATGATACAAGACGTTGCTGAAAAACAAGGCAATATCAATGTAGATATAGTAACTGAAGCATTAGCCAAATCTACAATGCGTATCATGGGACCACAATACATGACTGCTGGAATGGGAGACGGTGGTGCTTGTCACCCACGTGATAACATTGCACTACGTTATATGGCAAATCAATTAGACTTAGGATATGATTTATTTGATTCTATTATGAATGCACGAGAAATTCAAGCAGAAAATATAGCACTTCGTTTAATTCATCTGGCCACAGAACACAAACTTCCTATTTACATCCACGGCAAAGCATACAAGCCAGGTGTTCCATACATAAATGGAAGTTATAGTATGTTAATTGCGCACTACATTGAGGCTAGTGGATTTAATGTTGAGTATATAGATCCATTAACAGAATCTACTACACCAGATTCAATAAAGGGCGTGGTGTTATTAGCGCATAGTGCAAGTACAACATACAAGTACATGCAACAAGGCGGTGCCAGCACAGATATAACTTATTGCACATTTGAGGATGGCAGTATAATAGTTGATCCATGGCGCAAATTTGAAAAGGCTGGTTGTACAGTTATTCACTACGGCAACACCCGAGGCAAAAAATGCTAACCATTGCTCGCTCGTGCTAGTAGATTTCTTTAATGATGGCTAGCAAACTTTAGCTTTGAACCTTTGTACACCGGCTCGTGTAGTGTATTATATTTAAACGATGCGTTTTGTAATTTGGCTAAGTTTTGCTGATTACGTGGCAACATTTCAAAACGCCAGTTTTGCCAAGTTTTATGTGGTATTGCGCTTAGTCGTTCAACTTCATTAAACAATGCAATCATACGTTCCATATGATCTTTTATCTCATCATAGCTGTGGTTTAAGTAATCATCAAACACATCATAACCTAAGTCGCGCATAGCTTGAATTGCTCCTGGCTCTGCTGCTACTACAAATGGCTGTAACATCATTATAGGTTTAAATATTTTTTCACTTTGAAATATAGTTTTTTGATAATAGTTTGTTTCTGCTACTAAACTAAAATAACTTTCGTCGTATGCTTGTAGAATAGCGTTCTCATAGTTAGTAGCTTGGTTAATGTGTAGATTCAAACCCTCCTCTTGTATGATATTCTTTTCGCCATGCTCGTGTACAAAGTTTTCCAAGAGTTCATATGGCACGCCAAAGATTTGACTTGTGCCGGCTACTATGTTTTCCACTTGTTCTGGTATGCGGTTTACTACGTCTGGCGCATTGTCGCCGTGATGTGTCACAATACCAAAGCTGTAGTTAATAGCAGATTGTAGCTTTCTATCATTGATTAGTTTTGCAATCATAATACGATGTGGACGCATAAGTCTGTTTAGTGCTATCCCTTTAAACGGACGCTGCAAACGATTTGCGCAATGCTCATACATGCGTTTTTGCCAAAGATCGCGTATGTTAGTATATCGCATCATACTGCGTTCCCAACTGTTGCGATATACTGTTGGAATACGATCATTTAGTGATAGGCTGAAATCACCTGTTACAAAAATAAAGTTTTCAGGCTTTAGCTTTGTACGTTCGTAAAATACGTCCCAGTCAAAATTTTTGACTGGGAAACCTTCCAAGCTGTTGTCTAAGACAATTTTACAACGTCCATTGTCTACGTCTTCTGCTACATCATCTGGAAGTTGCCAAGTCATATAACCACTGTCACGTCTAAACGCACTACAGAAGAAATCTAATTGTCCCAAACGGTTAGTATCTAAGTTTACATAATAAAAGTATGCACCTGTTGGACGTTCATTGGTAATATAATAATTAAGCTGTTTTGCATTATCTTCAATGTAGCCAGTGTCTGTACTAGTAAACTGGTGTGTTTGAAAGAAATCACACCAGTTACTATCTTGGTATTGAAGTTCTTTGTTAAATGGCCAGTTATCAACACCAATGCCATATCCATGCACAGCTGGGCGTTTATAGTCTGGAAAATAAAATTTGTAGCTATAATCAAACATTGTTTTCTCCATAGATAAATACTATTATAATTATTTATCCAAGAGGTTCACTTAATGATTTTACTAACTGGCGCTGACGGCTTTATAGGTCGTAGTTTAACACGTAGCTTGGGAAACGTTATTACAGTAGATAGAGCAGGATGTGATTACAATGGTGACTTAGCTGACACAGAGTTTGTAAACAGTTTACCTGATGATGTTACTGTAGTAATACACCTAGCTGCTTTTAATAGTACTCAAAACTTTTATAGCACACCTTTCACAGTGTTGTCAAGTATTGTTACACCAACAATGAACTTGTTAAATCGTTATCCTAACGCACACTGGGTGTATGCTGGCACTAGCGAAGAATATGCTAGTACTGTTAATCAAGGATGGGCACCAGTGCCTACTCCAGAAAACGTTGTACTAAGCATTGAAGATATTACCAACCCACGTTGGTGTTATGCTGCTGGTAAGATAGCTATGGAAAGTGCTGTAATAAGTCACAGCGTAGAGCATGGCAACACTTATACTATTGTACGTTACCACAATGTGTTTGGCGCGGATCAAGTGCTACACTTTATTCCAGAGTTTGCTGAACGTGTTGTTAAAGGTGATGGCCGTGTATGGGGTGCTAGTGAAACACGTAGCTTCTGTTATATTGATGACGCTGTTAACTTAACCAAAGCTGCTATGTACGAAAAGAATCAAATTATTAATATTGGTTCACCATTTGAATTAACCATTATGGACATGGCTGAGCGTATTGTAAACATCATTGGATGTAACACAGAACTAACCGAAGAACAGTCAAAGCCAGGTAGTACCGCACGCCGTGCTCCAGACTTATCTAAGATTAAGAGTATTGTAGGAGACTACACTTGGACAGACGTAGACACAGGTTTACGCAAGACATTAGGAAAATAATATGCTACTAACAAGTGAAAACATGATTGGCAAAAAACCACCTTTCTTCCATTCAATGGAACCAGGCAAGATAAATATTGTTATGATTATCTGTAACCATTGTCCTTATGTGCTGTTTCGCATGCCAGCTATTAGCCAGTTTGTACGCGACTACAAAGACATAGTAAAAATTACTGCTGTTAACAGTAACGATCATACACCGGATACCGCAGACAGTAAACTAGAAGACGCTCCAGAGTATATGCCACAGTTTCAAAATAAATTCGATTTACAATGTGACTATTATTACGATGCTGACCAAACAGTGGCACGTGATTGGGGTGCTGTATGTACTCCAGAGTTTTACATCACAAACAAAGAGGGCGCAGTAGTATATCACGGTGAGTTTGACCCATCGCATACAAGCAATGATTTGATGCCAACTGGTAGCAGTCTACGTCATGCATTAGATTTAACATTAGCAGGCAAGTCAATTGATTGGGAACCAAACCCATCATTTGGTTGCAGTGTAAAGTGGAAGCAAGGATGAAAATAGGAATAGTAGGATTAGGAGTAGTAGGCAAAGCATGTAAGACAGGCTTTGAACATTGTGGGTACACAGTTATACCACATGACATTACACTTGACACAAAGATAGAAGATTTGTTAGAAGCAGAGATTGTGTATCTATGTGTTCCTACACCAACAAACGACAACGGTGAATGCGACACAAGTATTGTAGAAAGTGTTGTTGCTGAATTACGTCACGCAAACTATGAAGGCGTAATAGGTATTAAGTCAACAGTAGAACCTGGCACAACTGAAAGATTAGTAGAACAGTACGATGATAGAATTGTATTTGTTCCAGAATTCTTAAAAGAACGAAGTGCAGAGTATGACTTTATATTTAACCACAAGTTGTTGTTAGTTGGAACAGATAACGTAAACTATTACTATCTAGTACAACGTTCACATGGTAAACTACCAGAAGACATTATGAGAGTTTCACCAACAGAAGCAGAACTTATGAAGTATTATCACAATACATTCAATGCGTTACGTGTAGTATTCTCTAATGTAATGTTTGAGATAAGTGATAAAATGGGTGCTGACTATGATACAATTAAAGAAGCATTCTTACGTAACAGTGATTTACCAGATGAATACTTGGATGTCAAACCTGAATTAAGAGGATATGGTGGTGCTTGTTTGCCCAAGGATGTACTAGCGATGAACAATGCATGTAATAAACTAGGAATACCAAATAAACTATTTGAGTATATTGATAAAGAAAATAAACTGTTTAAGAAAACAGTATTCAAGGGTATGCGGTTATGACACAAACTCATCTTGTTAGTGGACACTTTACAGACAGGCGATTAGAGTACTGTATCGATCCAGGGCGCAGTATTATTGTAGGCAGTGACATTTGTGCTCCGGGGTATTGGGACAATCCAGAATACAACAACCACATCAGTTACTGTGTTAAACAGTTCTTAGAATTTTGGTGGAGTCAACCTGTGTTTCGCAAAATTGCAGATTCAAACCCAATCTTGATGTACAAGCTCGGAAAGAAAGCAAAACCGCATCCTGCTATAGAAGATTTAAGAAAAAATCACGGCGTGCCTGTAGAATGGACATCTATTGCCGAAACTCCGACGTACAATCATCACGGTTATAATGCGTATCGTCATGCGTTTGTTTGGGGAATACACAGTGAAATATGTGTTGCCAATCACGTAAATGCTTTGGCTAGCCTGGATGCTCGTACCAAAGCTGTATATATGGATCGTGCTATAGTACCACTAAACACTGTTACAGGAGCTTCAAATGTATATGGACACGCTAGACATCACCCGCAAGTGGACGTATTAAATATTAGAAACTGTGAGATAGTCACGTGAAACAGAATGTAATGGTATTTTCACAAACACGCAGCGGAAGTACTGCTCTTGTCAGTATGCTCATTGATTATAAGAGAGTTTATCATCCTTATATAAACGAATGTAAAAAAGAATATTTGGATGTCGTGGATAGATTTTATCCCCGTGTCGCCGACGGCGGCACTATGTGGACAGAAACAGTAGACCGTCATTATGAGTCAGGCAATTGGGAGTGGCTAAACAGTTACTATCAAAGTGTGGACCACAGTGATTGTCATTTTCAATATCCTGTGCTAAAAGCAGACACAATTGAAGCACTTACAGTGCCTTGGCATCAACGAGAACTGTTGCACAATCACAGTACAGTCAATGAACAACAACGTCGAATCAAATTACTGCAACAATGTAAGCCCTGGGTGATAAAGATACTAGATTATCAAATACAAGATTTAAGCTGGATTGACCGAACAAACACTACTGTAATTGTGTTAGTAAGAAACAACATCCTAGACCGAGCTGCAAGTTTAAAACGCAATCAAATCACTGGTGTGTGTCACGGCACAGATACCAGCAGTGTTGTAGTTGATGATCTTGTGTCGTTGGCAGATGTACAAAAATATATTGAGTTGGCTGAAGTTTTCAAACAACGTGCAATTGCACTGCAACCAGATGCTGTTGTTAGCTACGAATGGTGCGAAAAGTTTTTGTTTAGTCATAGCAAAATGACAAAGCTAAATCTACAGCCTGTTGAGGACTTCATAGCTGACTACGATCAAGCAGTTGAACTAGTGAAGAACAGCAGCAATCACCAATTGGAACTGTTTAATGAAAAACTTGTATTGGATATTATAAAATGATTCACATTCCAATGGATACCAATGAGTTTTGGCCTGCTTTAAGACCAACTGAGTTAGCGGATGTTGAATACTTAGTAAGCAAAAATCATAGAAACGAATCTATGGACTTTTCTCACCAACGTGATATCGGATTTGGAGTTTTTTGTAAAAATAACAGATGGGGATTCAGGGACGATAACCTTAGACTGCATAGACACAAAGAGTTTGACAAATGCTATAAAGTAGCAATCTACGGATGTAGCTTTGCGTTTGGAGCAAACATACCCGACACAGAAACTTTAGCCGGTCACCTTGAAAAACAAATAGATGACTGTGTGGTTTACAATTTTGCTGAGCCTGGTGCATCCAACGATGAAATTGTAAATAGACTATACTGTTACAATGAAATAGTAAAGCCTGATCTTACTGTTATACTTTGGACACAACCCAGTAGAATATTGCAGTCTACAGTACTAGGCGGCAAACGTGGTTTTATCACAAGAGACACAGCAGCACTAACTACAATGGAGGCTTTGGAAATATGCGACGATGAAGAACTGCATAAATATAACTATCAAAAGAATCTTTTGATGGCAAGGTTGCTAACAAATGATAGAACTGTGGTTTGTTCATCTTGGACACAATTCATCGAAGATTTGAAATCACAAGACTTGTATCATTTTGAATATCCAATATCATTATTACACAAACGAATAGACAACAGAACAATACAAAGCTCAGATAAAGCACACCCTGATGGTGTTGTTAATGCCGAAGTTGTTCGACGAGTATTAAAATGCATAAAGTAAAATTTTTAGAAGCTGACTTGTTTGAAGATCACAGAGGAACTATTCGTAGTTTTTATCCTGATGAAAATATTGTAGAATACAATCTTATGATCACAAAACAAGGAGACGCCAGAGGATATCATTACCATCCGCACTTTGTAGAGTATATGCTCATTGTTGACGGAGAGTGCTTGTTCAAAGAGTACGGCGATACAGTGTATGAAAAAACACTCACAGTGGGTGATAGTATACGAATACCAATTGGCGTAGCACATACATTTATTGCACTAACAGATTTTAAGTTTGTTAGTATGTTAACACAACGTTGGAACGATAGCAATCCTCCTATTGTTAAAATAGACGAAAACAGTAACCCATTATGAAAAAGAATATCTTCTTGCAAGCCGAACTATATCTAAAGGAGCTAGGACTATTGTGAGTATGAATCCATTTCACTTAGTAAGTGAATTTGAAAAACAAATGGCAGAGTATTGCGGAAGCAAGTATGCTATTGCCACCGACTGTTGTACACACGCACTGTTCTTGAGTTTGTATTACGACAAACAACAAAAAGGTTTCACCAGTGTTAGTATGCCCAAGAACACATATGTTAGTGCGCCTATGCAATGCATACACTTAGGACTTGATGTTAATTTTGTTGACAAAGAGTGGACTGGATGTTATACTATAGGTAACACCAATGTTGTAGATTGTGCTCCGCGATTGCGTCGAGGAATGTACGAAAGTGGCACTAGTACTTGTATTAGTTTTCAGTTTAAGAAAATTCTCAGCACTGTTAAAGGCGGAATGATTCTCTCAGACGATCGAGAATTTTACAATTGGGCGCAACGTGCAGTACACGATGGCAGAGATATGAGCGTACCATACGAAGAAGATACTATTACATTCTTGGGTTGGCACTACTTTATGACACCAGAGATTGCACAAATTGGTTTGAGTAAATTACAAATACTGCCAGACTACAACGAAGATAAAGCTGGATCACATACATATCCAGATGTAAGTTACATAAAGGATTTTAAATGAGACAAGTAACAAAAGTACAATCGTGTCGTGCTTGCGGCAACACAGACCTAAAAACTGTGTTCGATATGGGCGAGCTGAAAATTAACGCATTTATGGACAAGCCCAACACAGACGTAGGTAGTGCTCCACTAACACTGGTACACTGCAACGAGTGTGATTTAATTCAACTAGACCACAGTGTAAGAGAAGAAGACTTATACAAAAACTATTGGTACTTGTCAGGATTGAATAAAAAAATTGTTGACAATCTTCAAAGTATTACACAAGCACTAATGGACATTGTTCCAATGTCTGAAGGTGATATTGCAGTTGACATTGGCGCAAACGATGGCACATTGCTCAGCTTCTATCCAGACAGCGTGTATACTGTAGGTGTTGATCCTGCACAAAACATTCACAGCGAACTAGAAAAGAACTGCAACAAAATGATTGGTGACTTTTTTACCAAAGACAACTTTGATGCTGCTATGGGCAAAGGTACACTAGCAAAGATTATTACCACTGTTGCTATGTTCTACGACTTAGATGATCCAAATAGTTTTGTCAGAGGTATCAAGGATACACTACACCCAGAAGGTGTTTGGTTATGTCAACTTATGACTGCTCGTCCAATGCTAGACACCAATGACATTGGCAATGTTATCCACGAACACATTGAATACTACACTTATAAGAGTTTGGTTTACCTAATGGAAAAGCACGACTTGGAAATATTCGAAGTACGTGAAAACGACATCAATGGTGGTAGCTATCAGTTGTTTATTCGTCACCGAATCAGTGACAGTGTTGAATACCCTGAAAGCATTGACGCAACAACTATTGCACAATGGCAAACTGATATGGAAAAGAATCGCACTGAAACTGTAGACTTTCTAAAACAAGAAGTAGCCAATGGCAAGACAGTGTACATTATGGGTGCTAGCACAAAGGGCAATACTATTATGCAATACTATGGACTAGACAGTGATCTTATCAGTGGTGCGGCAGAAATACACCCAGACAAAATTGGCAAGTACCTAGTAGGAAGTAGTATTCCTATTGTACACGAAGATGAAGCCAAGAGCAAAGCAGATTACTTTTTAGTGTTACCGTTTCACTTTCGTGAACTGTTTGTTAATAAAATCTTAAAGGATTGGATTGACGAAGGCGGTAAGCTAATTTTCTGTACACCAAAGTTTGAAGTAGTTGGTTAGCAGTTAACCTACACCTTACAAAAACAAAAAGCACCTTAACGGTGCTTTTTTTATATGCTGTGCAAGTATTCGTATAATGCTTGTTCTTCTTTTTCTGCTACTTCAAACAGTGTTTGGAAATTGTGTCTAACAATATCCTGTTGATTCATTCGCTGTTCCTTCCATTGTTGAGTTGTAAGTTTGCCTATGTTATATACACATTGTATAACTGCTTCCCAACGTTCTACATCATCTTCGATGTCGTCGTAGCTTTCGTCCCAGAAGTCTCCAAATGTACGAAACCCTTTTGATTTTAAGAACTCAAGTGTGCCGCTATTGCCTAAAACAATAAATGGTGTGCAAGTTATGATGGCCATAATTAATGCATCACTGATAAACATTTTACTGCCTTCGGCCCACGTTTCTGTTGTAATACTAAACGCACTAGCATTGTATTCATTTTTAATACCAGTCATAGCATCAATTTCAGCACAGTTGTTTGTGCTAAAGTCTACTGGATCAATTGAAAATGGAAGATAGTAATATAGATGAAGTGTCCAATTACGATAGGCTTCCCAGTTGATTAAATCCTTTGTGTTGAAATACTCTGTGCTGCCTTTAAGGTGTAAATCACAATAGGAAGTAGTAACATTTTGTCCAAACAAGTCTTTTGGAAAACTCCAGTTAATGCCACTTATGTGACGACCGAGAACTTCGTTGTGATAACCATTAATAGCATTATAGTTGCTGTAAGAAATAACTTCATGTTTTAGTTGCCAAAGGCGAGTCAAAATATAAGCCCTGTGTACTTTAGGGAAACGATTAGGACTAATAGCAAAATGAACAATGTCATCGGGGTGACAGGGTTCGTAATAAAAGTCATCTGGTGTTAGATTGTTCGAATGCAGGATGTTTACAATACTGTAAAGAAATTGACAGATACTTTTAACATTTACACGGCTTTTGCCTTTGCAGTATTCTTCAGCGTTCATATCGCCTGTTATCCAAGTAACTGATTCTGGGCGTAATCCCAAGTGCTCACATCTGGCTTCCAAGTGTAAGTGTACGTTATCACTTTCGCTGTCGTTGTGCTTGTTTTCGTAGATTGGTCCCCAACTTTCTTGTGCAGTGTGTACAATAATATGTATGCGTCCGGCATTAACTTCTTTGTACCATTCCTGTGGAATCAAGTCTAATACTGTGCCATTGTATAAAAAGCTGTTTGGTTCTTCTTGATAATTGCCGTTGTGATAGAACCAAACAATCTGTGTTTTGCCGTTTAGTTCATCAATTGGCAATGGCTTTTCAATTTCTATACCCGGTACTGACGTGGTGTCCATTACCATTGGCCAAAGAGGGTTTGGCCAATTATAATCGCCGGGGGTTTTCAGAAACAATATTGGATTGTTTTCATTGCTCCTAAACCCTGTTTCAATAGTATAGTTAGGTGGTTGTGTTGTCATCTTTTTTTATTTCTGTGCGTAGCTTTTGGTATTCTAACTTACAAACATTGTAGAAGCTTGTCATCTCAGGTAAGCTCTTTGTAAAGTCTGTGCCTCGACGTTTGTCGTATTCTATTATAAATTCATAGAACCTAGCTCGTTGTTTGGCAATGTCTTGACGTGTTGTTGTTTCGTCGTGGTTACGAGCATCTTTAACCGCAATTAGTGCGTCAACAAAAATACGCTTTAGCTTTAGAGCTTCCAAGCTTTCAAATCCCAGCAGTCCGTGCCATTCATTGTTTGCTAAGTTTTTGTACATAAAATCAACTGCTGGCAGTAGATATTCTTGTAGCATTTCCATAGATGCAATATTAGCATCTAAAAACTCTGGCGCCCTCACATATGGAATATCAACTCCTACGCGATTTCCAATTTCACTTTTGCTATCACGGTCTATTAAGTTAGGCATATACGGTATTCTATATGTGCTTAGTCCATATTGCAAGCTGGTGTTTGTATCCATACCGCTTTCGTTGAGCCATTTGTACATGCCGTTCTTATTGTAACGGCGCTTGAGAAACAATACATATTCTAAGAAGTCTTTGAATGTCGTAATACTCAAAATGTTAAATGCTGCCATAAATGTAAGCCGTGTATTATATGTATTTTCCATAAAGTAGTCAATGTTACTTTTAAACAATTCCCAGTCCATGCCAGTACGTGTATATTCAGCAGCTATATTTGAATTTTCAGCACTTGTAAATAGTGTAAATTTTTTAATGCTTTTGCTACTAATTAGTTGGTTAACTAAGTCTGTAAACTTCAACCATAGCTTTGCAGGAGGACAACCATTTGAGTTAATAGCTAGTTCCAGTTCTGGCTCTGGGTGTTCTAGCAAGTGTTCCATAACTTTAAATGTGTGCTTGCTCATAAGTGGCTCACCACCTGTGATACGCAATGTATGCATATGCTTTTTAGCTTCTGGAAACCATTTCCAAAATGCTTCTGTGTATGGATTTTCATCACTGGCTTTTAAAGGAACGTCTGTCACATGGTTAAAATCGGTGCCGTGACTTAATTTGTATGGACCTTGTTGTTTAATTTCTTCAGCCCATTTACTACTAAATGCAGGGCCACAATACGCACATTTAAAGTTACAGGCATGTGAAAAACTTACCTCTACGTAACGTGGGAAAATATTTTCATCGCCATTTAACTGTATTATGTCGTCGTGGTCGTGAATACTATATTGATCTAAGCTTTTCAATGCACGGTCACTTATTTCTCCAGTATTGTCTTCTATTCTCCAACAAAAGTCACACTCACTAGGGCGCTCGCCATTAAGCATTTGCTTACGGGCTTTTTTCTTTACTTCGGTGTTATGCAATGCACCTGGGTTATCTTTTAGTTCTTCTAAATCAATTTTGTGTGCAACAGGGTGGTGACAACTGTGTGTTAGTCCTACTCCCAAATGCATAGTAACTTGTGTCCACTTTGCCAAGCACATGCCGGGACCAGTTTCATTAAGTAAATCACGCATAACAATACGGTTATGTTCATTGCCTGGAATAAATCCATTTTTATTCTTTTCCCAAGGCATATCGTTAATTTGTTTTTTCATATCGCCATTCTCATTGGTATTGTTGGATGATGTACATAATCATCTAATATATATTCATCTACTGATGACATTAATACTGCATCAATTGATGCAAACTTAGGCATTTGTAATTTAGGTAATGCCATTGGGTTTCGTTGTATTTGTTCTTTAAGTGCTGGAACATGGTCAATATAGATATGCATATCACCTACACTGTGGACAAAATCGCCTACCTCTAAATCACAGATTGATGCAATCACGTGTGTTAACAAAGCATATGATGCAATATTAAATGGTGCGCCCAATCCTACGTCCATTGATCTTTGATATAGCTGACAACTTAATTTGCCGTTACTAACATAGAACTGAAACATAGTGTGACACGGTGGAAGAGCCATATCAGGAAGCTCTGATGGATTCCATGCTGACACAATAATGCGTCTACTATCTGGATTTGTTTTAATTTCGTTAATAGCCCAATTGATTTGGTCTACACCACCAAAATTGCGCCATTGCTTGCCATATACTGGGCCTAACTCACCTGGATTATACCCTAATGCTTTACCTTGGCTGTCTGCATTATCTGTCCAAATTGTACGCTTGGTCTTATCACCATGTGTTATCTCAGCCAAACGGTAGTTGTCTGTGCTGCCTTCTAAGAACCATAATAGTTCTCCTACACATGCCTTCCATGCTAACTTTTTTGTTGTTACTGCTGGAAATCCTTCTTTAAGATCAAAACGCATCTGATAACCAAAAACACCAATGGTGCCGACTCCAGTTCTGTCAGTTCGTTCTTCACCATTGTCTAGCACATGTTGTAGTGCTTCTACATATTGTTTCATTTTCTTTTCCAACTTTCTATTTCAATATGCTTGTGTTCAACTTTTGTTTTTTTAAAATTCTTTTTTATGTATTCGTAAGGCAAAATAGTATCACATTCCCAGTCGCCTGAGATTTTTGTTATTAAAATATGGTCAACATTATCGCGAACCAAATTAAATAGTTGGGCGCCGCCAATAATTATTGCTGTTTCTTTAAAATCTTTATTACTTAATTCATGCAATAACTTACTAGTAGACCAATATTCGTCTGCGCCAGCTGCTGGTCTTCTTGTGACTACTATGTTTTTACGATTAGACAATGGCTTTTTTGGTAAACTATCCCATGTTATGCGGCCCATTACAATTGTAGATTCTTCTGTGACAGATTGGAACCATTTCATATCATGCTTTTGTGTAGGCCATGGCATATCACCATCTTTGCCAATGCCCCATTTTTCATCACATGCAAAAATTGCTGTTAATCCAGTTTGTTTTATTTTTTTCATTCTATACTGTCAACTACCTGATCTTCTCTTATCTGCGGTGCCATTCTGCTTGGATTAATATATACACTCTTAAAAAACTTACTTCCTTGTGGACCTAAGTCTGCAAGATCTAACTGCAAATCTGTCATTAAATTATGACCAAGCTCAAGTGTTTTTTCTTTTAATACTTCTTTATTCCAGCGTAGGCCAGTTCGAATATCAATTTCATTACCGCCTTCAAACTGCGGAACAATCGCTGATTCAAAAAAGGTTGTAAGCCATTTAAAGTCACGAACATTTTTCCAATCCCATTTGTCTCGTTCAACGTTTGTCATATAACAACCAAGCCTAGCGCCATATATGGCCCAAAGTCCGTTATCAACATCTTCACCTACTGACATCCAAGTAAGTAAACGCTGGAAATTCTTTTTATGTACTAATTTTCGTAGATTTTGCGGATTAACTACATCACCATCAACTAATCCCATCTTGACCCCTTCACGGAATCCTGCTCGCCAAGCTTGTAATGCGCTACCATTGTTCATTACATCACAATAAATATTATTCATTTGCACATAATTAATGTTCCAACAAAAATCTACTTGGGCTCGCTTATCTGCTGCTGGTGCATTTTCATGAGTTTGCATGTTCATTACAACATCTTTTGGCCAACATTTGATGCCGCCGTTGCCGTACACAAGGCCGTTAATTTCATTTTTACCAGCCCAGCTAATAACGTCGTTTGGTTTAATACGTTCCATGTCTACCTCGATATTAAAAAATGCCGGGTCAACAATATTGTCTGCATCAATAGTAATAAAACGGTCTGTTTCACTAAGTGCGGCTGCTGCTTTATGTGCGGCATCACTACCATATACACCATGGCTACGTTGTGCCCACGGGCATTTAGAAGACAAATCTGCAAAATTCTCGTCAGCATTTGGTTCATCATAGCTTATAAAAATAATATCAAATTCGTTGATACTTGTTAATGACATATTACTCTCCTATATAATTAATTTGTAATTCTTTGCATTGATACAAAAATATGGGTTTTCTAGGCAATTTAAATCCTGTACTAATTGTTTGTTTATTTTGTTGTATTAGATCTTGACATTTTAATGATATCCCGCCCACCAAATTATCTGGAGTAGTATCACAAACTATAATATCTAATTCTTTTTGACTTTGTAATATATATTTATTATCTGTAGACAGTAGGCCGCTATTAACATAGAACTCTTTATCATTTAATATATTGCGCTGAAATGTTAAATGTTTTTGTTCGTTACTGGTAATTGATTGTTGTATGGATTGGTTGGTTTGGTTAAATGTATTGTTTGCATTAACATCTGTTTGACTAATAATGAAACTATATGATTTAAATATAGGATTTGTAAATATACTTATATTTTCCAGGCTGGCTATTGATTCCAGTTTTACCTGTACCTTTTTCTGTTTAAATAATAGCAATGGATCAATTTCTATTTCCTGTAGTAAATAATCTGGTTGGTTTTTTTCTGTAATATATAAATTAAATTGTGTACCTTCAGCCAATTGCACTTCGTGTATTTCGTTTATTTTCATATGCTGCTTGATATTTGATACATTTAATGTCATTTCAATAATGCTAGTATCTTTAAATAATTCAAGGCACACATCAGCTGATTGCGGATTTTTTCCTTTAATTTGTTTAAATTTGACTACATCACTGCTTTGCAGTACTAGACTGTTTGATTTTGTAACAATGTCCGGTTGACCAGTAGTAAAATCTTCAACTATTTTGCATTTCTTTAATGATATTTTGCCAGCTAAAATATCAGCAATGATAGTCAGGTGACCAAATTGATGCACGGTACTAATATTATCGTCATTTTTCTCGATAAATTTAGGACTTAGCCGATAAATTTTCCCAGTTATATTATCAAACTTAATCCACCACTGTCGGTGCGGTGTTTCTGTTTTAGATTTCTTTGTTGTATGTTGCATATATCTCATCTGTTAAAAAATTAATATTATCATAATAAAATATTGAATTAATATTAAAATTTTGTATTTTTACTTTATAATTTGGGTAAATCCAACAATTTAGATAATTTACCCAATCATTACTGCCTGAGTTAGCAATAGATCGTTGGCTATACGTTTCATATGTCATGTCAATGACTGTAACTGGCTGATGATTTGTTATCAAATAATCATCTGGTTGTTGAAAACAATTAATTACAATACTATGCATCTGACTTGGATCATAATACTTTTTTATATGCTTTTTATTAGTTAAAATTTCTGTCTGTGCTTGTTGCCAGTTCTGCATTATTGGTTCAGCTAGTTTAAAATATTCTAAACTAGCGTCAGATTTATTAAAATAAAACATAATAGTAGACGGTTTAAGTAAATTATTATCTTCATAATAACCATCTAACTTAGTTATTGTATCATAATTAAATCTAGATTCACTAGTTAAAAAGCATACATTATAACTATGTTCAAAAAAATCAAAAGCTGAGTCTAAATTTTGGCATACAATTGTACTATGATGAATAAATATTGAGTTATCATAAGGCGATGTATAATACAATTGCCAATCATTTGCACGTAATTCTTTTGCACTTTTGTTTGGTAACTCGATAATATAATCAAATGCCGCTTCAAATTTGGAGTTTATATTTACTAATTTGTCAATTACCAATGTTACACTTGCATTTGGATTATGAATCTTAATACTATTTGCCAGTGTAGCGGCTGACTTTTGTTCAGTTTTTGTGTTTGCTGATGTTATAAACCCTCTATTCATTATGATCCTCTATTAGTCGACCCAATGCACGTTTGTTCATACAATGTATGTCATATTTTTCATGTCTAACTAACAAATTTTTCCAATTTTCAACTGGATCATGAGCTAAACATATCCATGTTTCGTCATCTACACTTTTGATTATGTCGTCTTTCTGACTTAAATTTTGCATGGTGCTATTAAAGTTATTGATGGTGTCACCAGGCAGCATGCCATCTAAAATATGTGCTGCAATACTAACACAATAGTCAGTACGATACATATGCCCTGGAAAGTTATATAATAGTTTATAGAACTGATAATTATCTTTAACATGTGCCCACATATCAAAAAATAATTTACTTGTCTCTGATCGATCAAAATAAACTACTGTACTCCACCACATTTTAATACCATTATAGCTTAACCGTTTTTCATTTGGATGTACTGATGCATTCCTTAAAGTAGTTGCTTTATCAAACATTGCAACTCCAGTATAAGAATCAAATACATGTTCTAAATAATCAGTCTTTAGAATATAATCAATATCTAACAATAATGTCTGATCAAACGGGCTATATTCCCATATCTTATGCTTATTACTGTTAGAAAATTGTGCTTTAAATTCAGTCCATGGACTGTCATGATGAACACGTATATTTTTTTCCAGACTATCATCAGTCAATACAATATGATCAAATGACTGCATTATAACTTCTTGAGTAAATGATTCTTGAAGCCAAGAGTATGATCCACTATTAGTAATTAAACAAGTTGGTCTATCTAAATATTTTTTAGCTTTCTTAGCTGCAAACATACTAAGTCTGACATAGTCTATATGTTCGTTATTATACGCATAAAAACAAATGCCTTGTGTTGGTTCCATTTACTATTCCATTAATTTTTCAAGTTTGCGAATTTTTTTAAGTTTGCTATATTCTGTATTGTACTCTGTCATTGCAGCACTATACGCACTAACAAGTGCATCTAAAAATTCACAAGTGTTTTTAATTTCAATCGGGTTTTGTTTTGAATCTTCTATAATAGAAGTATTTAGTTTCAAATCAACCAGGGCTTTTACAAATGCAATAGTTTGTTGATTAGCTATAAACATGCCATTATTACAATGTACTGTACACAGTTGTTGTACTCTATTTTTAATATTTTGTTTTTGATTTGCTATTGTTTGGCTATAATTTCCAAATTCCAGAGCTTTTTGCAATCGTTCATCCATTCAGATAAATCTCCTATAAGTTAATTAGTATTATATAATAATTCGGCTTTTTAGTCAATGATTATTAATGATTGACTAAGGTCCAAACTGTGTTTATACCCAGGACAGGAGCTACCCTGTCTTGAAATTGATATGTTGTAGTATCCGCCGAAAATTTTGATTCAAACGTCGGGCTTGCTGCTAAATCGATATCTGTTGGTGTTTCCATTGGTAGGCGATAGCCAGTAACTAAATCCAATGCAATATCAACTGTATTAGTACCTATATCTTCCTCGTCTAATATAACGGTAAATAACATTTCAAAAACACCACCTGGGGCTATTTCAGAACTTAGTAAATTAATTTTAAGTGTACATGCATCATATTCACCGCCACTATAGTCAGGCTGGCCGTATTCGCTGTAACCATACTCACCACCATACTCACCACCGCCACCGGTATAATTTGTTTGTGATATTTTTACACTATATAATTCTGTATCAACTCCTGAAAATGCATCAAAGATTCCTTTATTAACTGACGGGATTGATTCTCCTGTATTAGTTGTGCTTATTGCGCCAACCCAAACCTCACCAATATAATTTAATGATTGGCTCCAGCCTCCGCCACGTGGGTTACCGCCAATGCCAGATATATCAAAAATTATCGAGCCGCCACTATTAAAAAAGTATCTTGCTTCTGCATAATTAGTAAATGTCGCTTTAACTTTTGCATATGCATAATCGTCCCAATTTTCCAATGGATTATCATGTTCCACTTGCACTGCACCATCTAAGATATCAACAACAATGTCAGCAGTTGTAGTATTGAATCGTGTATTTTCAATACTACTAATAAAAGAGTCAACAGTGACATAAGCGGCTGCTGGTATTTTATTACCAGCAAGTTTAAATGAACTACATAATGTATTAGATTCATCTATATGGTAAAGCCCAGCGTTTAACTGTGCTATAAGTTTATTAAGATGCAATGCTTCAATAGTTGTTGTTGGCGTAACAGGGACTTCAACTGATGCTTGACCCCATCCCTTGCTATGACTATTTTTAGTGAGTACAGCTAAATCATTGAATGCATAACTTGTATCATCAGCCCAATAGGTATGGTACTCAGCAATTAATTCATTAAATTGCTCAGCTGTTATTAACTGCTTTTGTCCTATTGGTGGGTTAGCCATACTTTATTTGGTCCCAACTACTACTTCTACTAGTCCAATACCTTCTGATGTTTTGTCCTCAAGAGCACGACCAACTATTCGATACCAATCCATATATTCTTGCATTTCATAATCTGTAGGTGCTCTTGCAACACCAGGCTCTTCGCTTGACAACAATCGTTGACCTTTTTTAACTTGTCCAATAACTTTTACTGGTACTCGGCCTTCTAATGCTACTGCCACAGAAGTACCAGTAGCTTCACTGTTCATTAAATAAGCAGGATCTGTTGACACAATACCAAATACTTCAGGATCAAATGCTGATGTTGTTTGTGTTACTTCTGCCTCGCCACCAATCTTAACTACTGTGCCTGGTGCATATGCTGCATCACTTGCGTACATTTCTGCAAGGTCAGCATATTCAGCTGTTGTTGCTGTACCGTGAAATTTAAAACCAGTTGCAGTAGTCATTGTAATTCCAGACTTGATTGATGCAAAATTTGTAACTATTTCAGCAGGATTAATACCAGCAGTGGTATTAACTGTAAAATCAGCATCTGTCGAAATAATAAACGCAATTTCAGTTAAATCAGTGCCCGACTTGTATGCCACTGTTACTACGTGTTCAACACTTACATCGTCAACTATAGTCATAGTATCAAGAGCTGAACCAGGTACTCGTTGCCATTCTTTTGTTGAACCATTTATAACACAAGAGAAATATGATTTTTCACCCTTGTTATAATAAAGTTGGCCTTCGACAGCTTTGGCAATATCTGGTACTGTATTACTTGCACAATTTTCTAACAATTTTAGTTGGTTTTCCGCAATTGATTCTCCATAGCCAAACCAATTTTTACCTACAAATGTAAGATGTGTATCAGTATTCAAAGTTCTATCTTGAACATCAATTGGTGTTGTAGTTTGATCAAAAAAGTTTATTTTATATGCCATAATTTAATTTCCCGCCCTAATACGTAATGTGTAAATCACTTGAATTTTTCTATTTGCTGCTTTTTCAATTGGATGGAAAATTAAATGAGTAATGAATTTACCTGTTTTTAGTTTCAGTCCTATTTCATCAAATACATAATCATCTTCCATATCAGTACCAGTATCATCGCTATTTTGGCCGCTTGGTTCAGTATAATCAAGCGTACTTGTGATTTTTATATCAGTATAATGTTGGCCGTTTTCATGCTCAACTGAAATATTATTTTCATTATCAAATGGCGAAACATTGACAGCTTTTATATATGTTTCATTGTATAATTCACCATCTGCACTAGTTGTATTTGGTGTATTATAAGTAATTGCACCCGTTCCAGACACCGCAGTGCCACCGTTACCATATGCCAATTTTTCAATATGGAATGGTTCGCCAGATGCTGTATCAACTGCATTAACTAAGCCGCCTGCCATAGCTTCACTCATATTTTCAAAGTTGATATGATTGTGTTTATCTAATAAAACTTCACCACTATCAGCATCTTTAATTAATACATGACCGTCCATTTCTACTGTGGATTTGTCATTGAATGTGTTGTTCATTTTTCATGTTCTCCGTTATATATATTTATGCTTAAATAGCAATGCCTTTTCCTTGATTTTTCATTACTAATGCTTCGTTACTAGTTGCCGACGGATCAACTAAACTATCGCCTGTGCCAACATCAAACATACGTGATGTTGCCATAGTTACATAGTCATTAAAATCTAACCACGGTAATTCGTTATGCATTGCAAATTCGCTTGAGCTATCAAATGGTTGTAGCACAGAAGTATCTGAAATATCTATAATTTGTGTTCCGCTAGCATGGCTACCATTAATAGTTTCTCCATTGCTATGCATAACACCTTCAATTTGGTTTCCAGTTACACCAAGATATGATATAACCTCACCGTTAATAAATGCCATACCGCCATGTGCTCTAAACACACTTGGGTCAGTAACTTCAATAGTAGTAGCAGTTCTTAAAGTATCTGCTGAAACTGTTGTGGCTTTTGCATCTTCTAATCCAAATGCTGCTAGTCTATGATCCTGTCCTATTACATATACATATGTACGTGAATCATTATCTACTGTAGCACCTGAACTATTTGTTATTACTTTAAAACTTGCTGATTCATCAATGATACCATTGTATGTAGATCGTCTCGCTACACCACTAGTGATATTATAATTAGCTGGGATATCAAATCCGCCGCCGTTGATGCTATCAACTGGAGTTGACGTAAAGTCACCACCGTCTAAAACTGGTATAGCATATGCCGCGAAGGTTGTACTGTATGTTTCTACATCAGGACCAAATTCATCATTTATTTCATCTTCATACTTGATTTCTATAAATTTATTTACTGACTCTTCAGTAACATTTATTTCTGCAATATCTAACACTCGATATTTGTCAAATACTGTTTTAATTTTTGTATGGAATGGCTTAACTTCGTTAATAAATCCTTCAAAAATATCTACATTATTTTTATACAAGCGTTTTGGTAAACGATGTGATTGATTAGAAGTATTAATAGTAGTATCAATATTCAATTTAATAAATGTTGTTTTATAGAACCAATCAACTTGTGTATGCAAGTTAGCAATATATCTAACTATACCAAAGAAGAAATTATTAAAGTTTTCTAAATAACTATCAATGAATAAATCATTTCTACATGCTTCTATAATATAATGTACATATCCACTTGGATCATGATCCCAAATACCATCCCAGCTTTGCATATCCCATGCAAATAAATTATTTCGATTCCATATTAAATCATTGAATTGAATGGTTGCATTTTTCTTTTTAACTAAATTCCAGCCAGTTCCTGACCATTGATACGTTGCTTCTTTTTGTAAGTTAGTACTAGTACAAACGGTTGATGGACCAACAATTACAACACTGTGCTTTGACGTATCAATATTAAGTAAATCATTATAAGTTGCTACACTGGCAGTGGCTGAAACTTCATTTGCCGCAAACGCTTGAGTAATATAATCAGCATAATGCCAAACTAAATTCATATCCCATCCAGAATCTTGAACCCATTCTGAACCAGTACATCTATATAATGTTTCAGTTTCAGTATTATAAAAACTCTCGCCTTGAAGATTATTATTAATTGGGTCCCAGTTAGTTGTCTTATAAAGTTCGAACTCTGCAGATGTTCCTGTTTCAGCATCTGCTGGAATGTCATAATAAATTTTTGTTAATGTTCGATCCCATTTACCATCAAGGTTGTCTACTATATTTTGATGAATCAATAATCTATTAATAATATCAACCGCTTCTCGTCTAGCATCTAAAGTATCTTTAAACCATGCTTGACTGTGTTTAACACCTGGATATTTATATTGTATACTGCGGTTATCACCATATCGGTTAAACTCATGCAATGTTTTATCTGGTAATGGATTATTAGTAATTCGCTGTGTACCAACTAGATTATCCTGTAAACCTATATAGTAATAATCTGGAATTAAATCACTAACTTCACTAATAGCAGTCCAACTACTATGTGATGCTAAATCTGGCTTGACGTTAACTTGTATAACACTGTTTACATCATTTACATAATATGCTATATTATTCATTATAAATTTATATTGCGATATTGCTGCTGCCCATGGAATACCACTTGATGTTGGATCATTGATAATAGCAGCTATATTAATAGTTGCTAATGTTTTGTCAGTACTTGTAATTGTGTTTTTATTTGCTACCCAGAAATAATATACTGTGTCGTAACGACTAAAGTGATCGTTCCATACTGTATCTTCGGTATAATAATCTATGTATTCACTTGTAGCTTCATCATAAATTCTATATGCTTCACCAGATGCAATTGTACCATAATGATCGTTGCCAGCAGCTACTTCATTTTCCCACTTGTCTGGTGTTACTGTTGATTTTGTCCATTCATATATATCAACGCTACTTGTATCTGCTTGCTTGCCCCAATTGTTTGCTGCATAATTCGCATCACCCTGTTTGTAATCAATATAAAATACTGTGCTTGTATCCCACCAAATTTTACCAACTTGATCATTGGTCCATGCATTGCGTTGATTAGTATTATAATTAGTGTCATTAGACATATTGTAAACTGCTATATCCACTGGATATTTAAAGTCAATTTCACGATCAGCTACACCTGGAATAATTCCTTGTAGTGGATCAAATAATTCTAATTCAATAACTGTTTTCTGTTTGGCTGCATCATATAATCTAATATTTTCCAATACACTATTATCAACATATGTAGTGGTTGAACGATTTAATGTCACAGTGCCGTCACCATTGTACAGGTAACTGTATGTGCCAGGTGTTGGTGTTGGATCTGCACTTTCTGTTACCCATATTCTATCACCAGTAGCAAAGTTATAATCACTATTAGCAATAGCCATTGCTGAAATCATATCAGCATATGTGTTAAATCTTGCATTTCTGAATACAAATACTGCTTCAGCTCGCCCGTCTGTTTCAATAAATCTGTCAATGTAAAAACTATTAATATCTGTGGGTTCTAATGCAGTAACTTTATGTATACCAGATATTGTTGGCGTCGAAGTAGTATTTAATAACATCACATAATCGCCAACATTAACTGCTGATCTTGAATATGCATCATTACTACTATTAAATAATGATATCTTAGCATCATTACCATCAGAACTTATATCGCCAGCGTCAATAGCTGCCCAGGCTGGAATACGTTGTGATTGTAATACATTCCAACTACTAAAGCTTGCTGTTATATTATTAATTGCTTTTCTTTCCATTTTGCTATCGTTTAAAATCCATGCATTAAACAATGCAGTATCTTCTGAAGATATATTAGTCCATTTCATTGGATCAAAACTATTACTAGTATTATCCGAGACACCCAGTATTCCAATTGGCAAGCCAGCTAATGAATTAAAGGATGTATCGCCTATATCCATTTGAACATCGACACCACTGTCTTTTTGTATTACAATACGATTAGTTACTACTTGGGCTGTTACACCAGGAATCATAGCTAAATTAATGTCTGCTACTACTTCAGCAGCCGTCGAGTCAGTTGGTTGTTCCCAACTTGATCCAATTGCGTATGCGCTTAGTAAACCAAGTAATACCTGTGCTGTGCCACCAAAAGTTAGTTCACTACTTGCACCAAGTCCACTTGATGCTAATTTTGTAATTTGTATACTGTTGGCACTAGTGCCAACACTGTATGTGGCAGATGGTAGGGCAGCAGCAATTTGACCTTCAATATATGGCAGGTCTTGTAATGCATCTTGTACTACCCAATGGGTAGTTACATTATATGTACCAGCTACTAATGCCATAGCACTGTTACCAGATGCTGTATCAATAGTCAATGGATCATATGACCCTGGATCAGTTGGATCAACACCAGTTGTTCTAGTAATAGCAATTCTAGCAGGATTTGACTCATGATCAACAGCAGCAATAGATAATGCAGTAAGACTACCGTTACCATTTATTGCAGCTTTTAATTGTGTACGACTAATATAGTATGGCTTAATATAATCAACTGTTACTGTATCACCAACAATTAATGCAGGTGTTGTAGTAATTGTTTCATTCACATCATCAAATTCAGCAGTATACGGGCCACCAGTATTACTGCCTGGATATGTTGCAGTAATTTCATGCATGGTATCCATTGGTTCATTTGGGCCAACTAAGTTATAAGTGGCAGCACCAGTGCCAGTAACTACTTCATTTTCATCAGGACTTGGTTTTGCTCCGGCTGCTTGTAAGTCAACAGATACAGAATTAATTGATAAAACTAATCCAGTAACATCAACAGCACTGTCATGATCTGCAATTTGCGTAGTTACAGGGACGCCGCCATAAGCTGCACCAGTGTCAACTTCTTCAACGGTTTCTTCTTTCGTTAAATCTATAACAATTGAACCATCAACTATTAACTGCTTATCGCCAGTCCATGATGGATTTAATTCTGTGCCTGTTGCTACAATATCTGGATATGTAGTTACGGTTTTATCAAACCAAATATCTATACCATCAATAGTTGCGCTTGCTGGACTAGGTGATGCTGCATATGGAAAACTAACACTACTTATATCTAATACACCTTGTGCTATAATATAATCTGCTAATTCATTATATCCAATATAGTCAACAGCACACTTATATAATATACCATCTTTTCTTATTAAGTCATTAAATTTCCAACTGCGTGAGCCACTCCACGTCGGGATAGTAGCATAATCAGCAGTCGAATTATATATTTCAGCAAATGAATCCATTGTACTAGCGATATAATCATATTCATCAATTTTTAAATCGCCAGCTTTGCGTTGTGTAATACCAAGTTGATCGAATGGAACCATATTAAATTCTGTATCTATTTCTTTGTTAACATAGTCAAGACTCAAGTCTGCCAAATCAATTATACTAGGATTATCAGTAACTTGAGTACTTTTAATTTTTATCTCTGTTGATTTGTTACGTACTGTATCACCAAAATTACTGCTATTAAACATCCAATATTCAGTAACATCAACGTCACTTTGTCCTTGGTTAATAACTGAACTTCGGTTAAACTTATCTACAACACTGTTTGTTCCTTTATTCTTTAAAACACCCTGCATAAATTTATTAACAACATTTTCTGGTAAATCAATATTTTTAATCCAGTTAGTTGCAGTTATGCCCAGTGTCATTCGTTCTAATCTAGCTACATCGTCATTAAATTTTGTAGTATTAAAGTCATATAAATCATTCATGTCAGCAGCAAGAGTATCGAAGTTTTGTACAATACTAGTATCGTTAATTAAGTAACCAGGTGCATCTTTTCTGCCCTGCCAATCACGTGTACGTTGTCCAAATAGTTGTAATCGTTTTTGTTGACTGCCAAGTACTGTATCAAAAATAACTTCATTAAATGTTGTTTTGTTATTAAACAGTATGCCATGATAATATCTAGTTAATCCCACTGTAACACTGCGAATAACATCAACTGTATTTGTTTCAACGTCTGCATTCCATTCACTATTGCTTAATTGTGTTTGCGGCAACTCTGCTGGTCTGTATATAGTGTTACCATAATCATCAGTAGTTAAAATGCCACTTGTACTTGCTAAGTTAGATGCACTTGTCACATTTACAATAGTTTCATTTGATTCAGTTGATTTTGGATTAATTGATGACGGATGAATTGTTACTGTGTCATTTAATCGTGTGATACATAAATTATCAATAGTAACATCTACTTCATTGCCATTCTTATCTACACCTATTATGCTATTAATATTGCCTGGCAAACTACCAAATGGTAATATTGAATATTCAGTGCTGGAGAATGAAACAACTTGGCCAATTTCACTAATATATGTTGTGTCTACACCTGCTTGGTTTGCCCATGTCACAGCTTCGTTTGCAATGCCTTCACCAGACACTTGTAAACTAAAGCCCATTGATTCTAGATAATGCGCATATCCACGTATAAAGTTATAAACATCTTGAATGCGTGTTAATTTTGTATCAAACTTCAATATACTAGGCGTTTTTGCAAAATGCTTAAATTTCTGAACTGTTAATCCATTTGATAATTCAACAAGATCAAATTCAACACCATATGGTTCATAAAACACAAACTCTTGACGATGTCTACTATATCCATCAATAACAAATCCATTGGATACTTTTTTAAACTTAACACTACTTGCTGTTATTAATTGTTCTGTCAAACCGCCATGCATGTTTATCGTGTAATCATTACTGCCCAATGTATAAGCACCAGTGGCACTACTTTCACTTTTAACAGTAATTAATGATTTGTCTGTAAATCCAGCCAATGGCTGCATTAAATGTGTTTCTAAACTTGCTAATCTTTGGCTGCGGTCAAAATCTGCACGGCTGCGCAATTTATTATTATGCATTATCTGATCAATGCCTTTGAAGAATTCATAATCATCTTCAAATTCTATATCAAATTGTGCTTGTGGCCATTCTTGACCAGCTGGTGGTGCGTAACCAGTTGGGAATACTAATATAATATTTGGTAAACTAGTATAACCAGAACCGCGTCGAGTTAATTCAACGCTCGTTAGTACACCACTGTGAATGTTTAGTTCAGCTTTGGCAGTATCTTCATGAGCTGTACCGCCAACAAATACAACTGTGGTTGCAGCTGGTACAACCGTATCATTAGTACTAAGTATCTCCACGTTTTTAATCTGCTTGCCAACAGATTTGCCATGGAATGCCATATTTGTATTTGAAAATTGTGTTTCTGTATTTTTATTAACTACACTGCCGTCTGTAGAACTAAAATAATCACTTTCGCCTGGCTGGAAAACTTGCAACCATGTATTACATGGGTTTAGTTTCATAACTGCATCAAGTATTGCTGCTGCTCCTAACGGAGTTTGTCGCCATTCATATTCAGTTGGGCCGACATCACCAAACACAAACAATTGTGCTGCATCTACTGCTGGCGGTGTTCCTAATACAATATCTGGCGACACAATTTCACCTAAAATATTCACAGGGGCCTTTGTTGCCCAATCCCAATCTATTCTTGCATATTTTGGGTTTTGTATAATTGGTTCTCCAGGTTCGCTTATAATACCATAAGTTAATGCGTTAATTAAATTAGCACGTTTGGTTGTATTTGTCCAGTGATAATGTGTAGACCACCAAATTGGTTCTTCACCAAATCCAAGCATTTCCCATGGAGCAATTTCTGGTCGATCAGTAGCAAATAATAATGCATAAGCACCGCGCCAGTGTCCAGGATAATTGTCATTTAGTTTTCCAGGTGCAACCAGAGTGCTATAATTCCAAGTAAATGGATCAAGTGCATCATAATAATTTTCAATATTTAATTCTGTATTACCTGTATTCTTTTGCCATTCTTTAAAAAATCTTTCAATATAATCATCAATAGTATGCCTTGTAAACCATGTGCCTTGAGAAATTGTTGGCATAAAATGCGAGTGCGATACTGTTGATGTTCTTGATATATTATTCCATATTCTTAATTCAAGTTCATATAATACTGCTGACGCAGCATCAAATTTTGGATTTGACGGATCGGAAATATTAACATTCTCTATTCCTGTGTCATGATAGTATCCATCATGACATATAATATGTGTTGTCCCATTATTAAATATGTTAGGCTCAATAACTGTGTCTAATCCGAGTTTTGCTAAACTAGCTGGGATATAACAATCATCTAGCGCATTGTGTTTGTAAATATGCAATGTTACATCTTCACCATTGGTGAAGTCTGTTTTACTAGTAGTAACTTTAATTAACCCTGATGCAATTGTATAATCACTATTTTCTTTTAATAGTCGAAATACTCGTGTATTATTACTATAATGATTATCTTCTATATAAACATTAATATGGTCTTTAACATATACATCAGCATTAATATTAACATCTATTCCATATTCACCACCAATTGCATCATATATTATTACTTGGTCACATGCCAATTTTCCAAATGCCATGTTTGATTTACGATGTAATTCTTTGCCTTTATTATTTTCAGTTAGTTGACTAATAATTAAATTTGTTAACGATTTAATATCTAATGTTGAATTGCTACTATACATTCGTTTTGCTTGCGCTACTAAACGATTTCTAAATGCATACCACTCTTTGGCTTGGTTTTTTATACCTTCAGTCAAATCTAAATTTTTATTTGCATATGTATAATCATGAATAATAGGACTACTATCTGTAATATATATTGTTCCGCCTAATGTATTTGTCTTTGGTATATAATCATAATTATTATTACCATATGCTGCACCATCAAAACCTGGCTGGTGTTGTATTAAGCTAATCCAATGATTAAATGTTTCACCAATGGTGAAATCAGTTAATTTTTCATTTGTTGGATTATTAACTATTGATTCTGGAACGATAGTCTCGCTGTTAGGGGTATTACGATAATATTCAATGTCAATAATATGATTCTCGCTTGCATCTAATGCGCTGCCTGAAATAGTAATTTCAGTACTTGTAGCTGAGTAATCTGAATAATTAATCTGTTGTCCATTTATGGTAATATGAAGATGTTGTTGTGCATACTTTTCGTGTGATGCTGTAATTATTCTTACTTTTCTATTTGTTCCATTTGCATACCATAATACATATTTGTCCTCGTCTGGCAATGTTACACTATGTTTATTGCCAGTGACTACAATAGTTACTTTACCATCAAGACTAGTACCAGTAATAACTGATTCGCCCGACGGGTCAGTTGGATCAACCTGTAAAAACTGTAGTGACTGGTCTGCTGATACATCGTAAAAATCAATAGTTGTATTTTGTTCTACTGTTAAAGGTGTACGAATACTTTCATTGTATATTTTATTATTGGTAACTTCAAGCAATGCGGGTTCACCATTTCTTTCAAAATATTCATAATGTAGTACTGGACGCCATTCACTTAGCGGCAAATCAATAGTAATATCTGTCTTTGTAGTATCAGTTTCACCAATTTGTTTAAGTGCCCATTCTAAATTTGTATTTTCATTTAATGCTGCTGTGCCTCCAGATACAAATGCACCTGTAACACCACTGTTAATCGTAAAAGTGGTTTCTGTTGCAGCAACTATAGTTGCATTCATTAAATTATATTGGTTTGGTGCCATGCCTGTAATATTAATAGTCCATCCAACTTTAAAATTATTATCAGCTAGAAATACAATAGTTTGACCATTGCCAGTGGCGCCTGTAATAGGTGCTGAAGGAATATCTGGTCCACTGATTATTTGTAATTTTGTTTTAGCACCAACTGGAACTGTTGATGGTATATAGTTATTAAAACTTTTGCCGCCTGTGAAGTCATAAAAATAATTACCTAATATCTCTACTTCAACATTATTTTGATATTCTTGTGTATAATATCTTTCACTGTCAATATAGTTTGTAAATTCAACTTCACTTGTTGTACCAATATCCTTGTATGATGGAGCAAAGCCCAATTCAGTGTCAACCGCGCCGGTTCCAGTTTTATAACCAAATATATAGTTGCCATTAAATGTACTCTCACTATATGAATCTAGCCAGTTTGCTTGATAATCTTTTAATCTAAATAACGGTCTGGTGCTTGGCGTTACCATTGTTTGTATTAATGTGATGACATCATCTTTCCACTGGAAATCGTAACGACTATAATCAGCCTGGTCACCGCTATAGTAATCATGCCCAATGGTCCAATAATCGCCGTCGGCCAGTGTAGTAGATGGTGTTAAACTAATACCATCTACATCTATCGTGTATATTGTATTATATGACTCTTGTATTGCATTTGTTGTTTTAATAATAACCTTTTCGCCTGCTACCCATGAACCAACATTTAATATCGGACCTAATGGCGAAATATCAGATAAATGTTCTAATCCAACTTGCCAATGTACTACATTATGGTGTGTACCAGAAGCAATATCCCATAATAATAAATTTCTATCAAATTCAATAATATTACGCTTTGCGTTTTTTGTATTATTACTCCATTCAAGTAAAGGAATTGATGGGTCAGCCTTGGCTAATAAACGCAATGCATCTATATGCATCCAGCGGTTTGCACGACTAAATCCAGATACAAAATCGTCATTGATATTACAAACCGTATAGCTTTTATCTTCCCAAGGTACCTGTACTCCGCTATAAAATTTAGTAAACGGTGTTAAACGCGATATGTTACTTTCTGAACGGAATTTAATTTTTTTGCCTACGCCACAAATAACATACGTATGATTTGTGATAGCTGGATCAAACCCTGCGCCAATAAATTGAACTACCATACCGTTATATAATTCAATAGTACCGCTTTCCGTTACTGTTGGCCCATCAACTATTTCATATGGAAGTTGACCATTTATTACGTTATCAAAAACGTCAATAGGATTATAGTTAGTGTATGTAGTATTTGTCAGTGTAATTATTGCAGGTGCATCTAAAATTTCTGGACACCAGTAATACTGGCTAAAGTTAATAAATTTATCCACATTAATTGGAGGATTAAACATATATGAGCGTGTATTATATGCTGCATTATAATCATAATCATTGAATTCAAGTTCGATACGATCTTTAATTTGATCCCAGCTAATGCTTTCTGTCATTTCACCACTATCGTCTTTTGCAACAATAGTAGGTTGCATATGCGTTAATTGATTTGTATTTAAATATAAATCATTAACATCATTTAATTCTTGTCCCGTTGCAGCGCCCACATATGCATTAATGTCATCCAGGTCACCCTTGCTTATCATTAAGTCAAGACTAGCATTTAACCATTTTTCATTTAAACTACTTTGAAAAACTCCTGGTAAAAACGTACTTGATTTAATTTTATCTAAAGCACGTGTACCAGCTCTGGTTTTGTTTAAAGCAGTTACTATTTTCTTTGGTTTAAATGTCATAATTAATTTCCTGTAGCCTTAATATTTTCGCTTGTAATTTCACTAACAATTTCAATGTCGGTTAATGAAACATCTGGAATAAACAATTCATCACTCATTGGTGTTATTTGGAATAGTTTACCAAACACACTGTTTGCACTTTCTGGTACAATAACAAAGCTGCTTATCTCGCCAGCTAATTCTTTATGTACATATGCTGCTAATTCTGTAAAGTAGAATGTTTCACCAAAGTCCCAATTATCAAGTGTAAAGAAACTGTAAATTGATTCTACAATACGGCTTTTAATTTCATTATCTGTAATAGATGATGTTGGCGACGTAATTACACTAAATGATGCACGAGCATCTTCAGTTGCTTTTATGCCAAATAATATTTTATATTTTACTGGATTATATATTACTGTGTCACTTAGTGATTTTTTGTCAGTAATTGTATTAAATTGTGCTGTTAACTCATTTGTTGTTGGAGCTAGTGGTGCATCTAATAGATTATTATCAGTTTTAATTAACCAATTTCTAAATTCAGTGTCATAGCTTCTTGTCAATACAAATGCATCAATAATATTACTAAAGCCTGGATCAATTATTTCATTATTGTCAGGTACATGTGTCCATTCAAATCGTAAATTTGTCATTGACGGTAACTCATTAGCTATGTTATAATATACTTCTGGGTTGTCAGGTCTGCCATCATTGTCACCATCTTCAAGAACTAAATTTACACTGTTACTATAAAAAATGCCATTGTTGTCATAATTGTAACCATAAATGTAAAAATTACTGTACTCAACATTATTAATCACTACTGAAACATTATCACGCTTTTTCTTCTTAGTGTGATAATCTAAGTTATATTCATTTGTAATATTTGTAAATTCAATTTGATCACTTGTAATTCCGTATTTAACAACACGTGTAGATATATCAAATGCAGGGTCGTTTGAAGTACAATAAATTAACCAACTGTCGATTCCTTCATTTGTAAACGATAATGGAAAAGCATCAGTTTTAATTTGAGATGTTACTGGTAATGTAGCAAACGCTTGTAGAACATGATCATAATAAATTATAAAGTCAGTTTTAGCTTCAAATTTAGCAATAATATCATCTCGCTCAGCAGTTGTAAATTTTCTTGGGAATGGCATATAAGCCATTGTCAATGTATGTACTGTTTTAATTTCAGTATCAAAAGTAATTGCGCCTGCGCCACGATGATTTAAACCGCTTGAGGTACCATTGGCATTATCTACACCAAGACCATCGTTGCTAATATTTGATACTTTTGCCCATGTTACTGTACCAGTAACATCTTCAGTTAGTTTAACTAACGAGCCAACTTGTATATTTTTCATAAAGCCAGTAGCATTACTTACAATTACTGGGGCATCGTTCACAAAATATCCACTGGTATTGTCAATTGGTTGCCATTTATATATAGTTGCATCACTAGCTTTATCAGTTTCAAATGTTGTTTTCCATTTATGATAATATAAATTTACCAATTCTTGATTATTCAATAATGGACTAATAAAACGATCAAACATATCTCGGGCTGTCAAATTATTAGTATTGTCTTCAATTATTGTTTCACTGACAGTGATTGTACCATCTGTTGCAAAAAGACGCAAATTGGTATATTTACCAGTCGGATCTGTTGGATTAATGTAACGACTGTGTCCGCTGTGTGTGCGGTTTACACTTTTTACTTTAGCAATTTGTTCACTTTGTGTAATTAAATAATTATTATAGTCTTGTGCTGTAATCATGCGATTTTGCGCACTGTATGCACGTGGCGCATTCTGTTTAATACTGTCTAAACTTTCACTGCTACTAGCATTAGTTACATTTGATTGCAATAGTAAGCCAACAGTAACAGTATATGTGTTACCATCAATACCTTGGTATTTGATGTTTATTGATTTATTACCAATGTCATCTGGGCGCAATGCATATGTTTGATTGAATCCTGTACGATACCAAACACGAATAATACCTTGTGGCAAGTTACCAAAACTTTCATCTGGAAACATTACACTAACTTGGTTATCTGCTCTAGTTTTAACAGCAAAAATATTTCGTTCAGTATGAATAGTATCATTATAGATTTCATTGAATCCGTATACACTTTCAACACTAGTCCATTTTGTAATAACATTGCCTTGATCGTCAATAGTTTCAACCCATACATCACCATTGTTAATATCGTTAACATTGACGTCTAGTGTTAAGCTACTAATTGGGCTATTGATATTAAAGTCTTTAAAGCTAAGTGAGCCTTGTTTAAATCCTGCAAAGAAGCCTGTATTGGAACTACCCAATCCACGGCCATCATTTTTATAAACTAAACTAAAAGCATTAGCTGGATCAGGTGTATTTTCAAATAATACACCGCGTTCAGTATTATAATCCAAACCTATAATGTTAAATGGTTTACTTGTTCCTTGTGCTACACCAGTAAATTCAAAAACAATTTGATTGTTTAAATTGTTTAAATTGTAAAAATGATGTTCAACACCAGAAATAGATGCAGTTTTTCTCGGATTACCAAATTGGTTATTAATATTAAACACTGCGTTCATTACAGTAATAAAGTCATCAATTGTATCATTTGAACTTATGCTTTCATAGCGTAATGTTTTACCTGCTAATGTATTACCATCGCTGCCTAATACACCTTCATTAGTTTTAACACTAATAATTTTAAGTTGACCAGCTGCTGGAATATTACGGCGAGGAATATATCCCAAAAATTCAGCTAGTTTAAATACACTATCTTGTCGTTGTGCTGTACTTAAAAAGTTATTACGACTGTTTAAGTCATTTCTAAATGCAAAGTTATGTCCAAACTGTGCAATTACATCAAGTAATGCTACAAAGTCACTACTTTCAATCCAATCATTGAAATTCTCTGGGTATTGAGCTTGAATATATGTGACCATGCTTTCGCGAATCGTATCAAAATCAAATGCTTTAAAGTTAGCATTAATATACGAATCATAAACAGCCATATAATCTTCAGCTGCAAACATCCTCACCTGCCTATTTTGCTGCGCCATATTATAAGTTATCCGTTTCTGTTTGTTCCCTCTGGAACTCTATGTAAATTGTTTCGACTTGATTTAACGGAATGTATTTTACATTCACTGAAACATTGACCGAATATGTATCTTCAGTAACTTCAATATTATCATCTATTAATTCAAATCGTGGATCATAATCAATTACCTCAATGACTTCATCTCTAATTGATTGAGCTACAAACTCATCAATTGGTTGAAATAAGTAATAAGGAATATTTGTCCCAAACTCTGGGTTGCTCCATTTCTCGCCTTTTTTAATGCTGAAATGGTTTTCGAGATCCTTCTTAGCGAGTTCTAATCCGGTTAGAGTTACGCTATTACATGATCGTAAGGTATTTGATGATCCAATTATTATATCTGCCATAGTTGTATTTATGACAAAAATTAAATACATAGTTAATGAATTGCTCATTAACCATGTACTTAATTAGTTTGGTGTTATTACTAGACGTTCTTCTGGCCATTTAAGATAAAGTTGCCAATTCTCGTCTGGAATATAAAGATCAAACGTTTTAGCTTGACAATTTATATCGTGATATTTTGGTTCGACTGGTTTATTGATTGGTTTTATTAGTTTTTTACCTTTATATGAATTACAAGATTTGCAAGAAGCTACACAATTCTCCCAAGTAGTGCCGCCACCCATTACTCGCGGTATGACATGGTCAATTGTCAAATCTTCAAATTTAAATCGTGTATTACAATATTGACATATAAGCCCATCGCGAATAAAAACATTTCGGCGTGAAAATTTTACTCCAGATGGAAGTTTATGATATTTGCTTAAAATCATTACGCTTGGCTTTGGCATACTAAATTTAGCACTATGTAAAATATCATTTTCATAACTATGTAATATGCGTGATTTATCTTGGAAAAACAGCTTAACAGCGAGTTGCCAATTCACTGTACTTAATGGTATTAAACTTAATGGGTAACCGTCAGCATTTAATATTAATACTCTGTCTGCCATAACTTATTTCCCTTGACTTAAAATTCCTTATACTATTATATTATTTTTAACTATATTATTACTATTTACATAATCTACCAATTGGCGTTTTCTTGGCTGTGTTAATCCAGGTAAAAATCTCGATGTCTCAACAAAATAAACAAATTCACATTGTTGCTTGGCTAAATTGTCTGTTAACCGTAAATATTCTGCTTTAATATGACGCAATCCTTTTAATTTTAACATTTCTCGCGGGGTATGTCTACCATAATTCCCCATCATCATAATTTTAGCTTCTGCTTGAGATCTACTGCGTCCATTAGTATTATGAATCATTGCAGTTGCTACACGATCCCAATCCTCATTTTCAATATAGCTTTTAATATTAAAACTAGCTACACTTGATCCAACTTTATCCCATCTGCCACTAAAGTGGTATAAACTTACTAATGCATCATATTTGTTTTGTGATAATGCAGTTAACGGGAAGAATTTTTTAAATTCTCGTTCACTAGTCTTAAACTTATCAATCCAATGACTATACGCTTCTGATTCTAACATATTATACGCAGAATTAATACCATTCTCGGTACCATATCCAATATTATGTTTTCCATTGCTTGTATGTTTAAATGGAATATACGGTGTTTGTCGCAATGCAAAATTTAATAATTCATTACTAGTTTCTAATTCATTTAATGGGATTAATGATTCTGAGAAATTTGGATCTTGTGGATACCTAGTAAAATCAATTACCATTGCATCAGTTATTTGTGTAGGTACTACAACATACTTAGGCATTAGCTTGGTTTCCCCTCTCCAGTTGTAAATTCTTCTTGTACACCAGGCACTCCAAGATACGGATGCTTTTCAGGTACTCGACCAGCAACACTTTGAGATACACCTTTATTTTCTGGTAAACCACCAGTTACTGGAGGTTCAGCTGATGTTGATGAGTTCATATAAATCTTCGAAGCTGTTTCTTTATGATTGGTTGCATTTATATTAGTATCGCCTTCAGCTTTTACTTTTATATCTGTGCCGGCTGCTATATTAATACCTTGGTCGGCTTGCATATTAATATTGCCTTCTGCATGCATATTAATATCTTCAGTAGTAGCAATGCTAAAGCTATCAGTACTAAAAATATCAATATTTCCATTTGCATTCATTTCAATATGTGCGGTTCCTTCTTGGTTTGTAATAAACACAATGCCTGTTGAATCATCCAATAATACTTGAGCACCACCAGGCGTTCTCAATCGAATGTTAGTACTTCCGCTTCCATCTGCTGCTCCATCATCCATTGTTAACACTGCGCCGCCTGGCGTTGTGAATCCAGTAACTCTACTTGGTGATTCTCGCCTGGCACTACTCATACTATGGCCACGCACAAAATCGTTATCAAGACCCTGCGTAGCTAATTGATCTGTTCGTGTTTGATTAAGTGGTTTACTTATTGAATCAGTATCGTGTGGATTTTGTTCTGCTACAGGTCCAATGGAACCATCTTTATTTTCACCACTAGCATTACCGCCCATATTGTGATTACTTACTGACGTCATAAGGCCGCCAAGTAATACTGGTTGTGATATACCTGCGCTAAATTGTACCATAACTGGTGTACCAATTGCTGGAGGAGGTGTCCACATTCCAAAACTACTTGGTGATTGATCTTCTACGCCAACATTTTCACCACTTAGGTTTGTGTTGGTTATGCCGCCCATTGGTGTCATCATTAATGCACTATATGTTGCATCACTTTCAAATTCACCTATAGTTACACTAACTTTACCAGTACTAGTAGCATCTACATTGTCAATGACTCTGGCAATATACATGCCGTCAGGCAACGGTTGTCCAGAGTTATTTGTTCTAACACTTTCCGGCGGTAGTTGTGTTCCTGATATTCTTCTTTTGCCTGCCATAATACTTCCTTATAATTGTTGTAACATATTTTTAACTAAATCTGATGTCAACTTATTTACTTTTATTGTTTCTAGATTCTGCGTAAACTTGCCACCTTGGAATCTATTACTGATGTTATTAACTCGGTAAACTCCACTAGTAACATGATCAAATCTACCACGTTGTTGATTTGTGGTAGATGCTATATTTTGACTAGGCAAAAAGTTAATAAATGCCATCATTAAATCACCCTTTGCTGGTTTGTCAGTACTTGTGTCAAAAATAACTTGGCCTGTGTTGTTGCTATCAATGCCTTTCGTCATCTGTGCTGGTTGTGTTTTGTCAATTGTTGTTGGAAATGCAGCACTTGCTCCAAGCCAAAACGGATCACCAACAATTTCAATATTTAAATTCTGAAACCCTGCTTCTGTTGCAACTTGCTCTAATTGCTCTGCCGTACTACCATCCCCAGCGCCTTGCGTAGTTGATTGATCAACTACCATTGTTGAGCTAAATTCAGCAGCATGATGATGTATAGGCACTGTGTTTTGTTGTGATGGTGGTGTAGACAATGCATGGGCTGGATTTACCGCAGTTGTTTGTGATGTAAGTGGCATAAATTGACCACCATCAATAGTTTTTGTATTAAATGATGGAGGCAATGTTGTAAAATATTGAGCATTTAATGTTAAATCAGCTTCTAGTACATCTGTATTTTCGCCAGTGTATAAAAAATCATAACGCTTGTAAATAAATGGCGACATATTTTTTAATAGACTATTTTGCACTCTAACATTTGAACGATTTGCCGGTTCACGTGTCATATGCTGTGGATTATCTGTAAATGTTGTTCCTAAACTAATATTAATATTAACTATTTGTACTATTTGATTTGTTAAGGTGTCAGTGTCTTGTGTATCAATTTCAACAGATCCAGATATAATAATTTTAGGAATACCATCTTCCCATGCTGCGGCATTTCGTTCGTCTGCCAAGTGCGGGATTTCACCATTTAATTTTTTGTATAGGTAGGTAATAATATTAGTATTACCTTGAATTGTATCTGATATTGCCGTAGAGTCAACTTGGCCAGCGGCCATTGTAGAACTATCCTCTACACCTGTCATTACTTTCGATAATAAATCTTTCATACTATGATCATAATTAATCTTCCAGTGTTTATGAATAATTTCAACATTATCGCCAGTGGTGGCTGTTCGTAATGCTACTTCATTTTCATTTAATGAACTTTCAAGATTAACTAACAAGTCGTTAACAGTTTTAATTCCGTCTATTTTTACTGAAGTAGGTGATCGAGCTATATCCAAGGCTTGGCGATCACGTGGATATAAATTAAGATTATATACCGTGCCCTCGACACCAACTCGTGCTGTTATAGTTTCTAATGCCAGTTGGTAATATATTGTATTAGGGTATGTCACTGGTTTCCCAGTGTACGGATTACGACCTTTAAATTCTAATTTTAAAACAAATCTTGAATTTTGAAAACTCTTGTATCCGTAATTTACAATATTTGTATACATGGCTTCGTATAATTCAAAACCCAAAACTTCATGTATATCTAATTGCACTGCTGACGCTTGTGTCCAGGCAGTGTCGCCTCTGCCGCCAAATGCCTGTGTTGTTATTGCAACATTATCAATACCAAATCCAGCAGTATGGCCGCTTTGTGCAATCAACCATGCACGATCAGATTTTAGTATTGCGTCATCATTTTTAAGTAATTCTGGATTATTAAAAACAGCGTCAGTTACCAAATAAAACGAAAAATTATAGGTAGGTAAATCCACCTTGTTTAACCAGTTATCAGTTACACCATTCATTAAATAAACCTGTCAGGTACTTGTATTGTTAATCCTGCCTTAAAATCAATTATAGGGTCTTGCAAAAGGTCTTGATTAAATTCTGCAAATACCCACCATAACTTGGCATCTCCATATCTATCGTATGCCATTAAATCTGGGCGCATATTATATTTGTTCTCAATCTCAATTTCAAGTAATGTATGTGAATCATCATGGCTAATATTACTTTCGTAAATATCAAGATATTTGTCATCAATTATTAAAGTGTTTCTATATAAACTACTTGGGTGATATTTTATATCTGCCATTACATAAATCCTCGTTTCAACAATGAACCGTCACGATATTGTCCAGCGTTAAACGTATTTCTAACATTTACTGGTCGTTGCTGTACTTGTAATTCTATACTTGCAAGAAATAATGCAGGTACACTTACATCAATTCCATTCTGCGTCAATGATACATAATCTATATCTTCTGGCAACGTATAACTAAAGCCAGTAAGTATTACTGGAACATTTTTCATATTTAATTCACCAAATGCACTAAATTTTAGTACTGGTGGTGGTACGCCTGGATTACCGCTACTTCTTCCAAATTCGCCTTTTGTCATTGATTTAAAAAAATGTAGTGCGGCTGCATTATATTCTGCATCATCATGTGTTTGTGATGCAAATTGTGCTGTTAAACTAATACTTGGGTTACGGGTATTGACCCAATAGTTTGCCTGGTAAACGCTATGTGCAACATCATATGTTCCATAATTAGCTTGGTGACTAACTTGAATCGTTGGAGAATAAGGGAATACTACACCACCAGTCTTAGCCAATGGTGCTAGTGCGCCCTCTAATGACACTCCATTGACAGTTAATTTAACTTTATGACTGCTTGGTACACCGCCGCTCATGATGAAACTCGCTCCACTATAATATCAAATACTTCTTGATCAAATTTACCAAAGAAATTAACAAATGTTTTTTGTTTTTCTTCAATAGCTAATTCTGGATTTGCCATATCGTTACGGAAATCTGTTGCACTCATGCCACCTTTTTCAATTGGCATTTCAAGTAAGTATGCACGGTTTATGTCACCATTTTCTGTGTATGATTCCATTGCACTTAAATCTTTTGGCAATGGATGTATTGTTGGTGAACTTTTCAATCTACCTGCATCCTTGGCACTAAATACCAGTACAACCGCACTGTCATCTGAATTCCTGCCCATCTTACTAAGATCAGGTCGATAAGGACTTGTTTGTACTACGTTTGTGATTCCAAACATTTTTTTTATAATTCCTGCCTTTTCATCAAAGGTGAAGGGGTTTTTGCTAAAGTTGCCAGCTCGATGTTCTTTTTCTGCCTCTTTGCTAAATGTAGTAGCTATAAAGACATTTTCTTGACCAAACTGCTTAACTAGTTTAGAATATAACAAATAATGTCCTTGATGCATAGGTTGGAATCGACCACCGTATACCACGGTAACATTTTTTGCTTGGGCTTCCGTTAGAGCCTCTAGTATGATATCATTAATGCGCATAGTTATCTCCCGTATAATGTATTTATGCTATGAAAACCCATTGATTTCATTTGACTTTAAAAATAACGATGTTATAATAAGTATATAGGAGAATTATATATATGGCTAAAGCACCAAAACAATATTATCTAACTAACAAAGATTTATTACGAGAAATACATAACAGCAAAATGACATACTGCTGGCTAATAGACGAAAAATATTTTTATTTCGATTTGATTATTGAAGATTTTGACAGTATTAACGATGAAACCATAGCTGAAGCTAAAAAGAATCATGCAACACGGCTAACCAAAGCTGCGCATGAAGCAGATGTTAAACGATGGGAAGCAGGACTAATTAAACGCAAAACTAAACCAAGAACCGCAGACTATGCTGTTGATCCAGATAGCATACCTACTGATGATATTGTGTTTAGATTTATGACGTTTGATCATATCCCATTGGAAAAACGTAAGAAAAATCCTAAAACTGTAGCTGATCACCATTCTCGTTGCAATTTTCCTCCATTCAAACATATTGCTTATATTAATGACGAATGGTCAGAAGTTGCTCGAAGTCACTGGGACGGTGAATTAGACGATGGCGCATTTAGTATTACATGCGGAGAAACTAATCATAAACTTGCATTGATGTATATGAAATTATGTGAACGTTATAGCCGTCGTGGCAACTGGCGTGGTTATACATATAATGACGAAATGCGTGGTCAAGCACTATTACAACTTGCGCAAATCGGTCTTCAATTCAATGAATTGAAAAGCCAAAATCCATTCGCATACTATACAGCAGCAATAAACAATAGTTTTACCAGAGTATTAAACTTAGAAAAGCGTAGTCAAAATATACGCGATGATTTATTAGAACAAAACGGACTTGAACCAAGTTGGACTAGAACATTTAGTGCAGAGTGGGATGCTATTCAAGAACGTGGCAAATTAAGCGATCCTGACGCATAATATATAATATAAGGTAGATAAGTTTATGATGTTTGATGAGGCAGTAATCTTTACTGATATTCATTTTGGAATGAAGAATAATAGTCGACAACACAATATCGACTGTGAAGAATTTATTAAATGGATGATTGAGCAAGCACACGCCAGAGGTGTTAAAAAATGCTTTTTCTTAGGTGATTGGCATCACAATCGTGCCAGTATTAATGTTAGTACATTAAATTATACAACTAGTAATCTAAAACGACTTAGTGAAAACTTTGATGAAGTTATCATGATTACTGGTAATCATGATTTATATTATCGTGAGAAACGTGAGATCCATAGTCTAGCAATGGTAGATCGTTACTCCAATATACGCATGATTAATGATGATATATATCAAGAAGATGGTGTGGCATTTATTCCGTGGCTCGTTGAAGATGAATGGAAACGACTTAAAGAATTAAAATGCAAATTTATGTTTGGTCATTTTGAACTCCCTAGTTTTTATATGAATGCGCTGGTGCAAATGCCAGATCATGGTCATGGCATAAAACCAGAACATTTTAAAAATGCTAACAAAGTGTTTAGCGGGCATTTTCATAAACGCCAGGAGCAAGGTAATATCATTTATCCCGGTAACTGTTTTCCACATAATTTTAGTGATGCATGGGATGATGATCGTGGCATTACGTTCCTTAAATGGAATGGTGATCATGACTACATGACTTGGCCGGACGCGCCAAAGTATCGTACCATTCCGCTAAGTAAATTGATTGACAGACCTGAAGAAATATTGTCTAATAACACATATTGTCGAATAAGTCTTGACGTTCCTATCACATATGAAGAAGCAAACTTTATTAAAGAAACATTTGCTAAACAGTATGACTTACGTGAAATTGCACTCATGCCTAGCGGAAAAGAAGAACTAAGTCAAGATTGGGATAATAACGGCAATGTTGAAGTTGAAAATGTTGATAGTATTGTATTAACACAACTTAGTGCTATCGAATCACCAACTATAAAAAATAACATACTAATTGATATCTATAATAGGTTGAACCAATAAATGCTAAAAATTAAAAATATAACTGTTAAGAATTTTATGAGTGTAGGTAATGTAACACAAGCTGTACACTTTGATAATGCAGGATTAACTCTTGTATTAGGTAACAACTTAGATTTAGGTGGCGACGGTTCGCGTAATGGCACTGGTAAAACTACAATTGTTAACGCATTAAGCTATGCATTGTATGGTAACGCATTATACAATATTAAGAAAGACAACTTAGTTAATAAAACAAATAACAAAGGAATGTTGGTTACTGTAGAATTTGCAAAGGATGGCGTTAATTATCGCATTGAACGTGGACGCAAACCAAATATTTTCAAGTTTATTGTTAATGATATTGACAATGACGATTCAACAGACGAGATGCAAGGTGAAGGTCGCCTGACCCAACATAACATTGAAAAAGTATTAGGTATGAGTCATACAATGTTCAAGCATATTGTTGCATTGAACACTTATACAGAACCATTCCTAAGTATGCGAGCTAATGACCAACGTGAGCTTATCGAGCAATTGTTGGGTATTACTCAGCTTAGTGAAAAGGCTGAAATTTTAAAAGAGCTTGTCAGAGAGAATAAAGAAAATATACAAGAAGAAACATATCGTATTAAGGCAGTTGAAGATGCCAATGAGCAAATACAAAAAAGTATCACTGATTTAGAACGCAGGGAGCGGCTGTGGGGTAAAAATACACAAACCCAAATTGACGATCTAAGCAAAGAACTCAATGCTATGCAACTTGTAGATATTGATATAGAACTACAATCACATGCTGATTTTGCTGAATTTAAAAATCAAAAACTTCAATTTGATACATTAACTACTGAAGTTGCAAAGTTGACAACTTCAATTGAACGCGAACAAAAACGTCTTATAAAAGCACAAAAAGACTTGGATGCAACACTTGAACACAAATGCTATGCATGTGGCCAAGAATTGCATGACGATACACATGAAAAAATTGTTGCAACAAAAACAGAAACTGTGCGTGAAGGTCAGGAGCATATCGACGAACATATTACTCAAGTAACTGAATACACTAATGCATTAAACACCATTGGTGAAATTGGCGTTGCTCCTAAATTACATTACAAAAGTATTCAAGAAGCATATGAACATCAAAACAAACTTAGTAATATTGAAAGTGAAATCAATCGTTTAAGTAATAGTAGTAACCCATATGTAGAACAAATTGAAAGTTTAACAGAAACTGGCTTACAGGTTTTAGATTGGGCTGAGGTCAATCGTTTAACTGAGTTAAAAGACCATCAAGATTTCCTACTTAAACTATTGACCAACAAGGATAGTTTTATTCGTAAAAAGATTATTGAACAAAACTTACAGTTCTTAAATAATCGCTTAGAATATTATATCACTAAGCTAGGATTGCCACATGAAGTACAATTCCAGAGCGATTTAAATGTAAGTATTGTACAACTTGGCCAGGACTTAGACTTTGATAACTTATCACGTGGTGAGCGTAATAGATTGATACTTGGTCTCAGTTGGGCATTTCGTGATGTTTTCGAAAGTATGAACCATCCTGTTAATTTAGTATGTATTGATGAACTAGTAGATAGTGGCATGGATACTATTGGTGTTGAAAGTGCGCTAGGAGTTCTTAAGAAAATGGAACGTGATCGTTCCAAGAACATCTTGCTTATTTCGCATAGAGACGAGCTAGTAGGCCGTGTACAAAGTGTATTGCAGGTCACTAAAGAAAATGGATTTACTACTTTCAATACTGAAATAGAAGTGATTGATGCATGATGATTTATTATATAAAAAATCACTTGACATTAAACTTAGATTCAAGTATAGTTATAAGCATGAATCTACAACCTGAAGATAAATTAAGACAGTGCCAATGGAAAATTTAATAAATATGATGCAGCCAAATGCACCATGGATATTTGAAAGTCCAGATGGCGGGAAGACTGTTTATCAGAGACAGGCTGGTGATTCAAAAAGAATTAAAATTAAGGATACTATGACAAAAAAGGGATCAGGACCTGATTCAGACGATTCAGACGATACAACTAGTGATAATATTTTTGATATTATCAATAATGCTGATAACAATACAAAATCGAACAATATTTGGATTTATAAAACTGATTTAAATCATGCTAAAGTACGGCATGCTCTTGGTCCAGATGTGATTCAAGAGTTAGAAAAATTACTAGAGCAAGAGCATGGCGAGCAAGAGTAAAAATAAAGGAAAAGGATTCGAACGTGAAGTTTGTAAATTACTTGGCGAACTTTATGACGATAATTTTGAACGTGTACCACATAGTGGCGCGTTTGTTGGTGGCATTAATGCCGCACGTAAGAGTACACTTACGGAAAATCAAATCAAGGCTTTCAAGGGCGATATAATTCCACCCGATCAGTGGCGTTATTTTAACTGCGAGTGTAAAAACTATGCAGATTTTCCCTTCCATCATTTATTACAATCAAAAACAATCCCATTACTAGAACAGTGGATTGACCAAACAATGGATGCTCACGATAAAGGTGACATAGACTTATTGTTTATGAAGTTTAATCGTAAAGGCATTTACTTGGCATTCCCTGCTAGTATCAAAAATCAATTCTCATTAACCAATCATATAACTTATAATTCCCAACATGGTCCATGGATTATGACTTTTTGGGAAGACTTCCAAAACTTAAAAACAAACACAAAATCAATAGAAACTCTGGCTATTAACGGCATATCTTAGGCTAATACAACCAATCCTACACAATACTAATACAGGCTTATACAAACTAGTCATAAGGTTGGCGCGCCGGATATTTCATTGCGCTATCAAAACCGTTCTGATGTGAGACGGTAGATAATAGTTTTTCTAGTTAACTGCTTCAATACTCTACCCACTGGATTTCTAGTGGATGCCTTAAAAGATACTCAGATGAGTAATGCTTTAGTGTTGTCGTAATGGTTGTAGCATAGTAATATGTGAATAAACGATCAAGCTCTACTGACAATTGTATCTTGAGGGTAGCCGTTAGCTGATATCATGGCAACTGGTGGTCCTGCGTTGACTAGACGCATTGTAATAGGAGGTATCGCTCAACCGCCTCCCCCTGTTTAAAGGTTATGTTATGATATTGTGGATGATTGCGACAGGAAAAGTCAAAAATTATTTTTTTCACACTGTGGCCTGACTCAGGCTAAGTGTGATTGAATGCTTCGAGGAAAATAGTATAATATAGTTATTATCAACTAATATATAGTTTCGGTGTTTCACATTCAATTAATTATTATCGATTCGAAGAATATATAACGAAGGAATCTAAGATTCCTGAAGTTATCAATGCGTAGCATTGTATATGTTATGAATATTGTTTTCAACTTATGCGATTTAAGCATATTTATGAATTGAAACACCTGAAAAGTCAATTTTAAAATCCAGGCTATTATGAGATAGTCTAAGCCATCATCGTGACTTAGACATTTTTTTCATTTGATTGTTTTGTTCTTCTCGTTGTTTATTGAGTTTGTTAATAAACATCTGAATCGCAGGCACAGGCATAGTCATTAACGATTGATAATTGAATGCGCCTCCACTATTTAAAATGACATCCATATAATTTTCTTCAATACCTTCAAGTTCACGTTGGTATCGATCTACTATTTGTTCAATTTCTGCGGGCTGGGCAGAGGCAATCAGCCCACGAAAAAATTTGCAACATCTAGGTCAACCTTTGTTTTCCATTCATGATTGCATTCTTGGCATTGTGCTGACAAGTTATCAGTATCTAATGTGTCTTTACTAAGCGACTCAACTTTGTCTTTAAGGCTATCATAATCATCTTTAGTAATAGTTTGTAGCCATTCTTTAATCATTGCATCGTCTGTAATTTCTTCGCCTTCTGGCGGTCTAACAGCACGAATTGAATTACTGATTAAATCAACAGTTAGTTCAGCTAGTTCAACAAATGTTTGTCCAAATAACTTTGTGCGATCTTCTTCATTAATATTTTCATCAGTTAATGCTTGAAGCATTTTGCGTTGCTTCACTTGCTGAATTTGTAGCAATGTACGATCTCGTAAGTTATAAGGTTTTAAATTAATAATAAAACCATTATCCCATTCGATTCGATCAGCCTCATCAATTGGTGTCGCGGTCGCTAGTAATGCAGTAGCATCAATTTTCATCATGTTTAATGCTTCACATTCTGGGCATTTGATGTCAATATTTAACTCTTTGCCATATGTTGCTTGACGTATTGCTAGTAATATTACAACTAAGTCATTAACTGGCATTGTGTCAGGATCTTTAATATCTGGTGCGCAACTAGCAATAACAGCATGTGTGGCTTCACCATTAAATAATGCATCAGGAGTTTTGTATATAAGCTCATCTCTGGCTGTCATTGGATATATTGCCAATTCTCCATCAACACTCAATTTAGGCATTGTATCATAGTATTTTCCGCTGCTAGGCAGAGTTACAAATAGTGCTGGCTTTCTATAAGCCGCTATTAAAGGGTTTGTCATAAGTTAATCTCCAAATAAATACATTATATAAAAGCTGTATTCAGTTCTATTTATCCAATTAAAAGGGGTGTTAATTTTGAATTTAGACAAAGAGTTTCAAAAAATAAATGCACAGTATCCCTGGGCATCTAATCAAACCTTGTCTAGTATTCTGGATGACATGGTCGTCGACATTAAATCAAAAGCAAAAGCCCTTAAAATATTAGAAAAAAATGATACTGGTGTTACTGAAACCCTAAATGAATTTCATAAGTTATCAAACAAGTATGGTAGGTTAATTGATTTATCTGCGCGTAAAATGCGCAATATAGGCGAAGGTGTAATGAAAACAGCCCGTAGTACTGATCCAATAGAAGGTGTGGCTAATTTAACAAAACTAGGCGGCGGTGCTCTTGAATCAGCTGGCGCTGGCCTTGGTAATTTTGGCGGTACTTTAGGTAAAAATTTTAAAGCTGCTGGTACTGGATTATCAGGTGTTGGTACAGCAAGTGTTACATTTGCAAGCATTATTAGTATATACGGTGCGCTTATAAATGAACAAGAAAAAAGTATGCGCTCAATGATTGATTATGGTCTTGTAGCTAGTGATGTTGGATTATATACTGATATGCGTGATGCGTTTGCTCATATGGGCATGAGTTTAAATGAAGGTGTTGTATTTTTTAAAGACTTATATCCAGTTTTTGCTCAACTTGGTGATGATAACTTGCACACACTTGACGGATTTACTGAAACGGTTTCATCTGGTATTACTGATAAAACTATTTCACGTTATGGTAGAACACAATCAGATGCAATGCGAAGTATTGCTGAAGAAGTACGTATCATGTACAACTATAATCAAATTAGTGAATTAAATAATATATCAATGACCAAAGTATTAGACCGATATAATAACAGTAGCAAAATAACTACTGCATTGAGTTCAATTATGGGTGTTAAACGTGATGTATTAGAACAATCACGAATTGCAGCATTGAGTGATTTAGATTTTCAAACAGCATATATTCAAAATGAAGCAGCAATTATCGACGCAATAGGCACAGATGGAGCAGCATATTTATTAGCTGCTCGCCAAAGTATTAGTAGCGGATTTAGTGCAATGTTAGGTGATGATTTTACTAGTTTAACTGATGATGCATTAACTCGTGCAATTTATGATTATGAAAATAACAATGATTTTTATGACAACATGGGTGAAGAATTAAATACAATCTTAAATTTGCTAGGTGCAGATTCTAGAAAAATTTATATGGATATGATGCAAGGTGTATTAGATGGTGGTCTTGATGCAACTGGTATAGAAACAGTTAAACGTGATTTTATAAAGAGTCTGCGCAACCCATCTGCAGATGTTCCAGCATTAGAAAGTGCATTTAATATTCCAACAAGTGAATTACTTATAGCAAGGGAATTAGTTGACCGCGCTATATTAGTGTCTGATGATTATGTAAACATGAGTGATAGTGATTTAGCACAAATAACTAACAGTGTTGACGAGTTTACTGATCGCAGTGATGATGCAATTGAAGTAGTGGATAATATGAGAGCAGCAATGCGCAATATCTATGATCTAATAGCACCTGGATTTAAAAGCACAACAATTGCAATTGATTTATTTAGTGGCATGTTGACCACATTGCAAAGTTCCATTAGTGTTGCTGTTAGTGCATTAAGTAAAGATAGAGAACTGGGCCAAGCCCAAAAGTCTTTTAAAGAAAACGTAGCAGCACAGAGAGCAGCATTGGAAACTGGCTTGCCACAACAGGCATTTAGAGAAACAGTTGTAGCACAGAGAGCAGCATTTAGTGATACTAATTTGCGTAGCCAAGCTATAACTGTTTTTAAAGAAAACGTAGCAGCACAGAGAGCAGCATTGGAAACTGGCTTGCCACAACAATCATTCAGAGAAAAAGTAGCAGCGCAAAAAGCAGCGCATGCAGCCCGTAGAGCAGAACGTATAGCTGCTGAAAATGCAGTTACTGGTGACTTAACAACAAGCGCAGTTGCAAATTTAGCAGAATTAGAACCACAGCCAATGTCGTTAGCACCACCCACGCAGGCGCCATTGGAACAACAAGCAAGCCCTGCGCCCAAATATCCTACATCATGGCCTATGGATAAGACGGGAGTAAAATTAAGAAGTGAGCAGCGCGATTGGTTACTTAAATATGGAGATGAATATAACAAAGATGGAACAAAAAAAAGTTATATTCATCCTACTGTATATTTTGGCAATGATAAACCAAACTTTGATGGTATAAGAGGTGATAAATGGTGGAATGGAGGAGATGTTCATGTATTTGATGGTACTTCATGGGTGCCCTACGAAGCCCAAGCACCTTGGGCGACCAACGAAGCCCAAACACCTTCAAACCCAGCACCAACATTACTTACAAGTGTTGATGAACCAACAAACGAAGAACAATCAATTAAATTAATAGATGACTCTTTAGCTGCAATTACTGAATTAAGAAACAATGCTGCTACAGATGCAAAAACATGGAACACTATTTCACAATGTGATAATCTTGATAAAAGTAAAACGGCGGCAATTAAATAATGGCAGATGAATTAGAAAATTGGATTAATGTAGTTGCAAAGATAGCTCCGTGGATAACAGATTCTACTCTTGAGCAAGCATTCGGAACACAAGCTAATTCAAACTTGTTAACTAAAAAAGCATTGGCTATACTTCGCTCTAATCCTGTTGATTTTACTGATATTGTACAGGCTATTGAAGATGGTGTTGATCGAAATAGTGCGTTTAATGTGTTTACTCAGAATTTAAGTGATGCCACATCGTCAATCATAAGAACTTTTGATAGGGAACCATCAATAAATGCAATGGGTGAATTGGCATATGATCTTAGCAAAGGAGTATACGGTGCAGCATCAGCTCTTGAACAAGGCGGCGATGCAGCTGATTTATTGCGAGGTAGATTTAAACGTTTTGGTAATATCTTAGATGGCGTAACTGATGCTATGGCGGCCGGCGCTAAACTATTAGTATATAGTACAGCTGGCTCAGCATTAGCTATGAAGTTATTACAAGATCAAGAAAAAACTGTACGTGTTATGCTAGATTACGGCCTAGTTGCAGGTGATGTAAAAATGTATAGTTTGCTTCGCGAGAATCTAGCACACGCAGGTATGAGTGTCGAAGTATTCTTAAAAAATATGTCTGATTATGGTCCATTATTTGCAAATATAAGTTCTAGTACAGTACAAGGCGCCTTGGACTTTAGTTTATTAGCTAAGACACTTGGTAATACTAAATCGTTTAGTAAAATGGGATATTTAAATCATGAATTTGCAAAACGGTTAGCAGAAGAAGCAGAAATATTATATCATTTACAAGAGCTTGATGTCATTGACAATAAAGCAAAAGAAAGGATAGCAGAAAGCTTTAAATTATCAACTGAGTTTGCACTTGGGTTAGCTAATCAGACTGGTATTGATAGAGATCAACTTTTAAGTGCTAGACGAGAAGCTATTGACGTTACTACCATTGGTATTGATAAAAATTATCAATATATCATTGATAATTTTGGCAGTACTGGACCAGAAAATATTAGTGCTGGTATAGGCCACCTTTCAATGTTAATGGGATCATTAACACCAGACTTTGCTGATGGTACTATACAATCATTAACAAGTGCAGTGTATGATTTAAACTTTGATCACAGTATATTAAATAATTTAACATCAAATGTAGCTAATACTCTTAATGCGTTGGGTACTGATGCACGAACACAATTTATTGAAATAGCACAAACAATAATTACTGGCGGTTATGATGCTAAGAATCCAGAAAAATTAACAAAAGATTATTTGGAATTCTTAACAACAGTTAGAGATACACCAGTGGTTTTTGCATCTTATATTGGAGTGTCGCCTAGCGTAGGTGCTGCAAAGCAATTACAAGATGTTGTAACAACATTACCTGACTCTTTTTATGATTATAGTCTTTTGTCGCAAGGATTTGTAACTAACGGTGCAAAAACTGAAGCAGACATTGCATCAGCAGTTGTTGATGCAGTAAATGATTTAGGTAAATTTAACGCATTAATGAAGCAACAAATACTTCCAGAGTACGAAACAACGACTAATGCAATCAACGCATTTAGTGGTGGGCTTGAATTAGTAGATGTAGCTTTAGACGCATTGGGTATTAAAAGAGAAGAAAAAGAAATAGACTCCATTGATCGAAATATACATGCAAATATACGTGCAGCATCTGCTCGAAGAACTGGACTTGCACAAGAGCTTTCATCAGCTGAATCATTAGTAACATTTAATACAATATTAGATCAATATTTGGTAGATAACAATTTTACTAGAATGCGTAATGATGGCGAGTTTAATAAACCTTTAAGAGACTCTGAATCAGATCAAATTATACTTAGTGATTCAGAAGCAGAATCATCATTATTAGATTTTATTGGATCTGGGGAAGGCGGATATAATAGTTCAAACCGCGGAACATCAGGTGATAGAATTGTTGGTTCCACAAATAATACAATTCGAAATAGAACTAAGTTAACTGATTTAACATTTGAACAAATCTTTAGTTATCAATCAATTAATAATCCTAATTCAAATCAGCGATTGTTTGCGGTAGGAAAATATCAAATTATACCTAGTACATTAGAGGAAATATGGCCGCATAGTGGGTTAGCGTTAGGTGATAAATTTAGTCCTGAGAATCAAGACAAGTTAGGTGCATTATTATTGCGTGGCACTAATGATTATGCGAAACGCCCAACGCTAGCTAAATTTTTACGTGGTGATACAAGTATATCTGTAGATCAAGCAATGTTAGCCTTTTCAAAAGAATGGGCAAGTGTTCCAGATCCAAGAACTGGCAGAAGTTATTATGGTAGCGGAAATAAATCATCACATAGTGTTGCTGAAGTTCGCCGTGTACTCTTACAAGCACGTAAATCATATATTGAAGAAGGTATATTAAAAACCCAACATATTATTAATCCAGAGCGGCAACTGACAGTAGAAAGCATTGGCTTTACATTGGATGATTTACTTAAAGCAGATTTAAATTTACATAATGAATTTACACAATATAGAAACACTATGTTAGCAGATGAAATTGTAAAATGGGATAAAGAAAATCCATTGGCAGGTGCTGGTTTTAGACAAGACGAGTATAGTGCTATTGCAGCAGATGCAACAGAACGATCATTAGCTCATTATGAAAATGAACTCAATGCTGCATTAGGATCAGGTACAGTTAATCAAGTGGGAGCAATAGCGTATGCTTTAGATATGCCAGAAATTATTACGGTAAGTGAACTTCAGCCATCGATAAATACTTATAATGAAAGTTCTGATCCTGCAGGAGATAATGCTTCTGCAGATATAAATGTAAAGAACAGCGCAGCCCTATTAGGATCAGCGGTGCAGAAAAGTAATATGACTACAGAGACAACAAGATAATGGCAGAAAACACATATAATATTACATTACCAGATGGTACCACAGTACCGATTCCTGCATGGGCAAGGGAAAGTACACTTCGTGTTTTAGTAGATCAACTAAAAATAGGTCTAGATTTAAATAATAATCTAATCAAAGAAGTAATGAATTTAAATGTTGATACTAACGACATTGAAGATGCTATTAAAAAAATGTTTGACGGATTGGAAAAAGTTAAACGTGAAGAAACAGCAGCAGAAGAAGCCAGCAGAGCAGAATTTGCAAAGACAATTGCAAAAAGAACCAATGACATTGTTGACTCATTTAGTAATACAGAAGCACCATTAACATCAATGACAAAGAATTTAGAAACGTTCTCTGGATTTTTAGGAAAATCAGCAGGCTCTTTATTTGGTGATTCTAAAATGTTAAGTAAGATATCCCCGCAAATGCAAGCCAAGCTTGGCACATTCGCTAATGCATTAGGTGATGGTTTATTTGGTTATATGGGTTTTATGGCAGGCCAAGTTGAACAGTTTGCAAAAGCCCAAGCTAATATGATTAATGCAGGTGCTATATTTTATGAAAGCGGAGATACGTTTGATAGTTTACGAGCATCAGCTAATAAGGCAGGAATAACATATAATGAATTAAGTAAAATTGCTGTCGAATATGGAACAACATTACAAGTATTAGGAAACGGCGTTAGTGGCGGTGTACACGGCTTTTTAACACAACTACATAAATTAGATGAAATATCTGATTCATATGGCGACTTTGGATTAAGTGCTGAACAATTAGCACACAGTTTTGCAGAGTATATTGATGTCGCACGTTTAACTGGCAAAGCTAATAGAGAAACAATAAACAAAAGTGACAAATTGCAGACTGGATATGCAGAATTAATGATGGAAACAACCGCATTAGCTGCATTAACAGGTAAAAGCCGTGATCAATTATTAGCCGAACAAAATGCAGCATTGCGTACACCAGAAACCGCAGCAGCATTAACCCGTTTAAGAGCAGCAGGGTTTGAAGATGAAGCATCTAAAATTGAAGATATTATACGCCAAGTTGACACCGTTAAAAGTTATCTGCCAGATGGTGTATCAAATATATTACAAACTGCCATTTCAACAGCATATACTGATGCATTGGCTCGTGACGGCCATATAGAAAATGTAGACATTAATGCAGCGTTGACCGCAGCAACACAAAATACACCAGAAATTAGACAATTATTAACTGGTAGTGGTATTACTATTGTATCTGATATTCAAAAGTCTATTGGTGATCCAGAAGTAACTAATGCAGACATACGAGATTTTATGATAAATCAAGTGTCAGAGTTTGCAGATAAAATGCCCAATTTACAAGTTAACACTGGTGATATGAGTGCATGGGCAGCAATGTTAAAAGATTTTAAAGACCGTAGTGTAATTTTGCAACGAGATTTTAATACACTACAGTCAATGTCAGAAACAGAAAGAGAACAGTATGTAACAGAAATGCAAAAACGCCTTGACGGTGCTGGCACAGCAACAGTAGCAATTAACGAGTTAACTGTATTATTTTTGCAAGCACAAGATGCACTAACACTACCGCTTAATGAATCAGCAGAGTTACTTAGAGGAGTAGCTGGTGGATTAAAATCACTAGCTGGTATATTTGATGATAAAAGTGGTTTTGATACTCCCTCGCCAGTGGCTTTGACTGAACAAAATATTCAAGATGCTGAATCAAGATTTCAAGAAGAAGGTGGTAGCTTAGACAATTTAGATCCAAGCGACGCACCTAGTCAAGGAGTAAATGGCTTACGACCAACTCCTATAACTTATGATGAAGAACGACTAAAACGTTATCGTACACGATTTGGTGACAACAATGTTGTTAAACAATTTGATGTAGTATTAGATCAAAACGTTTATATAATTACTAATCCTGCTATGCCAACCCTGCCAATGATGATGCCAGAACCTAAGAAAGATGGAGGTCCAGTTTCATCAGCATCAAGAGCAGGTTATATTGTAGGCGAAGCTGGTCCAGAATATTTTGAGCCAGGCCAATCAGGTGCAGTTACAAGTTATCAGAAACTAAATGAACTTATGCAACAGCGATTAGTAACATTAGAAAAATCTGCTAACGAATACGAACACTTAATTGCAACAACAGCTAATATACCAAAGTTTGATCAAGGACTGAGTAGTATTACTATAGAAGATATGCGCCAACTAATAGATGAATTTGTGGGTAATACATCTGGATCAAATTTTGAAGTTAATTTAAATAAATTATCGGGTACAAATAATCAACAAGACAGAGATATCATGTCAGCAGATATGCTAAATATCAATAGAAGATCAACAGTGGTTGCAGACAATAAACGTGCAACAGCATTAACATCACGTAATGAACCATTTGATGCGGGCAGCCAAAATCATACTCAGGAAGTCAGAGATAAATTAGCAGTAGGTATGTCTGAAATAGCAAATATTAAGAATGAATACGCTGGGATTATGAGACAATTAACACAGGAATTTATTAAATACAGAAAACTTAATGAAACTAATCGAACAATCGGTTGATATTTATTGCTAAATACTGTATAATACTGTAAACAGAAGGTACAAATTATTATGTCGTGGAAAAAACATTTTACAAAGCATGAACCCCATAATGGAGTTCGTGCTAAAGCCAATAGGTGGCAAAGCTGGCTACCTGAAGTATATTCAGGCCAGCCAAATCGTGTTGAACGCTATTCACAATATGATCAGATGGATATGGATAGTGAAATCAATGCATGCTTAGACACTATTAGTGAGTTTGCAACTCAACTTGATTCTACAACAAACCTTCCATTTGGCATTAATTTTAAAGACGAAATGACTGAAAGTGAAATTAATAGTATAACTACTGCATTAAAACAGTGGTGTAATATTAATGATATGGAACGTAGAGTTTTTGGTTTGTTTCGATCAACAATAAAATATGGCGATCAGTTCTTTATTCGTGATCCTGAAACTTACAAGCTTATTTGGGTTGAACCAAGTGATGTAATTAAAGCAGTTGTTAACGAAAGTACTGGTAAAGAAATTGACCAATACATTATTAAGAATATTAACTTAAATCTTCAAGACTTAGTTGCTACTGACACTCGTAAAATGAATAACACTGCGACAACAGGCGCAGTAGTAAAAGCGCCACAGGAAAATGGTGCTGGTGTATACCAAGGTGGCGCTGCAAATATGACAGAATATGCTGTTGATGCAAAGCATGTTATTCACTTAGGTATGACAGACGGAATGAATGCAGGTTGGCCATTTGGTAACAGTATACTTGAAAGTGTATTTAAAGTATACAAGCAAAAGGAATTATTAGAAGATAGTATCATTATCTATCGTGTACAACGAGCTCCAGAACGCAGAGTATTTTACGTTGATGTTGGTAACATGCCAGCACATAAGGCAATGAGTTTTGTTGAGCGTGTTAAAAACGAAGTACACCAAACACGTATTCCAAATAAAACAGGCGGCGGCACAAATGTTATTGATGCAAGTTACAATCCACTATCTATTATGGAAGATTATTTCTTTGCACAGACTGCTGAAGGACGCGGATCAAAAGTTGAAGTATTACCAGGTGGTGATAATTTAGGTGATATTGATGATTTAAAATACTTTAATAATAAATTAATGCGTGGACTACGAGTACCAAGTAGTTATCTACCATCAGGACCAGATGATGGTACTGCAACTTATAATGATGGCAGAGTAGGCACAGCATTAATTCAAGAATTCCGCTTTAGTAAATATTGCGAAAGGTTACAACAAGTATTATTACCAGGCCTTGATAACGAATTTAAAATGTTTTTAAGTCATAAAGGTGTTAATATTCCAGCTAATTTATTTGATCTTATATTTGCCGAACCACAAAGCTTTAGTCAATATCGTGAGATTGAAATAGATTCATCAAGAGCATCATTATTTGCTAATCTAGATGGCGTTGATTATTTAAGTAAGCAATTTATTTTGCAAAAGTATTTAGGCTTAACTGAGCAAGAGATGAAACAAAATGAAATGCTTTGGAAAAAAGAAAATTCTGACACTGCAATGCCAAACGATAATATACGAAGTGATTTAGGTTCAGTTGGCTTACGTGGCGGCGACATTGAAGGTTTTGACCCAACTGATGTTGATGAGTTTGAAGATGAAGGCGGTGATGATCTTTCAGTAGATACCGCAGGTGAAAGTCCGCTTGGCGGAGAAACAGGAGAAACTGAATAATGCGATTTAATGAATTAGCGCAAGATGGTCAAGATGATGAATATGGAAAATGGGATATAGATGATACCCGTAGACCTAGATTAACATTAAAGCATATTAATAAAATGCGAAATATTCGTGAATTACGAAAGCAGGAACATGCTAACGAAGTTGATGAATTTACGGTAATGTACGGATCACGAGATTCAGAGTAAAGTAAGTATTTTACCACCAAAAAATTATGATATGTATCAAAATTGCGGTTTTAACCGTATTTCGTTATGGTTAACACCAAGACATCTTAAATATAATTGTTATAACCTATTAACCTACTTTATAAAGGAGATTTATCATGAGTGCTCAAGATCGTTATACAAAGATCCTCGAGAGTTTAGTTAACGGAGATCAAGCAAATGCTTCAGATCTTTTACACGAAGCTTTCGTTGAAAAAGCTCGCGAGATCTGGTCAGATCTTGTAGAGCAAGATGAAATCGAAGAAGATGAGGTTTCAGAAGAAGAATTAGAAGAAGCTATTAGCGGTGAAGAAGCTGATGACTTTTTAGATGACATCGAAACAGATGCAGACGAAATCGAAGCTGAAGAAGCTTTTGGTGAAGCTGAAGAAGATGACGCAGAAATGGATATGGAAATGGATGCAGAAATGGAATTAGCTGGCGACGAAGATTTTGAATCTGATGAAGAACATGGCGACGTTGAAGACGCTATGATTAATGTTGAAGATGCATTAAATGATTTAAAAGCAGAGTTTGCAAAGCTTATGGGCGATGAAGCAGACGAAGAAGCTGAAGAAGAATCAGAAGAATCAGAAGAAGAATTTGATGATGTTGTTGATGAATCAGAGTTTGAAGAACTTGACGAATCAGCAGAACTTACCAAAGTTGGCGTAGATATGCCAGCAGGAGATGACGGAAAAGCCTCACCAGTTAAAGATGCTGGTAACGATATGGCAAAACCTCACCCAACAGATACCACAAAAGAAGCAGGTAGTAAAACACCAGCCTCTGCTGATATGAACGTAACACATCCAGGCGACGGCGCACAGCTATCACCTGAATCACGCGGTCATGGTGCTGAGAAAAAAGGTAAGGCAGAATAAAGATGCGCAACCTACGAGAACAACTTTCATATGATCAAGCAAGTATTGTTACTGAGGCTATCGACGATGGCACTGGTGGCAAGAGCCTTTATATGGAAGGAATATTTGTTCAAGGTGACAAGCGAAATCAAAATCAACGTGTATATCCAGTATCAGAAATAGCTAGAGCTGTTAAGTCAGTTCAAGCTAAAATAGATGATGGATTCACGGTGTTAGGCGAAGCAGACCATCCGGAAGATCTACAAGTAAACATCGATCGTGTATCACACAAGATTGAACGCATGTGGATGAACGGAGCAGATGGTTACGGTCGTCTTAAAATTTTACCTACACCATTAGGGAATATTTGTAAAACTTTATTGGAAAATGGTGTAAAATTAGGTGTATCATCACGTGGTAGTGGTAATGTAAATGAAAGTGGTAATGTTTCAGAATTTGAAATTCAAACAGTTGATATTGTTGCGAATCCAAGTGCTCCTGAAGCATATCCAGACCCAATATATGAAGCTATTATGAATAGTAAACGCGGAAATATCTTAATGGATGTTGCATTGGCTACTAATCATGATGATGTTGCACAAAGGTACTTGCAAGAAGAAGTACTTAGATTTATTAATAACTTAGATATTAGGAGAAGATAAAGAATGGCACATGCAATCGAACAACTCCTAAGTTCAGAAGTTTTAAGTGAAGAAGTACGTACTACACTTTCAGAAGCTTGGGAAACCAAACTTAGTGAAGCACGTGAAGAAATCACTGCAGAACTACGCGAAGAGTTTGCAAATCGTTATGACACAGACAAGCAGCAAATGGTGGAAGCACTAGATGCAATGCTGACTGATACGATTAAAACAGAACTTGTAGAATTTGCAGAAGATAAAAAGGCAGCAGTTGAATCAAAGGTTGAATATCAACGTAAGATTAAAGAACATGCTGCCCTTCTTGATCAATTCGTAATGGAAACTTTGCAACGTGAAATTGCAGAATTACGTGATGATCGTCAACTTCAAGAATCAAACTTCGTGAAGTTAGAAGACTTTGTTATGGAGCAACTAACTTCAGAACTTAACGAATTCCATGACGACAAGCAAGAACTTATTGCTGAAAAAGTTCGTCTAGTGAAAGAAGGAAAGCAGATGATTGCCGAAACTAAGCGTGAATTTATTTCTAAAGCTAGTGCTAAGTTAGCTGGTATTGTTGAAACAACATTAACCAGTGAACTTGGAACACTTAAAGAAGATATTCAAACTGCAAAAGAAAATATGTTTGGTCGTAAGATCTTTGAAACATTTGCAGCAGAATTCATGGGTTCACACCTAGCAGAAGGCACAACCGTTTCTAAGCTATCAACGGAGATACTTGATATTAAAGCTCAGCTTGCTGAAGCACAACAGATAGTATCTGAAAAGGAAAATTTAATTGAATCAGCCAACAAAAAAGCATCACGTGTTGCGGAAGCAACATCACGTAAAGCTAAAATGGATGAACTTTTAAGCCCCTTAGCAAAAGATAAACGTGAGTTAATGGCGAATTTACTTGAGTCAGTTGCAACATCAAAATTGCAAACTGCATTTAATAAGTATATACCAACAGTGTTAAATGAATCAGTAAAAACACATAAACCTCACACATTAACAGAATCTCAGACGACTGAGGTTACAGGTAACAAGGCTAGCACACAGACATCTGAAAGCGATGCCGAAATTATTAACCTAAAAAAATTAGCTGGTATCAATTAAAATAAAGGAGAATACCAAAATGTCACAAAACCTATTTGAAAACTGGGACGTAACAAAAGGCGCCCTTACAGATGGTCTAGAAGGCAACAAAAAGGTGGTAATGGAATCAGTTCTTGAAAACACTAAGAGCTATCTTTCAGAAACCGCAGCCTCAGGCTCAACAATGGCAGGTAACGTTGCTACACTAAACAAAGTTATCCTTCCAGTAATCCGTCGTGTAATGCCGACAGTAATTGCAAACGAATTAGTAGGCGTACAGCCTATGACTGGTCCAGTAGGACAAATTCACACTCTACGTGTACGTTACAGCGAAACAGCTGGTGGCGTAGCAGCAGGTGATGAAGCACTTAGCCCATTTGCTATCGCAAAAGGCTATTCAGGTGATGCTGCAACAGGTGGCGCAACTTCAACTTCAAGTCTTGAAGCAGAAGCTGGCCGTAAGCTTTCAATCCAAGTATTGAAGCAGACTGTTGAAGCTAAAACTCGTAAGCTATCAGCACGTTGGACTTTTGAAGCAGCACAAGATGCTAATTCAATGCATGGTCTGGACGTTGAAGCAGAAATTATGCAAGCACTTGCACAAGAAATTACTGCTGAAATCGACCAAGAAGTTTTAACTTCTCTACGTAACCTAGCTGGCGTAGCTACTGACACATATGACCAAGGTAACTTATCTGGTCAAGCTACATTCGTAGGTGATCAACACGCAGCTCTAGCGGTTCTAATCAACCGTGCAGCAAACCTAATCGCTACACGTACACGTCGTGGCGCAGGTAACTATGTTGTTGTATCTCCAACAATGCTAACAGTACTACAATCAGCGACTACATCAGCATTTGCTCGTACAACTGAAGGTCCTTTCGAAGCTCCTACTAACACTAAGTTTGTTGGTACATTGAACAACACAATGAAAGTATTCGTTGACCAGTATGCAGCAGACGATGCTCCAATTCTTGTTGGTTATAAAGGCGATGGCGAAATGGATGCAGCAGCATTCTACTGCCCATACGTTCCACTAATGAGTTCTGGTACTGTACTAGATCCAAATACATTCGAACCAGTTGTGTCATTCATGACTCGTTACGGATATGTTGAACTTAACAACCAAGCTTCATCTCTAGGTAACGCAGCAGATTACTTAGCGAAGATTGGCGTTGATTCAGCGGCACTATCTTTCCAATAAGAACTTCTTATTAGATTAAAAACAAAAACAGGGCTTTAGCCCTGTTTTTTTATGAATAAACGTTGACAAAAGTAAGACACTTTGCTATACTTAATAAGTAAGTTAATTAAAGCGCGAGAAGTTATTATGATTAAGCCATCTGATTACAAAGCAATCTCATTTTGGGGGAACTGCCTAGGTTCTTTTAGTTCTTATATAAAACAGGAGCAATATAAAGCCGTCGTAGACAACGCGCCATTAAATGCAATCTATAAACGCAATAATGATTGGGTTACATTGAATGATGTAACAAACGAATCTATTATTTCAGAAGCTAAAATACTTGGATTAATGTAAGGGAGATTATCATGGGAACTCGTAGTAATATTGTAAAAGTGTTAAATGATGGATCAGTTAATGTAATTTATTGTCACTGGGATGGTTATGTCGCAGGTGTAGGCCAAGCCCTGCTTGATAATTATAATACTGACAGTAAAGTTAGTGATCTTATTGCCCTTGGTGATATGAGTAGTATCTCTCCTGAGATTGCATATGATCGTGATCGTGGTGAAAGCAATTGTGCAGCTTCTAAATATGATAGCTTACATGAATATCTAGACACTCTAGTTGATGATATTATGATTGAGTATGTTTATGTATTTGAGAATAATGAATGGTCAGTTTATAGTGATGATCTTGTTGTATCACCAGTCCGTTTAACTAGTACAGAAACCTATAGGACGACAGCATAATGAAACATATACTATTTCCAAAACGGTCTAAATTTAAAGCCTGGGTAACCCGTAAATGGGAAGAACATAACTACGAAGTTCGTTTGTTTGAACGCCGCCCAGTTAAACGATCTCAAGAACAATGGTTTAATGATAATAAATGGTTTCTTAAAACCGAATATAAAAAAGCAAGAAACCGCTATTAAAAAAGGAATAAATGATGGGTTGGTGGAATAAATTAATCCGTGACTACATTACTGACTATCCTAAAGTGACACGGGTAGAAGTGATTAGTAACGGACGTGACTACGCACGTGAATATGTGAAATATAATGTTCGAAATGTTCAAATTACTGAACAAGACGGCGGCAGGACTTTAAAAATATTTTTAGATCATGATACTAACAATGAATAAAATTGGACCGATATTTAAACGCGACACACTTGGTAATATTCGCTCATGGGCAGCAGAAACCAGCAATGATGGTGCTTGGCGAGTAACAACTGGAATCATTGATGGCAAAAAAGTCATATCTGATTGGAAATATGTAACAGCAAAGAACATTGGCCGGAGTAATGAACGTGATATTCATGCACAGGCGTTATTTGAAGCTAATGCTGAATATAATAAGAAATTAGAGAAGGGTTATTTTACAGACACCCTTAAGATTGATACATACGATAAGTTCAAGCCAATGTTGGCTAATGATTATGCAAAGTTAAAGAAGCCACTTGAATATCCTGTGATTTCGCAACCTAAGCTTGATGGAATTCGCTGCATAGCCCGCGCAGATGGTTTATGGACAAGAGCTGGCAAGCCACATGTAGCAGTTCCGCATATTTGGGAAGCATTAAAACCTTTCTTTGAACATTTCCCAGATATAATTCTTGATGGTGAATTATACAATCATGATCTTAGGGATGATTTTAATACAATTACATCTACAGTACGCAAGACAAAACCAACTAAGGCGGATCTGATAAAGTCAGAACAACTGGTTCAATATCACGTTTATGACTGTTTCGATCCATATGTACCAGAATGGGGTCTCAAAAATCGACGAGCATTTCTATATAGTAAAGCAGATTTGCGCGGATATTGTAATACAGCGTCGGAAGATTATGTTCAATTAGTCCCTAATGTAATAACTGAAAATGACCAAGAGCTTAATGATCACTATTCTGCGTACATTGGGTTAGGGTATGAAGGTCAAATGATCCGAATTGAAGGTAGTGAATATCAGAAAAAGCGCAGTAAGTTTCTTCTGAAACGAAAAGAATTTATTACAGAAGAATACAAAGTAATTGGAGTAGAGGAAGGATTAGGTAACTGGAGTGGCGCAGTCAAAAGATTTAAATTAATTGATTCTGGTGGTAACCATTTTAGTGCAGGTGTCCGCGGTTCTTTTAACGAGTTAGCCCAATTGCTTGAATGTGACGTATATCCAGAATGGTGTACGTTACGATATTTTGAATTAACTCCTGATGGTATACCTCGATTCCCAGTGGTGATAGATTGGGGCTGGGGTGAACGTACAGATTAAATTATATGGTACGTTTATGGTTTAATATGATAAATACATATGTAAATTTATTAAACGGAGATAAACACGAACATGGCTTCAGTAATTAGTCCAGACTCAACTCAATTGCATATATTAGGTGCAGTTGATATTTCAAATGACTTAGATGTTAGCAACGACTTAGATGTTGGCAACGACTTGAACGTCGGCGGTGATATAGATGTTACTGGCCCTGCCACGTTTAGCGGAAAAATAAATTCAACAAATTCAAGTAGTATTAATTTAGTAACACCAACATATGGTGACGGAGCTATAAACGTAACTGGCGGTGTATATATAGGCGGTGATATATATGTAGATGGTAGTATTGTCGCAAATGGTGATATTATTACCTTTGGCAACACAGGTGCAACTATTGTATTTGATTCGGAAATTTCAAGTGATCTTGTTCCATCGGCGGATATAACATATGATTTAGGTTCTCCTTCAAAACGCTGGAAAGACTTGTATCTGGATGGAGCGACTATCTATCTAGGTGATATGACACTTTCAAAAGATTCCAATACTGGCAGATTGAAAATGAATGGCGAAGAAATAGCGCCACGGTCTGAAATAGAGCAAGTTAAACAAGAACATATAATAACAAAAGCGGAATTTGAATCATTTAGAGCAGCACCTGGCAATGGCGCAAACGCAGGTAAAATTAATGGATTAACGGATGTTAGTACAATAGGTGCAACAAACGGACAGGCATTAATATTTAATAGTGCAACCGATACATGGGAACCAGCTGATGTTTTTGCAAATACTGGGTCAACATCATCTGGATCAACATCATCTGGATCAACATCATCTGGATCAACAGGAAGTCTAGGTAGAACGACAATAACTCACACAACTGCGACATTGGCTGACGATACAACAACATATGATATGTTCACTGGTGCAATAACGTATGCATTATTGTCTATAGGAGTATCACATGCTTCTTGGGTTAGAATATACAGTTCCGCCACGGCTATGACCGCAGATTCTTCTAGACCAGAAACATTAGATCCAGATCCAGGTGATGGAGTATTAGCAGAAGTTATCACATCAGGTGCAAGTATAGTTAAGTTTACTCCTGCTGCTATTTGTTGGAATGATGACACCCCCCCAACTGGCAATGTTTATATTGCAATAACAAATAAATCAGGAACATCAACGCAAATTCAGATAGACATGAATATTCTTGAAATGGAGATATAACATGAATTTGAAAGAGTATGTTGTTCGACTTAAAAATACTGTAGATTTGAATGATTTTTACCACGACATGGAAAATGAAGGTGGTAATTTGACTATACCTGATCGCCAAGTCGATGTTAACAACAGACGCCCCAACAGTAAAGCAACTAATTATATGCTCACCGAAGAAGAAGCAGAAATAGTTAAACAAGATCCTCGGGTTCGATTTGTGGCCGAAGCAGAATATGATAGAATAGATGATCTAGATTGGGTCCACGAAGGTAGATTTTTGCGCAGATCCAGTGTGAGTATGGATTATACAGATTTCCAATGGGGAATGTATCGACATATGGACGATGAACTAGAACCAGGCGAATATGATTATATGTCGAATACAGTAGGTAAAATTAACATTCCGTATACAGGTAAAAATGTAGATGTTATAATTGCTGATGATGTTGCACATGATCCAGACCATTATGAATTTTTAGATGATGATGGCAATTCAAGAGTAAAATATTATAATTGGTTTCAACATAGTCAAGATGTAGAGGGCATTTATCGTCCGCCATTTAGACATACTGGACAAGATTTATCAAGACATCATAATATCCATGTCGCTAGCACAGCAGTCGGAAGATCACAAGGCTGGGCAAAAGATGCAAATATATATTTTATCTCTGTTAATTTTGGCCAAGGTGGAAATTCTGATAGAATATCAGGCGATTATGTGTTTGATTATATTCGTGAATTTCATGAAAATAAACCAATTAATCCGGAAACAGGTAGAAAAAATCCAACTATTGTTAATAATAGTTGGGGAGCATCATATGGATATTATCCGGAATTAGCATATATAAAAGAAGTATATGCGGATGGACAACATTATAGTAAACCATCTGGAGAATATAGCAAAGCAGGTCTTTTTGGAGTAGTAACCGATGAAAGGCCTATTCTCGATATCGTCGAGGGACCAACTGATCGCCAAAAATATGATTTTATAAGACAGACATACACAAATGGTTATTTCTCTGGACAATGGGCGCCAGAAGAACAGGCATACAGTGATATTCCAGATTATAGTAATTTGACCAAACTAGATCAAACAAGTTTAAAACTATCTACTGTGTCTATTCTTATTAATGATTCGTATCCAGATACTCTCAAAATGTATGGTATTTGGGACGATATCCCAACACCCTGGAATATAGATTTATGGTATGTAGATTCATATGAAAAAAAGTGTTTAGTAGATACAGTAGGCAGATTGTCATTTCACACCATAAGGGATGCTGGATGGAGTATGTCTCTTACTGATCCTGGTATGACAGGAGTATTAACTGGAGCAGTTAGCTTAGAAAAACATGATGAAGAATCACAGTTTGTATATGCATATGAAACATGGTATGGAACTGACGGTGTGGCACCAAATAGAGAATTTAGATTAGTCATTAAATCAACACACGATCCACTAGCAGTAGACATCAATAATCCGCCTGAACCAGACTCGTTAGTGGAAGTTCGTTTTTACGAAAATGATGACACTAAAATTACTATGACGATAGAAAAGAATAGTTATACATGTTTTACTGGTAACGAGTTTACAGTAACTCAATTAAAAGAATGGGGATATAAGCCGAGACATAATCATTCACCAAAACGTAACTCAGTAGAATCACAAGCAACGGTAGAAGATTGTATAGATGCGGGTATAATTGTAGTTGCTTCTGCCGGCAATGCGTATGGTCCTACACATCATGCACTTGATCCACGAAGTAACAATTGGGCATATATCGAAGATCCCGTTGAAGATTTTGTACATACATTTTATTATAATCAGACAGGTCACCCAGCTTCCGCATATGGAGGAACAGATAAACAGGCTATAGTGGTTGGTGCATTAGATATAACAACTACGACAAATCGACATCCAGAATATGCAATTGAACAACGAACAAATTTCAGTGACCATGGCACGTCGGTCGATTTGTTCGCGGCAGGCAAAGATGTAATGGGTGCAATGCCACGAAATCATTATAGTAGCCAATATTTTTATAACAAAAATGGTAATACTTATTATGGCATGAGCGGAACATCGATGGCAACCCCACAGGTAACTGGTATATTGTCGTGTTTGTTACAAAAATATCCAGATATGGATCAACGACAAGCACGAGTATTATTGTCAAAGATCACAGGTGAACAAAATGCAGTTAGAGATTCGACAGCAGAAATAGATACATATATTGATCCATATACTGAATTGGTAGGAGCTACTGCCGATGTTCTGTATTATCCAGATATGAGAAAAGTTGATACGTCGATTTATCCAGAAGTTAACAATAAAGGTAGACCTAGCGACGGCGCGGTATATCCAAGATCACAAATAAAAAGAAGGAAAATAATTTAACAAAGTAGTTAATATTTTTAGTATAAATATATAAAACAGCAAAAACTTAGAAAGTAAAGGATACCGACTAAGAAATTGCGAGGAAGTAAAATTGGCAATAAACACTAATCACACTCTTAATAAGATTGTGGCGACAGAAAACGACTTGGTGCTTGACGCGTATGATAATATTAATGTATCTACAAAACGCGTAGTTGATTTACAAGACCCAGTTGATTTGCAGGACGCAGTAACAAAAAAGTTTTTAACAGATAAGTTAGCCGAATTAGAGACAGGTTCTTCTACAAGTCTTGCTGATCTGGAAGCATTGATTGATACTAAACTCGCGAATATCGGAGACGTTCTTATTAAGTTAGCGCCACAAAAACCAGACTTTATAAGTTTAAAATCTTTAGAGGTGTTAAATGCACAGTCATATAGAATCACAGATTTCACACAAACAGATAATACCTCCAATGGACTAACTGCAAATGCTGGTGATATCGTAACTAATGTTTTACGCTCGGATGATTTTGCAACTAACTTATTAGAAGAAGTTGGACCAGGTGATTCCGGTATTGTTCAAATCAAGCGTAATGGATTAGTCACTTCAGAAGTGACACTTGATACAACAGAAAATAATGGCACATTCACAGACACTGATTCATTAATAATCTCAAATAATGTTGATTATGGCACAATCACTGGCAATCCGTTAGGATTTGACTTTGTGTATAATGTACAATCTACAGGAACAAATACAGTTCCGGAAGGTTGGAACAATGTGCAAATCAGACATGAATTAACAGAAGATTCAGAAGTGCTAACAAATGAAGTCACTTGGTATTCTGATCAAAGTAATCCAGGCGCTCCAACTATAACTAATAAAGTAATCACACCGAGTACAACAACTACTGGAGTGGTGCATAGTTCAACAGTGCCACACTACACCTCTGCGCAACAGTTTGATATTAGTTTTAGTGTCGGAGTATTGAGTGGTGATTTTTATCCATCAACTGATACATTTATAACTGCAACTGGATCAAACCCCTCCGCTGTTAACAATATTAATAATCTTGCATATACCGATGTTGGAATAGCTACACCACTTCCTCGTAACTATCTCGCAACAGGTACACACACGGTTCTAACTAGTACAAATGTTAAATCCGGAACAGGTATTAGCGCAGCAAACGAAGGTCCTAGTATCATGATAACAAACAGTTATCAGAATACAACTACTAAACTAGCCATAGCAGAGCAAGTTATCTATATGCTGGATGATGCTACATTCTTGAATGTTGATGAAACTAACATAGAAGTAGTTAATGTAGGATATGGTTCAGGTAATGCAACACGATATGAAACTGTTGGTACAGATACACCTAATCAAGCTACGGCTAACAGTTTTGATGGTCAAAATAGTGTGTTAAATAATTGGGACGCTACTGTAGTTGGCGGTGACGTTAAACATGATGAAACAGATTATTCAACTGGATATTTACCAGTTGGCCCGAACTTGAGCGAGAATCGTTCAAGTTCACAATATATTGTATTTGGATTCAACCGAACGGCTGTGTCTAAATTTGCTGTTGAATGGTCAGGAAAAATTAGTGGTTGTTGGGTAAGTATGCCTGGAACAGCTATTGATGCAACCTCGACTTTAAACGGATGGCTCGATGCCACCGCCCCATATGAAGGCATTGGTATTCCTGGAGCAAACACAAGCACAAATGGCAACGGTTCAAACGGTTGTGGTTTAGCTGGTGTTGCATCAACTGGAATCATTGTGAACAGTGAAACTTTTAATGTAACTTTCGGTACGGAGTCAAGCAGTAATGCAACAGACAACCTTATTGTAGTTCGGTTTAAACTGTTACAAGGAGATTATATCAATGCATTACAGTTTAAAACGGCAACGTAACGGAGGCAATTGATGGCTATATCAAATGATAAAAAAATTGATTACCTTTGGAAAAAGCTCGGTTATAGTACTACTAAGACTGATGATGCTAATAAAAAATCTGCGTCAAACGAAAGTATTCCGAGCCCGTTATTAATTCGTGGTGATGGTATTTGGGTCCAAAGTGATCAAATACCACCAATAATACCACAAACCAGTTCCACAATTGTAGAAGTATTTAATGATTATCTAGCAAACACTGTCGAGTGTGTGATGGATAATACAAGTACCCCTCTACGAACATGGAAGACCAGTCTATTAGACTGGATACCTGTAGAATTTGGACCAACATACCAAGTAAAAGTTTATGTCGACGATCCAGGTGCGAGTGATCCGCAAACTACTGGAACACGACTGTATCCTGATGGCTACGGTGACGATGAATGGTTTTTTGATTATTCAAGCGGCACATTACATTTCATTGGTGACTCACTTCCCGCCAGTGTAATTAGTAGCAAATCAGTGTACATTGCTGGCGCTAGGTATTTTGGTTCTAAAGGCTTACAGGATTTTGATACTAGCGGCGCTGTCGCTGGTTCAATACCCGCATCGCAAACATTTACATCAGATGGTAGTGTGACATATCAATTGTCACACACACCTGCAAGCATTGAAGCAATTGATGTTTATGTATATGATGTTCTTCAAAGACCTGGAGAGGTGTACGGACTTATTGACGATATGTTAATTTTTACCGTTACACCTTCTCCTGGCACTGATATATATGTGAAATATAGAACTGCATTCGCAACCGTTGTTGATAATCCAAATAGTAGTATTGAAAATAAACATTTAAATTTAATATATACTAGCGATCAATACAATGGCGACGGTGCCCAAATAACATATGGTATTGATCCCGGTCATACAATACATGATGTATTAGTGATTAAACAAGGATTAATATTACCCCCAACTGAATATTTTATTAATGGCACAGTGTTGACATTGATTAATCCTCCAGCATTGGGCGAAACAATTGATATTCGATATCTACCAGTCTAATCTATATAATTAATTACAAGTGTAGTTAATATCCCATGATAAATATATAAATATTATTACTAGAGCCTATACGAGGCCCTAGTATTTTACTCTTGAATTTTCAGTTTTTTGTTCTTTAAATTACTGAAACTTTAGGAACATGTTCATACCGAGAGATGGACAATCAATATATTGATTGGAGAAAATAATAATGGCTTTTAGACAAATTAAGTCGCCAGCACTGGCGAACCAAGCAGTTGTTAATACAAAACTAGATACATCAGCAATAACTGGCCAGTTGGCTGCTGCATCTGGTGATTTAACAGATGTGATTATGATGTATAGTGCTTCAGGTAATAGCCTTAAAAAGTTAACACTTGTAAATTTAATAAGTTCGTTTGATACTGCTAACCTTGCAGAAGGCAATAACCTATATTTCACTGACGCACGTGCCAAAGCTGCCGTAGCTAGTGATATTGCAGCAGCAGTTTTAG